AGGTTACACTTTTTTTTACCGTTTATAAATTATTATTTTATAAAATAAAGATGTTAATTTACTTACCTTAGGTATAGATAAATATAATCATCTATTATTTTTATTAAAAATAATAATTTATAAACGGTAAAAAAAAGTGTAACCTAATCCCTTATAGTCATGTTTTTTGAGAATAAAAACAAACGCATACTTTTTGAACGGAGAAATACCTGTATCCTTAATCCCCTATAACCATATTTTTTTAATCCAACATACTTTTTGAACGGAGAAATACCTGTATCCTTTAACCATATTTTTTTAATCTAACAATGGCCGCTGTCTTAACAAACTTCAACTCGTTATCCGTCAATAATTCCTTTAATAATAATAGCACTTTAGTAGAGGCGCTTGTAGGACGTTCGTCACCACCCCAATAGGATGCGGCTCTTGCTAATAGACCAACGACAGCACATGATTCTCTTATATAATTTTCCTTTTTTAGCATCGTCGATATCATGGATTTGGAATGAGCAAATCCATGTATAGAATCTAAGAACATATATTTTACAAATCCGATAATATTTTCTCCAAAGACAAATTCCGCATCGCGTTTAAACGATTCAAACACGGCAAATAGTTTTCCCGCAGGATCTCTATGTCTATAAGACAAACACGACCAATATAAATAATCTAATAAAGCCGTGGTAATATCATCATTGTCTAAGAAGTCGTTTCTATAGATGTAATTTGTTTCCATCGTAATGATTGAAAGTGAGTGAGTGTACTTACTCAACCCTCAAAACAATGGATATTTTTTTTTTATTTTTTTACTTATTTACTACATGATTTATACGTTTCTGTATATTTACGAAAAGGATTTGGAATCGTTATAAAATTCAACACCCTTTGAAAATCATAAGCGGGATCCGTATATGTATTCATATCCGTTTTATTACTGCTTTTGATATCGTTGTTATTATTATCCTTATCCTTATCCTTATCCTTATCCTTATATACATCACATATCATCATATCATCGTCTTTCTTTGTAACAATATCGTAATCGTTAAACGGGTTAAAGTTACCAAATAAAAATGCAATAAATTTCTTCATAGGAAACATAATCATATTATAAATTCCTGTGATAATAACGTTCAATAATCTATCTACATAGAATATAAATAACATAAAGATACGAGCTAGATTATCTATAAGAAGCTGAAAAAATGATTTTAGGAAATAAATTATAAATCCTATGAACTTTACAATGTACACTATTATTCCGCGTACGAATCCCCATATTCCGGAGAAGACATTACGTGTGCACGTGGAAAGTGCGCACATTAAAAAAAAACGAACACTCGCATTCAGATTTCCCACCCATAATTTATTAGATGGGAAATATAATGAATATATACGTTATATCTATTACATCAAAAAGTGAAAAGCTTTAATCCTCCTCATCCTCCAAGTCATTCCTTCTATCTCCCTGGTATTGTAAAACAGGCTCAGGTCCCGAGCAGTTTACACATCTATATATGCTTGGTTCTAACGTACTATGAAATCCAACACATGCTATTCTATTAGACATGATAGTTGGTACCATAACCCTAGGTGATGATGTAAATAAATATTTATCACCTAATCTCCTAGTTATAGTCGGATATCCTGGTTCACCCGGTAGATAGTCCGTATCAGGAAGCAATTCATTTACGTACGGATCATAACGATAGTCCGGAGCAAAGTCCTCGATGTTATACCATTTAACAGCGACCGACGACGGATAATGATTATCAAATGTGCATATCAATGTAGTATTATCTCCTCTTTCAATTCCTGTAACTGTAACAGTAGGCTTAACTGGCTTATCTATATATCCCTTAGAAATTTTATAATAATCATCCGCTGTAAACGGACATGTTAATGTTACCATTGATCCAAGATGTTCCATAACACGTTCCCAGTGTTGTGATTTAACAGTTAACATTCCTACCTTTGGAAATGTACGTGATCTAACTTTACTAAAGCGTTTATTCTTGGGGTCGAATCGTGTCCATATATTACCACCTACAGTAACATAACCGAAATTTACTTGAAGTTGTCTTAGATCAGTACATCCAATTGTCAAGGACATAGTCTTGTAAGGATTACTCGTTTCTGGAAGTTTATTTATCTCATCTAGCGTTTCACTCATTCTATTTAGCCAGAACATAAAATTATAATTATTTTTCGGATAATATCTAATCTTAGTCTCATTAAACCATGTTGGTGGTTCATTTCTTAATTCTGGTCTTCCTGTCTCGCTATTTAGTTTTAAACGTTTTATTAGTATATCATTAAAATAATCGGTGACTTCGAAGTCATATCGATGATTATCATCTTGTAAAGTATATGTATAATTGTATACTAAGAATGCGGAAGCATCTACATATGCTGTAATAATAGACAATATCACAATCGCTTTAGTAATCATTATGATTTATTTTTGGAATATTATTTCAATTATAAAAGAGATTATCCGAACCAACCAGAAAAGAAACCTTCTTTTTTCTTTGTTTCCTCTTTTCTAAACGGATTTAGACTAGATAGAAAAGACTCCCTACGCTTTTCCTTTTTAAAGGGATTTATACTATCCAGCGACAGCCAACCTCTGTTAGATATCAGAGAGTATGGATTCACCGCACGAAGTAAAAAAATCATTATTTTCATAAGTATATATGTAAGCAGCTTAGATACATTTCCTAATATAAAGTATACAATACTTAGCAAAGGATTAATAATATACGATAGCATGATTACGTAATGATTATTTATAACTTGTGTTTTGTAAGAAAATAACAACTAAATAATATTGCTACTGCTAGAAGATTTTCGTGAAAAGAGTTTTTTCCTAATCGTATTGTCTCTATATATACACGAACATATGCTAGATATACGAGATCGAACATGTTCACCTATCAGTGTATATATTATTGGATTTATACAACAACGCGCTAACGAGATAGTCTCCGAAAAGGTGATCGCATAGGCCAGGTTTAGATAGAGGCACAGATGTCTAAATATATTAGATGTATATAAGCTAACAATCGTCGCTATCATTAGAACGATATAGAGCGGAATCCAACATATTAGAGAACATACAACAATCATTAATACAATTTTTATAGATTTATACTTTCGTCTATTTCTTAATCTAACCACTGTAGTAAAAATTCTATAATAGCAATATACGAATATGATTATAGGTATCAGGAATCCCAATATAGTGATCTCTATTTGCATCAGTCTTTTTATGAATGCGATTATGGAGTCATTCTCGTTCGTCAGAGTACATTGGTATATATCTTTAGACATATGAGGAATATTCTCGTATAGTTTAGATACGGGACTAGATAATATCAAGGATAATAACCAAGCGGAACAGCACATAAGGATACCTATACGTTTCGTCCTATACGGTTGTCGCTTTATAGGATGAACGATCGCAAAATATCTATCTATACTCATAAGTGTTATTATAAACATATTACTAAAGAATCCTACGTAGTATAATACGGACATTATTTTACATAGTATATTCCCAAAAATCCATTGATCGAGTTTACTATACACAATGAACGGAATCTGAAATACGAATATACAATCTGACATAGATAGATTAAGAATATAGATGTCTGTTATGGATTTGTTTCTTTTGAACGCTATAAGGGATACTACAAATATATTGCCGATGCTTCCTAATAAGAACAATATAATATGAATAACGATGATGTGATATTTTGTATCCTCTAAAAAAGTACAATTATTATCAAATGCTTTTATAACACTTGAAGAAGTAATATCATTGTTTATTGTATTGTAGTAATCTGTAATAGTAGAGTATTCATAATAATCATCATAATAATAATTATTTGTTGTATATGTAAGCATCGTGCTATTTGTAGGTGAAGTCATATTGTTGATCGATTAATTGATCATCAACAATAATTTCAATGATGTTAATATTTTTTTTAAATTTTTTACATAGGAGAGATGATTTTTCCAACAAATAAAAAATCTGATGTAGTATTATCCTTAATATAAAATATAAATGGAGAATATGCATAAAATTCTTTATTTGATACACTATCTGCTACACAACAACACGTTGAAGCAGATGCTGTGGTTCCGTCTTCGTTTACTTCTATAACTGATTTATGACGAAAACCAGATGGTGTGTTTAATTCGGTTCCTTCACGAATATAATATTCCATATTGATACATCCTATAATATCTTTCAATTCGTAAGACGATTCTACCTTAAATCTAGGTATTTTTATATCTACTTCGTATAAATTCATAGTTGATGTCCACATAGCTAACTTATCTATAGTTATTATGTTACATAATGTTTTTATACACCTTGGTAATAGTATAAACATTGAAAATCTACGGTCTTTATAAGGTATTTCAATAATTTTTATATCACTATCCTTTATATATCCATATGAGTAGATATCTTTATTTGACATCATAGGAACTAATATAAATTCCGTGGAATTATACCAAAATTTTTCAATACTAGTATATTCCTTGATAAATTCATCTTCCCAACTTGATTTAAAGTACGCAGCGTTTACTATCAATAGTTTTGTATTATCCCCTATATTATCTATGATTGTATCTATGTGATTATTTGTACGTTCAGATACCCATTTATTTATATCATCGATAATATCCTTATGGTTTTTATCAAAATCGACTAACACAAACATATCACCTATACAATCCATACATATGCACGGATCTTTGTTAAGACTATTACAATCTCCGTATATCCTACTCGCTATAGAAATAGTATCCTCATTGTAATTAGTATACGGAGATAAGGGACGATGTATGTATCCTTTTTTAGATATTATCATATCAATAGATAATGATATTGATACAGGAGAGTAAACTATATTTCCATCCTTTTGTAACAGTTTCAAAAAAACATCCATTTAAAAAAATTATTTTTTTTTTCTATTTTTATATAATATATACATATCATGATTGTTTATATTATTAATAATCTTATGTTTTATCTCAATTGGGATGCTGTTCCATAAACTAGTTTCTTCCGAACAGATAGATGTGATATACTCCGTTACTTTTATAACACTCGCATATCTAATCTTTGAAGATTTTATTATTGATTTTATTTCGTTTCCATATACAACAAAGGATTCGTATTTCTTTAGCTTTTTACACGTTATATATTTGATAGGAATATACTTATTCGTAAATATAATAGAATATATATCCGTATTACCAACCTTATCTGATTTCATCTCAAATATTTCCATCATACACGTATCTATAAATTTCACGAAATATTCACCAAGAGTGGGATAATCAAGAAATAATATTCCTATATTTTTTTCATACCTCTTAACTATGTAGGCTAGAAATAATTTTATAAAATGTTCTTTTTTAACAAGATTATTGTAATAGTAAGTATCTATGGTAGAGTTAATAATATCTTGTTCCAGTTTAAATAATGTATTTTGGATAGTATTTATATCTATATCATAATTTAATAGTTTATATAATATATTTTTATTATGATTATTGATAGCTGTTAGTATACACGTTTCACCAAATACTGTGATAATATTAGGGTCTGCATTCTTTTTTAGTAAATAAGAACACATCTTTTCATTATTTGCATCTACAGAACAGTATAATGGCGTAAAATCAAAAATATTCTTTTCATTAATATCAATATATTTTAATATAAAATCAACAACGTTTGAGTCAAAGTTTTTACTATCAATAATTGATACCAATATATCTAAAAATGTTGATTTGGTAAATTTATTCTCATTAATTATAAATCCATTGTCCATTATATATTTTATAATATCCATATTAATACGGTTATAATTTTTCTTTATATAACAATGTAATGTATTGTAATAGAACCAATTATTATGTATATTTACATCGACCCCCTTTTGTATCAATAACTCAACCAAATCTAATTGTACATTTGATGATTGTAAATATATTTGTAATGATGTGAACCCGAATCCATCAACTATTGTAATATCTGCACCATGGTCTATCATAAAAGATACAAATTCTAAATTATTTAATGTAGAATTATGTAGTAAACAAAATATAGGAGTACGCCCATCCTTATTTCTCTTATTTATATCCGCTCCATGTGTAATCATAAAACTTGTTATATCGATGGCACTATTATAATCTATGAATTTATTAGATAATAATGTACACAATGGTATATTTTTATCGTTAAAATCTTTCCCATTCAGTTTAGCTCCGTTATTCACAAACTCTTCAACGATATCTAATTTAATATCGTTTCTATGAAGATATTTTTGAAATATTGTAGAGACTACGTCGATATTACACGAAGATAATAATTTTCTTACATTATCTACGTCCACTGTATCGGATACAGTAATATATCGGTATAGATTATCCATTTTCCCTATATAAAAAACAATAGGAATTCCTGTCTTATGTATATATTTTCATTTTTTCATAAAAAGAATGTTAGTTATATCAGTATCGGGTAAGAAATCCATAATATACATTTTTACTTCCAATGGTAGGTAATTCCACAAGGTTGTGTTATTCTCCATCGCATGTATAGCTTTTAATATATTTCGCTTCCTTTTCTTAGAATGATATATCAAACGTTTTATTAAAGATCCATAATATTTAACACTTGCATATTTTATAATGATATCATTACATACATATCTAACATCCATACCTGTATTTGATTTAGTAAATATAATATCGTATACGGATCTATTCCCAATTTTCTCATCAATCATTTGTAAAATAATCTTATTATACTTTTTAATACTACTTGAAAAATATTCAACAATGATATCGTGGTTCTTGTAAAATAGTGGATCTAAAGTAAATCCGTACATTAGTATTTTTTTAACCATATTCGTACGTACATCACATCCGTCTATGAATACTATATTCTCCGATAATATCTTCAATGTATTATATATAGTTTCTATATTTGGATTTTGATTAAGAAATAGTCTATTAATATCCCTGTTACAATTCATTACAGCAAACGAACCACATGTATTACCATCGTTCGTTGTTATGTTCATGTTTGCTCCTAATTTAATAAGATAATCCACCAAGATAGTTTTATCCGTGGTAGATGCATACACAACAGGAGAATATCCTAATTTATCTCTATAGTTTATGGTTGTGATATCTATAATATATTTGATAGCCGAAAAACATGTATAATCGTCGTGACAATAGTTTAACATCGTGTTTAATATCGACATCATTTCATCATTTTTATTATATTCATGTTTTATATGCGAACAAAGCAAATTCAATATATTTAAATTAATGTTATTGATGTGTCTAATTGTAAATATATGAATAGGATTCTTCAGACTATTATTTAGTTTACATACATCAAATCCTTTTCTTATTAAAAACTCAACAACTTTATAATCTATATTCTCATTACCAAGGTATTTATGCAATATGGTGTCTCCACATCTATGTACACTGTTAATGTCACCACCATGATAAATAAGAAACTTTATTACTTTAATTGTAACATTCGTATTAAATGTAAAATAACAATGAAATGGTGTTTTATCATATATAGATATCCCATTTAAATTAGCACCTTTATTAAGCAGTAATAATACAATTTCTTTCAACTCTTTTAATTTAAATACGTGCAACGATGAACTTAAAAATGTAGCTAACATATCAGTGGCTATATTATCATCCTGTTTTATATTTGATATTATTCTTCTTATATTATCCATTTCCTTCTTACAAACTATTTAAACGATAACCAAAATGTATTCATGGGCTACTAATAATAGCCACATTACTAGAAAAAAAATTTTTTTTCAATATTATGACATTATTACTTAAGTATTATTGATAAGTCCTTCATTGTTAAATGTAATAATATATATCGTTGTATTTCTATAGGAATCCTCATCCAGTAACTATGTTTCTTGCAGTGCTTCATAATTACATAAATCGCTTTATCAATGTTAGAATAATACATATATGTATTTTTGATAATATTTTCTATATGTGATCCATACATTACTAAATTTTTTAATCTTAAAAAATTATCATAATTGAGAAGCTTGATAGGTACTATACAATCCTCCCTATTGAATATAATATCATAAATAGATAATGTACTATTATGTAATCGTTCATTCTTCATTTTCGATAAATCCATTTCATATCTATCGATGACGTGTGGAAACATTAATTTAAGTTCAATACAGTTTTTATAAAATATTGGATATATCATAAACGAATAATGCATCAACATAAGCATGGTAAACATTTTTTTCTCGTTAAAGAAGATATCTGAAATGCCATGTTCCGAGAAGTATGTGAACGTTTTTCTTATAAGATGTTTACCGGGTTTTAATTCTAATATTTTATCTACCATGCGATGATTTCCATTACGTACTGCGTATGTAAGAACAGTATCACCATCATTGGATGCATTATAAATACTATCTCCCAACATCAGAAAATAATTAAAGGCACTATAATTATCAACTTTTGCAGATATCAATATAGGAGTAAAACCCATACTATTCTTATGATTAACTTTTATATATTTTAGTATAAAATTAAGTATCTTAATATCATTATTATACATAATAATCTTGTTATTATCTAAAAACGATTCTAATACAGATTCATGTTGATCATTATCCGACATAGACGCACCTTTAGACATAAGATATTTTATTAACTTTATAGATATAAACGATGCATCATTTCTAAGATATATATTCATCGGAGTGATTCTATAATATTCTGTATTCGATTCCAATAAATTGACACCATATTCTATTAATATCTTTACTACATGTGTATTTGTATTGAATGATTGTAGATACATATGTAATAAGTTAAATCCTCTTGTGCTTTTTACACTCATATCGACACCGTTAAGTATAAGAAATCTTAACATATCCACATTGTTTATATTAGTATTATAAATAAAACACATAATTGGCGCGACACCATTAAGTGTTTTCATGTTTATATCCGCACCGTTTTCTACTAATATCTTAACAATTTTTTTAATTTTTGAACTACTTATATAAGTATTTCGTAATATACAACATAATGGGGTTTCTATATATCCTCTATAATTTACGTTAGAACCATATTGTATAAGTAATTTAAGTATTTTTGTTTTTATAAAATTTCGTTTTAAATATTTAGTTAGTGCTATACTTCCACGTCGTTCTTCGTTAATATCATATCCATACGTCAATAGTGTACGTATAACATTTGGTTCTATATGATCCGCATACGATATATACTCGTATAACGAAACCATGTTGGTTTGGTTAAATATTCTATTTACTTTTTCAATAATATTATAAAAAAAAATACAAACAATATCACGATAAAGATTTTACGGATGTCCTATTAAATAACGAATATAACATTTTTATGTCATTTAGTGTCATACAGTCTAATATTTTTTCATGAACATATGTAGGCAATATATTCCAAATAGTGTTTGTACATATATTATTAATTTTTAATAATAAATATTTTATATTATCATATTTCTCAATAGAATTGATTATGGTTCTTCTCACTTTATTACCATACAATTTAGACGATACGAACATATTAACTTCTTCTGTATATACATAACGTATATTCATAGTATTGTTGTTGTTGAATACTAAATCATAAACGGACACATTACGTAAATGAGTATTTTTCATTCTGATAATATCTTTTTTACACTCCTCTATAACACTAGTAAAATTTGTGCATATATATGGATAATCTAGATATGTATCAGGATCCAATGTAAATACGTAACGTATACAATCTTCTATCATTTTATTCTTTATGCGGGAGTCTAAATCTTTATTTATAAAATAATTAAAACTGGCTTTAAGCATAGATATATTAGGATGACACCTAAGTGTAGAATTAAGGAAATACTTATTTTCATTGTACACAGCTATAGTAATACACGTGTCTCCGAATTCTGATACCACGTTGATATCTGAACCCAAGTCAATAAAATAATTAAAAAATTCAATGTTATTCGTATATACGGCAGAAAGTAAAGGGGTAAATCCATATTCATCTTTTACATCGATTGGATATAATGTTAACAAATAGTTTACTAAACATATAGATATTTTATATAAATGTCGATTATTTCTAAGAAATATTTCTAACACAGATGGTGCGAATACACTATTACTGGTTCTCGAAAGCATTGCACCCTTTGATATAAGATACTTAATTATTATAATATATATATATTCTGCATCTTTATCAATATACATATGCAAAGGTGTCAAATTGAGATGATTAACATGGTTTATGTTGATTCCCCTATTCAATAATAACGATAAAACATTTAACGATATGATATATCTATCTAGATAGATATGTAAAAGCGTATTATTATCACCGTTCGTGATTAATGGATCAGCACCACATGTATCTATGATAAAAGAGATACTATCAACATTTACTTTCAAAGAGTTCATAACAAATCCAACTATAGGTGTATTATTGTTGACGACAGACCTTTGATTTATATTCGCACCCATGTTTATTAAATACTTCGTTATTTTTTTTAGTTTCTTAATATCATCACAATGACTAAAGAATGTATATAATGGTGTTTCTAAATATCCATAATTTATATCAGCTCCATTCTCTACCAGAAATCTAATGACGGTATATCTAATATTTGAACTACTAGATAAATAAACTTGTAAAGGTGTGAACCTATTCAATCTTGTTTTTGCATTTATTTTAACTTTATTATCGATAAGTATTTTTAATATATTTAATTTTATATCATCACATGACTCAAGATAAATATGAAGTAAATTATATCCATCTGGTCGTTTTATGTTAAAATTTATATGCATATTAGATAGATATTCAAATATGGAAGCGTGATTTAAGTGTTTGTTTGTTATAAGATAAAATAAAGGATGTGAATAATATGCTTTTTTGTAAAAACGTGCACCATACTTAAGCAATATCTGTATTATATTTTTTATATGAGATTGTTTTATTTTTTCATTAGATAATATACTAGAAAGAAACGAATCAATCATTCTATTACTACGTGGATTGATACCAGTTTTTAACAATAATTCTAATACATCTAATTTAATAATACGTTTATACATATACTCGCATATAGTATGATGTTTATATCTATAATCATTGAATGATTTTGGATTTTTATTTAGTATATTAAGTACATATTTAAGTGTTATATTCCTAGACTTGGTATAAGCTATATAGTCATACAACATGTCTATATGATTATGATAGCTATCCTTTTATTTATGTTTGTTGTTTACATAAAGTATATCTTATACATAGATAAGTTATATAATATATCCTTTAGATTAGGTCTCTTAACTTCGTCATGTACCAGACAATGATTAACTATGTTTTTAATAAATGTATGACCACTTATTTCTAATCTCAATTCATTAATATTTATATTTTTAAATAATTCTTTTATAGATAGATTTTTATATGGAACATCACCCGTAAATATTTCCCATAATAAAATACCTAGACTATATACATCATCTTCTAAATTATGTTTACTAAAAATATTATTTATTAGTTTAGGTGATAGATATACGGATGTATTAATATCCTTAAATGATGGACTCGACATTACTTTTTCTAGTCCATGAGCTATAATTTTTACTTTATAATTTTCTTCTACCAAGAATACATTACTAGATATATACCCGTAAGGTTTATTTGTATATTTATATAAATTATATAATCCATTGCAACAATCGATCGCCATATCTAACCTGGTTTTAAACAATAATTGTTTTTCATTCATTAGTACATTTTTTAAATAACCTCGTTTACAATATTCTAATATCAATGATAACCTCGGAAGATCATCAACCATTTCTACATAGAATGCATATATCCTAAGAATATTGTTAGAATCAATTTTTTTCATGTTCTTTATTTCATTTTCTGTTATATCTATCAACACTTTATGACCTATGTGAAATTTTTTAAATGTTTTTATTAGCACATCTTTATTATTAAATTCACCTCTATATATTGATAGCTGTTCATTTTCTTTTATAATAATCATATTATCATTATTTATACTTGTAGATTCGATACATATAGCATTATTTACATATTTCCGATCTAGAAATAATCGCGAACATATTTTATGACTAACTAGATTCCAAAATGACTTATCTACCATCATTATGTAATACTATTTACAGTATTTAATTTAAATTTTATGTAATAAACGTATCTAATTTACTATATTTGTTATTAACAGAGTTGCTACACGAATAAATAAGTAATATTATTCCAAAAATAAATATACTACCAATACTACCTAGTATTATTAATAATGTGGTTTCCGATATATTATTATTAGTTATATTAATTTCTAACGTATTATTTATACTACGCATATTAGCATTAACAATATCTTCGTTATCTAAATCTTTAAAATCATCATCGTTTTTATTATATATGATGATAGACAATGACTTATCGTTTTTAATACATATAGGTATATCAGGAAACCACGTTGAATTTATATTACATATAGAATAAGGTTCCCCAGCGAGCAAAAATCCATCTTTACACGTAAAACTTACTTTTTGTTTGTAATAGAATTTTTTATTAGATGGAATTCCATTTACATAACCATTTTGTAACGCTGGAAATCTACATATGATCATTTCACAACGAGGGGGATCTGGATACCATTTACCATCTTTATTACATGTTATAACATCGTTACCAATTAATGAATATGGAATGCCTATTTTGTTTTCTCCGCATATATATGATATAGAATCGCCTTTAGAATATACTTCTTTTTTATCGTATATCTCCCCATTAACTATATCAGGTGGAATATCACATGAACAATATATAACATTTGGCATGTAATACATTAATATAAATAATGATAATAACATTATCTTTTATTTGTATCACTTAAAAACTTACTAATCTAATAGGTTTAACTTATAACTTCTCGTGAAAAGAATCTAGTTTTTATAATAGACGAAAATGTAACTCTACATAGTGGACATGTATTACGTTGTTTTCTCCATTCGTTGATACAATCTATACAAAATATATGATTACAATGAGATAGTATTCCAAAAAACTTGCTTTTCATTTTTTTTTCGTAGACTATTTCCATACATATAGAACATTCCTTGTCGATAGAATCATTGTAAACATTTTCATATTCTTGCAAAACTGATGGAATATTTGATAAAAAATATTTATATTGTTTTTGTTTCTTTTTACATATAGCCTTAAACATCGTCTCTTCTTGTTCCATGTTTGTGTAACTCATTTTTTTATTACATAATTCTTGTCCTAATATATTTTTATCATGCTTATTAATTACAGAAATAACATCGTTAGAATACTCTGTTGAAATCCAATCTAAAAATGGTTTCAACAATTTAGGATGAATAAATATACCATGTACTGATTTGGTGAGATTACAACTATATATTCTAAAACTTAGGTCCTTGACGCATATGTTTTCTTCCAATGAAATATTATCGATTATTCTAGCATTGGTAGCTAAACATTTCCACCTAGAAAAAGTTTTTTTTTGACCGTTACATAAACGTGTAATGTTTATGTAATTCTCCTTAGTTGTTAATATGATATTAGGACATATATTATTCCTTAATATTTTAAAACCTCTTGGATAATGTTTTACAGAAATCTCAATATTCATATTGATTTTTTATGTTTTATTAATCATACGTGTTATTAAATTATAATCGGGACATTCGTCATATTTTAGGGACGAAATATATATGAAATAGTTATATAACTCAACAGGATATCTACCTAATGATTCGGTTAAGAAATTATGTATATCGCCTATACAACGTATTTTCTGCTCCATCACATATTTACGATTCTTTAGATCATTCTCCCAAGGAAGAATACCACCCAACCATTTAACCATGCAATACCCTAATATCTCAAGATCTCCACGTCTAGTTATCGATGCACCATTATGCATATCTATACTAGTAAACTCTATAGTACCGTTATGCATTTTCTTCGGATCGCGCTTATATTGAATATGAACATCATTTACCTTATATCTATGTGATAGACCATAGTCGATCAAATATATTTTATTTTTATCATAATAGTCTATAGCGATATTAGATGCTTTTATATCTCCGTGTGTATATCCATGATCATGTATGTATCGCAACACTGTTATAATTCTATCAGCTATCTTAAACACGGTCGATTGCGGTAACTTATTATTATTATTTTGAATAATCTTATTAAGATCGCAACCTAATCTATCTACTATAATAAATCTATACTCTTTCTTATTCTTTGTATAAAATCCAAATCCATAGAAGTTAGGTATTCCTAAATGATTAATACCATTAGACTTTTTCCATGAATCAATCATATCCCATTTTCCTATCCGTTGATAAAATACCTGTTCAACAAATAATGGTCCATTGCTTTTTGGTTCTATTTTTATAGCATACTGTGTTTCACTAACATCCTCTTTCCCATGTATGGATGCAGTATATATGCATCCAAATCCACCCTTACCTATTAATGTTCCTAATTTCCAAGACCTTCGCTTTGTATCTATTAATATCTCACCCTCGTTAAACATGTTACCACGTCCAGACATGATAGCATTTAACTAAGATATAAAAAATCATTTTTATTAAGATATCTTTCTATTTTTTTAATGAATGATTTAGAATATGTTAACATCTTCCACGGACAATTATTTTTCATAACTACTGAACATTGGCCAATTTTTGGCGAATTCGGACCCGATATAGTAGTATCCCAATCATTTGTTTCGGGATTAAATCTCTCTACAGAATTTATACACATATCTTCCATGAATCCTCCTATTATATATAACTCATTTCCTAATACACATAATGATGCATTACTTCTGGCTGATTTTAAAGGTGATAGCGACGACCATATATCGTTCTCAGTATCGTACATATTAACTTTATCCGTCGTGATAGATAGCTTATTATTTTCTATTATACATCCTCCAGCTATATATATAAATTTATTATATGATGTTATAGCCACACACGCTCTGGATTCTGGCAAAGGTGAATGAGAGATCCATCCATTATGTGATAAACTTTCTACTGTATCAATACATTCAGATCTATTTATAAATACAGATTCTCTAATACCGCCTACAGCATATATAGTATCATTCACTACAGTTACTCCAACGTTAGTTTTTGGCTCTCTAAGATGAGGCAACTTTCTCCATTTAGAATATCCCGGTCTCCAATATTCGACCGTATTCAAATAATCATAATACCCCTTTCCACCGATAACGTATAGTTTACCATTATGTGATACTAATCCACATCCATAACGAGGGCTTCTGAGAGATGTAGTTTCGTTCCATGTATTAGACTTTATATCGTAACAGTATACATTAGATATAGGCATATATCCGATCATACCACCAACTATGTATATAATGGTATCGATAATAGCAACACTAAAAAATTGCATTCTATGTGATATATTATTTACAGTTACCCAATCATCTACTAGTGGTACATATATATCTATAGATACGTAATTATCATGAAATGAATGTTTACCTCCTATGGATATGATATATCCTTGTACCATCTTTCTAGGTTTATCTACGGATGATATTAACTGTTTATATTTATCGTCGTAGTTGAACTCTTTAGTATCGTGAATAAATTTACTAACCTGATTAGATAATAATGATAAGCGTATCTTAGCTAATATCGATAATGGACACCGAGTAACATTATTATAGCGTAACCAATTAAATAATATAACAACTGATATATCTTCATCGATAATATTAAGATAGTCGCTTCCTAAAATTAATTCTATATCTTTTTCATCTAATAAACCAAAATTATCATGTTTATATATAGTTGTTATATTCATTATAATTGTAGATAATGCCACATCCATTAATCTAAATAGATTGTGTACTTTAGAAAACATATAAACTTGTAAACAATTATCACAATCTAGTTTTTTTATTATAAAATCTTCACATAATATAACGGCATGTTTCATAGATAAGTAATCGGCTTTTATAATAAGATCTTCCACGTTATACTCATGTATATCTAGCTTACCAGAATAACAAAAAGATATTAATTCCTTCAATGTTGTATATGATATATCGTATATACGAATTTCATTTAAACTACCTTCTATGAATTTTTCAGATAACATGGACCTAAAGTAATCCGATACGGCGGATAGAATTAGTTTATGAGATTTTATTTTACGATTATCATCTGTCACTAATGTTATATCGTAAAATAGCTTTTGATTATTTATCTCAGTTATAGAATCTATCATATGAGAATGAAAAGAATTCATTTTTTTATAATAAAAATTAATACAATTCTTCGTACGCCAATCTTTCCTGTAATATACTCTTGATCTTATCACACATATCAAAATTTATAACTTTCAACAATTCTTCTATAACTATATACCAGTTAAGCGACTTATTCGTTTTTTTCCACTGTTCTGCGATCATACCACATAATCCTATTAATTCTATACAATTGTAAACATTAGGTTTGAATATAGTCCTCTGTAATGCGATAAATTTTCTAAAGTTTGTACTGCCGTTATTTGAATCTAAATCTAGCATAGAAAATATATGCTGTATACTACCAAATTTACTAATGGCATCTCTATCAAAATTCTTCAGTTCTTTAAATAATCTTCCATATTCTCTATTATATAATCCTATAAATCCTCTGTACCATATATAATTATTCAATATAGATTTGATATCGTCGTGATCGAATATATCATTTCTAATTATGTAATTATTTTTATGTAACGAATTCGTATGATTGGTAATAACTGTTACTGGTAGACTTGTATTAGACACTATAATGATCTTATCATCTTTAATAGAAATATCAAACTTAATATTTGTATTATTCATTACGATGATTTGTTAAAAATTTTACTTATTTGTAAGTTTTATTTTTATGAATCTATCTTCTAGCAATACCATATAAACAGGATCCTGTTGCTAATTTACCAGATATACAATCTTGTTTTGTTAACATATCATACGCCGCTCCTACAACGATTCTTATATTATCATGATTAGGGTATTTACCAACATAACTAGACCCAAATTCACCTAAACCATTACATATAATGTGTACTCCTCCACGTATACACTTACAAGATACCTTTTCCATAACCTGAAATTTATCGAATATACAAATAGCGGATGCTCTATAACAACACATACAATCATCTCTGATTTCTTCGCGTATAGTTCTTTTTTTACTAATCTCGCAATGTGTTTTTACATCCGCACCAGCGTATAATATTGTCCCATCTACTATTATAACGAGCGATGAGGTATAACCATGACGTAATTCTATATAGAATTTAAACCAATTCTCATTAGGGAGTTCATCATGTAATCTATTATGTCTCGATACAATTACATAATTGTCCGATATTGTTTTAATTAATGGTATACAAGGATATGTTTTTTCTTCGAAGAAAATAATTGATATAATGATATTACTACCTTTTATAATAATATCGTCATTTTTCGCAATAGAAAATGTATTTAGTTGCAAATCGGTATATACGTTCGAAGATTTAATACTACAACTACAATTACTCATATTACGTTTATATAATGTTAAAACACATACAAGATTGTTAGACTCTGATATATATATAGAATCGTTATTCACCAATTCTATAGTTTTACAAAATCTAGATATTCTTATTAGATCATGTCCTTTATCTCTTCTATATATAGTTGATACACGACTATCTATTTTGGGTGTATCCGCTATTATTGTTTTTTGTTTTATATTATTCTTACAAATTATATTATCGAATATAGAACATACATTTTTATATTCAGGATAGTCGTTATCGAAAGCATTCTTAAAAAAGTCGACAATATCCCAATCTCTAGCGGAAAATGTATTATCTACTATAACATTCATTATATTTCTAGACTATCTTATATATTTTCAATATTAAAAAAATTATATATAATTACATATTTTTAATAATGTGTCTTCACTTATATTGCTCGTTATCCAAGGCATTATGTTTTTTATATATCTATTATTTTTTTGTCTTCCCCAGTATTCACATACATACCCAAAGAAACCTATCAGTACTAATACTTTATTATTATTAAAATTTATGCCTGTATCTGTTATAAATTTAAAGAGTCTAACATCTGCACCATCACACCCCAACTGTATTATATCATTAGCTAATATTTCTAAGTTCCCAAATAACTTTCGTGCTAGATTATCTAAATTCATAAGGTCAACATATATTTTTCCAACGGTTTGTGGTACTAGTTCTATTCTTCCAATAAACGATCTCCATGAAAAGTATTCCTCCAATATTGTGATAATAGAATCATCTATACCTATATAATCAATAGTATCATAACAAAATGTTAAGCTAAAATCATTTAACGTATCAACATCATTAACATCTAAAGAATCAGTTGGATTAACTAGAATGGTGAAATCACTCTTGTTAATTCGATGAAGTGAACAGGAATCCATTTTAAGGTCTATATTATATAACTGTTTTTTATGTTTTTTTAATAACTAATGTTGTTGTCGTCTTCTTTTCTACGTATACAGATGTTGCAAGACATGTAAATGTATTGTTTACATAACGATAATATGCACTTTTTTCTAATACTAGTATTGACATATATACTTTTTCGTTACCAATTAAAGTAATATTATCATATTGATATATACCATTATCATATATATAACCACCATATTCATCTTCCCAATATATCAATATATAACTAGAGTTTGAATATGATATAGCTTTACAATAAATCTGTGTATTCTCACTATCTGGATCTATATATGTTATATTGTTAATATGTTCAATGTAAAAATCATAATAACTATGTGAATGTATACTTACAGAGGAACATCTCCGCGATATGTATGTATTTTTACCATGTGTCGTGTACGCATTACAATAATATATACCACTATCGTTGTATGTTGTATTGTATACTAATAATCTTCTAGATTGGTTAGAATATTTGTACCCATCTATAATTATCTCTGAATTGTTTTTATACCATGTAATGTAATCATATTGTAAATTAATTACATTACAGAATATTTCTATATTTGTATGTACTTTATAATCATTATGATAACAAACAGGATTACTCCGTATATCGTTTAACTTTAAAATAAACTGATCGCAAGTATTATTTAATATTATCATACATTCATATACAGATCCTCTGAGCTCCGACTTATATGGAAAAAAATCTAGAAATATACTACCATGTGTGTTCAGTAATCTAGATGATCTTTCTCCTAATTTTTTCCATAAAATAGTGTAATTATGATATTTTTGTCTCAATAGAATATCATTCAATAAAGGACATTTTATATTAGCGGGTTCCTCATTATACAAAAAAAAATCTCTATATCCTCTATATGTACAATTATCATTCAAAAACTGTTTCAGTTTAGGATCTAGAAATTCTTTATATCCCTCGTATAGTGAATCTATATCATTATCAGCAGAACAATATATAAAAGATATTATAAACAATAATATATTATACTTTTTTATTGATATCATCTTTATATAAGCTTGTAAGGGATACGTATATATTTTCTTCCGTATCCAAGCTAATTGTATCTATTTTTTTGTTTACTTTATATTTACCTTTTCTACGTTTTATAATTAATACCAATATACTGTATACTAATGCTAATATAGTTATAATAAATGTAATAATTGTAGTAATTATCAAAACATCATTAATAGTATTTTTACTTCTATTTTTATATCTAATATTTTCTATATATAATCTAAAATTGTCAGTTATATTCTTATCGTAATCCTCGAATATATCACTAATAGCATCTTCTAAAGCAGTTTTTACTATTTGGGATTCAAATTTTCTTTGATTTTCTTCATTATCAATAGATAATATATTAACTTTAAAACACGTTATTTGTGGTATGTTTCTAGCTAAATATATATCCTCCTCTATAACAGTATTATTTATTTTTACATATGATACATTGTTTATATGAATAATATAATCTGAATAGTTTCCACATAAATAATATTCATATGGAAAATATTTATATACTACTGTACCATTGAGTACACAACATCTTGTATTTATAGCGGATCTCAATAATTCCGTGGCCTCTGTATAAGATAATGTATTAACATAGATATCTTTTAATGTTTCTTCTATATCCTCTCTAACCTTATCAGCTTTGATCTTATTTTCTTCTCTAGTTTTTCTCATCTCTTCACTATTTAATATTAATCTAAATATTTCTCTACCTTCTTTGCTAATCGATTTAGCTAATTCATTTGACATTTCCACGACGGGATCCATAGAATACATAATCAATGAATTATATTTATCATATAAAATCTGTAACTTATTATATAGATCTCTATTCACATATTCATTCTTAGATGTATCATAACCAAATTCCTTAATATACGGAGGATTGACAATTCTATTCTCTGCGAAAATATTAGAATATCCTAATACCATAGATGATGCACAAGGGTCATAATCTGGTGGCCAGTATGTACTCGCATACCAATAATAACAAAAGTTATCCGTTGGTTTACTAGATCCAGTATTCTTACATGAATCGAATTCAGTTTGTGCTTCTTCATAACTATAACCATAGCTATGGCTTCTATCGTATTTAGACCATCGTTCTTCTGTTATGGCGCAATGATCTCTGGATGTAGCGACGAGTACACATAGCCCATTAATGTTATCATTATTAAATGGGTGACGAGGAATAGTAAATTCGGGGCAATTAATATGAAGATCCCTACTTTTCAAATCCAAATATATATCACATTTCCCATATGGATACATAAGTTTATCATCATCCTTATCTTTTATAAAATTAAAATGAATCCTGTCATCACCCACAACATCCTTTGATCCTACGTATACATATTTACCATTTCTACCATATCTATCTATATTACGACTCAATATACCTGTGTTAACATTTATATTACCAGCCACAATAGAACACGCAAACATCGTTACAGCAATAGAACTAAACGTTCTCTTTTTTTGACTGGCAAATTTCCAGAAATGTTCAGGAAATTTATATACATTTGATAAGGTACTCATATCTATCTTTATATTTATCGGTGTTGTGAAATAAGTATCGATTCTCTCTAGTATATAATCATCTAATGTACCAGTATAACCTATTCCTAAGCGAACCAATGGTAATTTTATAACTTTAACATTATATTCTATTTCTGGAATATTTTTAATATGATAATAATTCTTACAGTTTGTATTTTCTGATACTCTCTTACACGTCTTAGATCTCTTTGGCATTATGTCGCTAAATGAGTCGAATAATTTTTTTCTATGTTCGAAATGATCAAAGTCCAGATAACTATCATTCACGTTATATGTGTCAAAAAATATCTCAACGATATCTGATTTGTACATAGGATTAGAATTGTGAATACACGATACCAGAGCTACACCTTTATGATAAGAAGCAAAACGAACAGATGTTCGACGTGTATTCATTGGTATGTCTATAATGGTAATATTGCTTATATAAAATGGAGTAGAACCATAGGGACATGTTAGAACGAAATTATTATATCCTTTTCCTGATATAGTTGCCATAGATACAGATAGTTTTCGTATCCTTGTGTTACAAGATGTTACATCTTCAAGAATCATAGGATCGGCCCAATAACACGTGCTAGAATCAGATTGTGAACATACACTATCACCGTGTCCTATTTCATTAAGATTTATTCTATCATTTTCAGAGCTAAAATCATATTTTTTGAATGTAAATAATTGTATATTATCTTCAGAGCCTCTTGAAAATGGATTCATTAATATCCACCTATTACGTTCATGTTCATACGTTGACATTCTTAATAATGTACTACATGTAACATATGCAACAGATTTCCTACTCATATCAAAAGGACAGTTACCGGCTAACACATAAAACTTCTTTAAAGGATATACATCACATACGTTTGAATACATCTCTTCAGCTTCCTTAGGTTCACCGGGTGTAGATATTCTCAATAATTGCATGTCAGATAACGATTGTTCGAATGGCATAAATATCACACCTGGTTCGTTACCACATGTGAATGTCACATTTGGATGATACGATAGTAATTCCAAAATTCCATGTACATGATAGAACTTAACTCCATTTTTATCTTCTCTAATAAGACTCGCGTATGTATTAACATCCGCTTCAAATAGCCTAAGTTGTCCAATAGGACAAACCAATTTAACTTTTACGGTATAACTTATCTGATTATTTTTTAAATAATAAACTTTACTAGGTATTACATCTGTGTACTCTCCATTGGTTTTTTCAGCATCGGTATTCATCTTAGTATGTCTATATGCCAATGTTATAGTGATATCTGAATCTGGCATCATACACACTCTTGCACCCGCCTCAGTCATAGACATATAAGATGCATAATTAGAAAATTTCTCTATCGCCGGATCCTTAGGTTGCTCCTCTCCAGATAATAAGAAATATATCGATGTTGCCGCATCAATAAGTCCCGATATACCCTGTAATGCCAATCCGGCGATTGCAGCTTTAGGTGATCCTGTCATGGCCATTGTACCACCTATCTGTGATAAAACATTAGATACGATATTAACTAATGTCAATTCCTTTGGTTGAGACGATGATTGTGACATTATAGATGATATTCTGGCGTTTGATGTTGATAAATAACTAGAAATTGCAATAGTTTGTACCAGTTTATTCATTTTATTATCTATTTTAATAGTGTTTTCTACTCCAGATTTTTTCTTTGTTTTTCTTACCTCTGTATACACTATCTCATTGTCATTGTCATTGTCATTATTGTTATTATTGTTATTATTGTTATTATTGTTGCTAAATTGAATAAAATCTTGACCATTATTGTTTAGTTTTCTTCTACGCATTGCGTTTTTTCTTTTAAGCGTAGGTTCGTCATCTGTAGAAGCATATATTGGATTTTCTCTAGTTAAAGGTTTTTGATACTTATCTATCGATGCATATATTGGATTTTCTCTAGTTAAAGGTTTTAAATCATCTATATCTTCATATATTGGGGCTGTATCTCTAGAATAATACAATGGATTATGTTTATATTCAGATTCCAGACTTTTAACGTTACATATAGATGAAGATCTAGATTCACATATCATATCAATAACTTTCCTTTGTTTACTACTATCTGGAAGTTTAGGTAATGGAATGTTACTTCTGTCATTCTTAGGATAGTTTAATAAACTATAAGGTCCTTCACCAATTTCTTCATAAATATTATTCGATGGATCTGACATTGTTCTTAAAGGATTATTGACGTATGTAGGAGATACATCTTTAAAATATAGTACATCGTCGTGTCCGTTAGACGGTGTTTGTTTTATTTTATAATAGCTATTAGATTTTCCAACATCTTTAAAATATAGTACATCGTCGTGTCCGTTAGACGGTGTTTGTTTTATTTTATAATAGCTATTAGATTTTCCAACATCTTTAAAATATAGTACATCGTCGTGTCCGTTAGACGGTGTTTGTTTTATTTTATAATATTTGGGTGAAGTTTCATATACATCTACATTTTCTGGTATTTTTATTTTTACATCACTGTTAATTGCATTAACATAAATTCTACTGGATGTATCTGTATTGATATAAGTAGAATACTTAGGCAATTTAGACTCGAGACTAAATTTATGTTTGTTAGTAGTAGATACATATATTTGATCATCTGAATGAGATGAAATTATATCCTTCGATATACGTATCGATTCAGAAGATGATTGGTGTTTTGATTTGATAATACTACCTATTAATGCCTTTGTTTTAGGTGGGAGTAGGCTTCCATCTGTTAGTTTACCATCTTTGATTAATATCGATTGTAATGAACTTCTTAAATCGTTCTTAACCTGTTCATATATTTCTTCTGATCCAGATACAGTTCCATCAATCCCTCTGGAACCTAATTGTATTTTTTGTATACGAGCTCTTATTTTTGGTCTTGCTCCTAATTCTGACGCACTCATAAGTGGTAAATCACCGGTTGGATTAACTGGTTGTTTATATTGTTTGGGTGGAGATCTCCTCATTCTTTTATTCGTATTCATAGACGCCAGAAAAGTATTTACACTAGGAGTAGTACAATCTACTCTTCGTTCGTTCATACCATAATTTGCATGTTCACAAAATGAATCCACCGTGGTCATATCGGAAACAGATCTTGCATGTCTAGTATGCGATGTATTATGAATATGTTCATTATATGAATTAGTAATAGCAACGCTAATAAATATGCCTATTCCACAACTTGTATGATTTTTTATTTTACAATGAAAATAATCATCTGTATCATTGTTAATCTCAATACTCATATTTGTAAGAACTTCGTTAAACATATTCGTTACACCAACGGCGTATGCTTTTGTTTCTATACTAGATGTTTCACACGAATTTATAAAATCTCTATACTGTGACATATTTGTAAAGATATTATCTTTCTGGAGTATAGTAACATTAAATATAGTACCGTTACTATATATACAAATTGTTTTATTGTAAGAATCATTATACTGTGATGGTGTAGTATTATACATAGTAGTGGTATTAGTAGTAGTATTATACATTGTAGTAAAATCTGTTGTTATAGGAGACACGGTAGTTGTAAATAATCTATCCATTGGATAAGTCTGATTTATGTACAAGGGTGTAATTATTGAACAATTATATATCGACTCCTTTTCCATAAATGGTGGACTTGTTGAAAATGGATCGGATGTTGCATTAATAACCAATTTAGTGGGTGTTAATGTTACTTCTATACTATATATAGATATAGTACATGTATTATTTAACATGATAGTTATATTACTAAAAGATATTATCGTACTGGAATTTTCCATTGTGATATTTATATAGTTATCTGTAGTAGCGTTATCATTATACGTCATATTAGTAACATTTGTAGCATTTGTTGTACCATTAATATCTGTTATATTTGTTTCTGAAATTACTATATCTTTATAATCTAACGAGTCTCTAGATATATTTGTCGATGTGTTTATATTAAAGAATCCATATCCAATATCTATAGTTAAGTATTCTTTTATAATTCCATTATATATCTTAGTATCGTTTGTACAATTATAGACAAATAATTTATCGATATCTTCCTTTATACTAGTCCAATTAATTTTTTTTTCCAATAACTTAGCATTAGCTTCAACCACATTATCAAAGTTTTTAGGGGGTGTATTTACATTAAACGTTGTTTGTTTTCCAATACTACTATCATAGAAATTATACAGTCCTAGTTTTCTATAACATTGTTGATTTTCACAATGTATATTATTGACATTTGTCAATAATATATACAACCAAACTATATTCTTCATTATCAATATGATAATGAACGCAATATAGAATGATTTTAACTTTTTTGTATTAAATTTATATTTTGATATAAAAATAAATAAAAACGTATAGATATTATTTTTTATATTTTTTTAAATAGGTGTTCCAACTCTTGTAGATTTGTTGCAGATATCCAATTTTTATCATTTCTTATTCTTGCAAATCTAGGAAAACGTATAGATATTCCATTTGCTGTATGTTGACTTGAAGATGTAAAACCAGATCCCGTAATTTCCCATACCGGGGAAGATCTAGGATCTTTAACAATAAAATCAGGATAATATGCTTTATTTATAGTTAACCACTTAGGTATTTTCGATGCATCCTTACTGATTTTAATAACATCTAGTTCCTCTTGTATTTGTTTTAGAGTTTCTTCATCATGACCTGAACATTTTGTAACCGTTTTCCATTTACAATCGTTGGGATCGTAACATCCCATTAAGAATATTGATTGAATGCCGCCCCTTGACCCTTTTCCATAGTATGATCCTAACACAACTAAATCAACGGAATCCGCTATAGATCCATTTAGTATATAATCCTTCTTTATTTTCAACCAACCTTTATTTCCTGGTTTATATGAATCATATAATCCTTTTAATACGAGTCCTTCCAGCCCCTTTTGTATAACATCTTTTATAAATGTATCTAATTCATCTTTTTTATTAATACAACGTATATCGGATAGCATTATTTTATGTCTAATTTCATAAATATTATCCCTGATTAATTGTCTACGTTTAATAAAATGTTTGTGTATAATACTTTCATCGTTAAAATACAAACAATCAAATATAAATAAACATCGACTAGAATTTTCATACGAAGCCATTTTATGTACTCCTAATGAACCAAACGGCAAAAAGTTATTTGTTTTTTTATCCACTAATATAAGTTCTGCATCTAAAATAAAGTTTTTAGCCGTTGGAAAAGCTTTAGATAAACAATCATCGAACCCCTCTATTTTATATGTAGATACTTGTTTTAGGTTTCTACTGTAATATACATAAGTATTATTTTGTTTATGAATTTGAACGCGTTCACCATCGTATTTTATTTCTGCATATAATCCATTTGTATACTTTTCAAAAGCCACGTCCGTTGATTTACATATCTCTGCCAGCATAGGTTTTACGGGAGTCATAGGTAATATAGATACATTATTTAACGACTTATTAAGTACGCAATATATTATGTCTTTCAAATTATGACATTGTTTAAAGTAGTCATAGGCATTATTGTCTAATGCATCTAATACGCATTTAACTCCTGCTTTTATTTGAAGATCATTTTTTATGAATAGTATGAAACATTTTAGATCGTTACCTGTACATACCTTAGATATCATCTTTAAAAAATCCATTTGATCGTTTTCTTTACTTAACTTTGATAAATGATTTAAAAACATCGATACATCGTTAAGTAATAATATACTAGATTTAATTGGTTTAATATCTGAGTTACTAGATTCAAAAAATGATTTTATCGTACTAGCTATATAACCTTTTTCTAAATCTTCAAGCATTAATTTGCTATCGTGATTAAATAATCTACTAAATATCTTTATTAATTGTAAATCGTTTAAATGATATATCTTCTTATCAATCATTGGTAATAACATCTTAATAATTATATATTTATTATCGTCATCATACTTACTTATAAACGTTTTTATATGATCTGTTTTTTCAAGATATTTTGTGGTATCTGCTATTTTTTTGCATAATTTTCTAAAATCTCTAAACATGCAAACGTCCATAATTAATTATATAGTATTTGAATTCAATTATTTTACTGTATAATACCTATGATACCCCAAGCTATCGATTCTCCAGAATTACCATCTATAAGACTTGTTTTATTCTCTCCTTTTCCTAGATCATCCACATACTGACTAATAACTAGTGATCTACCAATTATTGAATTATTTCCACGTAATTGTATTCGTCCATCTATTTTGTATACGTATGAAACTCCATATTTGTTAGCGGTAATATTGCCTAAATCACCAACATGTCTATCAGTATCATATTGAGATCCGTGATTTTTATTATCGGGATTAAAATGCTTTCCTAACGAATTAACATCGTCCGTTTCGTCCCCAAATTCATGTATGTGTAATCCATGATATCCTTCGCATAATCCTATGATTACTCCAGAGATGATAACTATATCATTTTGAAGTTGATTAATGTTTATAATTCCATGAATATCATTGCGTCTACCTTTTATAACACATACAGCTTTGTATTTAACGAGATTGAACGTATAATATTTATCCATATTTAATAAATGATAAATTAGTCAATGTATTAAGCTCAATCATAATGTCAGTGTACGCGGTTATAGGAGGTTGTGGTTTTATTGGAAAATTCATTGTTAGTTTACTTTTGGAATCCGATAAAATTATATCAGAAATAAGAGTACTAGATATAAAATCAATAAATTCTATAATTGTAAGAGAAAATATATGCGTAAAATATCAACAATGTGATATTCTAAATAGTACAGATATTCTAAATCAACTAAAAGGAGTAGATGTCATCATTTATTCTCTATCCATAAAAAACACCGACATATATACAGATGATGAGATACTTGATGTAAACGTCAGCGGTATACGTAACGTTATAGAAGCATGTATTAAAAATAGTATCGAATTCTTAATATATACAGGATGTTATGAATCTATAGGACCCAATAAACTAGGAGACCCCTTCGTTGGAAACGAAGAAACGGAATATAATATTCAACATCCTACTACGTATGCTTTTAGTAAATATACAGCAGAAAAGATAGTTATAGCTTACAACAATGTACGTTTACTAAATAATAATACTCTAAAAACATGTGTATTAAGACCATTGAATGTGTATGGTGAAGGAAATTATACACTTAAATATATATACGAAGAAAGTAAGAAAAATGGATACAGAATGAAAAGAATATCTAGGGATAATATAAAACATAGTAGAGTTTATGTAGGAAACGTTGCGTGGATGCATGTATTAGCAGCTAGACAGATACAAAATCCTAACTCATCTATACCAGGAAATATATATTATTGTTACGATATGTCACCATGTTGCGAATATGATATATTTAACTTACTTATACTAAGTCAATTAAATGTTACAGAAGGAAATAAAATGCCTTTATGGATATCGTTATGTATTTTAAAAGTTAATAAAAAAATACATAAAATGAATGTATTAAACGAGTCGATGTTAAAAACGATAAATTCTACATTTATAGTATCTACGGACAAAGCATATATAGATTTTGGATATATGCCTATATTTACTGTAAATGAAGCATTTGAACGCACATCAAACTGGTTACGTGATATATGCGATAATTAAATATTATCTTTTTCTAATGAATAATCTACTTCCATTGCGGTATCTTGTTCGGAATCATTTAAATCATCTGTGGGTTTATCAGATACTTTCTTTACAATTTTTTTAACAACAGAAACCGGTTTTATCGTTTTTTTGGTTACTATATCTAAACAAATATCGGATATAGATTCGCAATGTATAGATATAGTACTACCTAATTGTGAGGTTATTTTTATAGATATACATTCGTTATCCATGATTTATACATTCTATTAATATCAATTCAATATTTTCTAAAATAGTGAACACCACATTTTTTTCCTATCTATTTTTGACTATTATCGATAGTATCTTCATGATTTTTTTTTTGACTATTATCGATAGTATTATTATCTTCATGATTTATTTTTTGACTATTATCGATAGTATTATCGATGTTATTATCTCCATGATTTATTTTTTGATTATTATCGATGTTATTATCTTCATGATTCACAAATGTAGATTTATTAGGTTTAGGCTTAGATGCCATTTCAATATCTTCGGGGCGAATCATACTTTCTTCAAAACCATGTTTACACATTATTCTAATATCGATATACGGAGCCTCTTCGCTAATACCTGGTGTAGAACCAAATATAGATATTTTTTGTTTTTTAGAATATATATTAACATCGAAATTTGTATACGGCATATCCATATCCATATTTATTAACTAAAAAAATATTCATACGCTTATATCTCTATAACATTTTTTATGAATTAATCATTAAAATATATAAAAATATAATATAAAACACATTAAATAATTAATTAGTTGATTGATTTATTATCAATAAATAACTATGAAGATATTTTTATTATTACTACTATGTTATTATCCTGTTCTATCTAAATTTATTTTCTTCACAAACGAGTTTACAATATGTAACGATACCGTATCTGTACATTGTGATATAAGTAGTCTTATTTATTCAAATATATCAGATATACACGTTAACTGGAGTTTAAATAATCATAACATTAACCATAAACATACTATACATAATATTACGACTCTATTATTCAATTTCTCGAAAGATATAAATGGTAATTATACGTGCGAAGCTAGTGGAAAATTCAATAAAATAATTCATACTACTTATGTATCATATACAGTTAAATGGTTTAATCACGAAGAACGATGCGTTATTATTTCGTTACTTATTATATATATAGTTATTGTATGGGGGCAGTTAATTATATTAATATTCAAACACCGTAATATATCGAACTTTATTTATATATATGCTATATCAATATGGTCCACACTTATTATGTTAGTAGGACAATATATGATTAGTTTTGTAACTGAACTAATGTATGTTTACATACAGGGAATCGTATTAATTCAGTTTTCAATGTTATCATTCCTGTTTTTACAAAAATATATATATGAACAGTTTGAATATCGATATATGTTTATTATATTCATTATTATAAAAGTTATACTCTTTCTAATATCATCTATTATAATCATTCTATCATTTAATGGTTGTTATAAATCAATATACGGATATTTATTTATGTATAAACTATTAGTTATAGATATATTATCTCTTTCATGTTTAGCAATATCGGTTATAACTCCATTGAGAAAAAATATTAATTATAAACAATTACATATTATTCAAAGTGATTCATTCCCTTTTTTATTAAAATCTGATTACGATGAAAACTGTATATAAAGTTTTAAAACAAAACCACATTATCTATATCGAATTTATACATATCTTTCCATACAGTATTTTTTCATAAACAATACTGGTTCTATATATACTTTTCTGCGGATATATTAAATCAAACGGTGTATTATTATTAATTATAGCAGCTATTTTTTCTTTATCGAAATTATCATACACATAATTAAAATTTAACAATATCTTACCTAGACATACCGAAGGTAGATAGAATTTATTGGTACCGCATCGAATAATCATATACCATTCGTTATTAATAAGTATTTGTTCACATATTACAGATAGACTATGTATATCTAGTAATTGCTTAATTACGAATACTATTTCATTACATTTAATAGGATTTAATAATGTTAAACTATTAGAATAATGAATATTTTTTATCTTTTTATCAATAATTCTCATACTAGGAATATCAATATCTAATGTAATAATTGTTACAGTTCCTCTGTTTACATTAGATATACTATATTCAGCTAATGAATTTAATAAAACTATACAGTTGGTATTAGGATGAATAATTCGTTTGTATTTCGTTATTTTATTAAAAACAATTAACATTCCTCCTTTTTTAGCTGATTGAATACATACGAACGCTTTAACCGAATTACAACTAACACTTTCTATAGTTTTTTTCCTTATTGTATGTTGATCATAATGTTTGATAGTAATCATATTACTTGTATAAATTTTTTCATTTATACAGTGTTCTATTTCTGATAATATAATATCACTATGATTAGAATCGTAATAATTAGTTACATTCATGTTTGCTAGTTCCAGTACCCGATTTTTTATCTTCATACCATTAAAAAAAGGAATCATTTTAAATACTTTTGTTTTTTCTATATTCATTTAAACAAAATTATCTGAATATTCTAAATAATCGTTATTATTATCGGATTCGTTTGTTGTTGCGTCTGGTGGTAATGAATATAAATCTAAATCTACTGATTCCAATTCGTAATCTGGTATGTGACTAGGTGGAGGTAAATCATAAACGATACTATCTTGTGATATATGATCATCCGTTATAACTATATTTTGTTGTGCATTTTCATATATGCCACTATCCCAATTTAAATTATTATCACCGTTTATAGAGTCTAATTCAAATTCATCAATATCGTCAATGATTTCTACTCCAATATCTTCATTTTCATTTTTTATAATAAAACTCTTTTCTCGTTTACTGGATCTAAAATTTTCATATATCTCTCCACAAGACGCTAAACTACTATCACTACTATTTAACGTCGATGATATAGAACTTGTAGTCTTTTTCTCATCACTATTTGTAGAATATGTTATTGAGTTTAGACGAATACATATATTTTTTGATTTATTTTTTTTACAGAATATATGTTTGTCTCTTTTACATATAAATAATATATATAATATTAGTATTATAGATGACAGTGTCATTACTATATATACAAATATCAGTGAACTCATATTAGATGAACGTTTAGTAAGAGTTTCTTATTCAATATTATAAAAAGTTAATGGGTTATAGCATATAACACCGTAGGCGAATAATAATTTATATTTGGTACCCAACAATGAATATATATCACGAGTATATGTTCCATCGGATATATGCATTACAGTATTATTATCTAAAGATAGTTCAACGGCTTCCTTACTATCTTTATGATAATTTCGTGGTACATAATCAATAGATGTATTATTTAATTGAATATTATATTTACGTAATAATGTTTTTATATTAATAATATCCGATTTCTTCATAGATAAACTATTATAGTATGTACCGTTTAATATAATAACATCTTCTAACAATGTATCATTTGTATCAAATAACCTAAAAAGTGCGAATCTATATCCCGAAAAAATATCATATAGACAATTATCCTCAGAGAATACTATATTCCTATAATATACAAATGGACAAGTAGTTCTGTACATAATTACAGCTAAATGTAATTGTTTTGTATGTGTAACCGTAGTATATTTCGTTTTTAAATTTAATACAAACGCTTCACCTCTTTTTATAGCATTAGATATCGACTTAGTTGAAGTATTACATTTTACTGTAGTTTTTCCCTTTAAGCATAGTGCGAATATATACTCATTCGATTCTAAAGTATAATCATTATGATGATCAATTAATCTATGTGGTTTTATGTCTACATCCTTAAGATTTATAATATTATCTACTTGATTATCACAATTTACTGTTAATGAATTTATACTCAATATAGATGATACAGATACATAATTATTATCAATATATTCATCTATAATTGTTTTTAACAGATACTCATCCATACTTGATACGGTATCTTTAGATATAATATTTTTAATACATTTAATGACACAATTAGAGAGATTGATACATTTAATCATAATTAATATAATAACTATTACAATTTCATAATTAATATTTAATTTCATTTTTGCCATCGATTATAATCCAGCCATGTTTATCCGTTAAACATATATTTGATTTTTCTTTAATATGTTTTATAAATGTTTCAGATGGATTTATAATAAATTCATAATCATCTTTTTTATTCAAATTATAAACTTCCATTATACTATTAGCAGTAATGCATGTAGATGTTGATATATAAAAAGGTTGATATTTTCCCTCCAAACTAAGCCTCGGATATCTATCGAAACATAATATGCAACTATTAACAGAATGATAAGCGCGATGTACATTATGAACATGCATATTTAGATTATTATCTTTAGAGCATTGTAATATCAAACCATTATGAACTATATAACATTTTTCTAAATCTTTTTGTGTTATATACTCCATTGGAATAGAATGTAATTCTATCGATGCTATATGATATGGACCTATACGATCAATAATGGTAATGCCTAAATCTGAGAACGATCTTGATACATTATCTTCTGATAGTTTCAATACACCCAATGATGTTACGAATGTATAGGTAGCCATATCGACGATCCATTGATACATAGTTTATTTTCAATTATAAAATCGTTTTACACACAATATATAATTAACTATATTACATACTGTTTCCTTTAACTCACCCATTTTATAAGTATAGCAACATTCATTTTTGTTATTATTACTATTTCTTATTTTTGTTAGTTCTATACTATTACTCATATCTACTGTTTTATTTATATTTATATCGATCCATGAATTTCCTTGTTTCGATAAACTCACCCAAAACTGTTTTCCGTATGTAAGAGACATAACTTTTAGGTGCCTAAAATTAGTCTTTGGTATTTTAGCATTATACGTATTACAAAGAGATAGTGCTCCATAAATAGTTAATTTAACACGTGTATCTAAATAACAATAATTGTCATACGGCAACCAACCTTTAGTACAGGCACTAGGAAATAATTCATTCTTATATTTTAGAATAGTTCCTATACCGCTAACAATTGTTGAAATAATCATAAAAATAGCTGCGGGTGTTGTTAATCTTTTAAATTTATTAACTGTTTGTCTATTTAGTTTCATTATTTATAACGAAATAAATAATCCATTTAATAAAATGATTCTAAACAAAAATGACTACGTAATTCTGTGCTAATATCAACTTCAAGTATGGTCTTTTCCTTACTTAGTCCTCTACCTTCTTCACCCCATGTACCATCTAAATAATCCGATAACCATGTTTTCATCAAGTCGGATGACGGAAGATTTCCTTTATTTTTCATACACGACTTTACAGCATCATCGAATGATAACGGTTCGTATACTAATCTAAGACAATAATATTCGTAAACTATACCTTGACATCCTGTATACAGTTTAACAATATTATAATTGGCATCTGGTGTAATATTATCTTGATTATTGTATGACTGTTCGTTGTGTTCAATAACCGATTTACATTTATTATATTGTAACGCTAATGTAGTAGCTATACCTATTAGTGATAGTAGAGATGTAATGATCGCAATCCTTAATCCTATAGCTAAACATCTGGACTTAGATTTATTCGTTTTTTTCTTTAATTTATTACCGTATATAGTAGATCCCGAAAATGATGTAGCGTTATCTTCAGATTTCACATTCTCCATATTTACTTCTACAGACATTTTGATTTTATTGTAGTGTATATGGTTATTTTTTATAATAAATTAGCTAATAGCTTATTATAACTTATAACTAGCTTATTATAATTTAACTCAACTTATTTTTCTATATTTTATAGATTTGATTAGATTTTGATTAGATTAAATTAATTTAGTAACTGTAAATATGAATAGATTTAAAGAAAAACACTTTTTTAGAAGAAGTCTAAACAAATCGCCATTTAGATTAGCGTTAGTGGGTGGATCGGGATCTGGCAAAACTATGTATTTGTTATCATTATTTTCCACATTAATAGATAAATATAAACATATATTCTTATTTACACCAGTTTATAATGAAGCATATGATAGTTATATATGGCCCGATCATGTAAACAAGGTAACTACATCAGAAGAATTAGAGTATTCATTAGTTACAACAAAACAAAAAATTGAAAAATATATTGAATCCAAAGGAACTAAAAATGCTGATATGTTTTTGATTATATTAGATGATATGGGAGATAAACAAACAAGGTCTAGTTGTTTATTAGATCTATTAAATCATGGTAGACATTTAAATATATCAATTATATTGTTGTGTCAGACGTATAAACACGTACCGGTTAATGGTAGGACCAGTATAACACATTTTTGTTGCTGTAATGTATCAGATTCTGATATAGAAAATATGTTACGTTCTATGTCGATAGTGGGTTCAAAAAAGGACTTATTAAAATCTATAAGTATAATGAGATCCTCAATAGCAGGTAGACGTAGGGTTTTAATTATTGAAGATTCTGTATTTAGCGAGGGTGAACAACGAATATGTTTTGATTCTGCCGATGAACATGTAATAAATAATGATGTTAATCCTATAATTTTACTTAAGCAGTTTTCGCATATGAAAAAGAATTTACCAAAAATTTTGTCATCGTATGAATAAAGGAAAATAAAAATAAATATAAACATAAAAATAGTTAGTAAATGGAATATGTATCCTATATAGTACGATTACTATCTAGTCGTTATATTATAGATGGTAAGAGTATATTATGTAGAGGATTAATTTATTTATATATTCCATCTATAGATGATGATATAGACGATTAAATAATAATAGTATATATAAATGAATATAGAGGAAGATATTAACGAATCTAATTTTATTCATTTGATAACAAAATTATCAAATGGTACAGAAGTAGATTCTGATTGCGCCGCTATACTATCTACTGTAAAAGAACTCATATCGCAAATAAATGGTAAAGTACTCGCTATAAATAAAAAATCGAAAAAAAATTCTAGAGCGGTCGATAGTAATCATGTACAGAGAAGAGAAAACAATCGCTATTGAACTAAATCCTGGTTTAGCAACATTTATAAAACATGGGTTTAATCATAGAGTTAAATGGCCGTTATTGAATTTAGGAATTATATTAAATAATAATACAACTGCAGTTAACGAAGAATGGTTAACGGCTGTAGAACATATACCTACTAGAAAAATATTTTATTCATTTACATCATCTATATTAAGACAAGAAGTTAGTTTCTGTGCGTATTTGAACGTATCACAAGATAAGGACAAAGGATATGTTACGCTTGGAGATTTTGATTACTATATAATTGAATCGGATTATACATTTAATAAAATAGATAAACCAAAAGAACTCAACGAAACTCTTGTACATATATTTCAGGATTATAGAGTTAAAAACTTACAGGTGATAGAGCTTATCGCGTTTAGTTCAGGAACATTAATTGGAGAAGAGATAATAAATCAATTATCATTTTTAAATATAGAGATATTCAATCGTGAATATAATAATATTAAACCTATATTAGATCAAAAATTTATAAGTTGTGTTCCATTTACTATTATTGCACCATTAGGTAAATTAACATTATTCGTAGAACATTATCCATGGATAAATCTAAAATCACATCTTAAAGATATATTTGATTTTCTCGAAGGTGTATTGATCTCTGATATACATTCTCATAAATTAGAAACAAGTATACAGGATAACGTTACTATATCATCATATAATAGTGCGACTGGAATATTGTTTGTAAATGATCTATTGACGATGTCTATAGTAAATTTCTTCGGTTGCAATGCTCGCTTAAATAGTTATCATCGTTTTGATATATCAGTTATTGATATTGAAGATTTTATATCCGCATTATCTAAAGCTTTTAAAAATATAATAGACCTCGTAAATTATTAAAATGTAATAAATGGATGTTATTACTATTTTTTTTATAATATTAGCGACTGTAGCTATATCTATTATCATATTTCAGGTATATTATATATATCAGAATTATGATAATATAAAAGAATTTAATGAGATGCATATACCGTTAGAATATTCAAAAACAATTAATGTATTGTCTTTAGATAGATCAGTAGAAGATCCGAATGATTATATATACGATCCTAAACAAAAATGGAGATGTGTTAAATTTGATAATGATTATGTGTCTGTATCTAGATTTGGTTATAAATCTAATAATGGAATTATAAGAAAATTCAATACTATTAATAATTGTGTAGATTATACATTTTCTGAATCTACACATTCTGATATTATTAATCCATGCATATCACCAAATACCTCTAAAAGTAAAGAGTGTATATTTTTAAAATCCATACTTTTAAATGGAAAATAATAAAATTATATATCCAGGAGATGAAGAAGAAGTAATAGATAGAGTGGAGTATCGAGATGTGGCATCATATAAGGATGATGATTTTCCTTATCGAGACGAACGAAAAGATGACCCGGATCTCCTCATAACAGTACGTAACGAAATAAAAAAAATAATCAAAGATAAATATCCTACATTTCCTATTCATGAGTTAGATATTTCGGATATATTGAAAGACTCATTTATTCACCACGATGAGATGAGGATAAAAGATTTTATATTAAGATTATTGGTATTAGAGAAAATATTTCAATTATCCATTTCTAACTATAAAACTTTAGAAAATAGTATGAAACGAGTGGAAAATCATTTGGAAACAATACGCCGAAATATGATCACGCTAACAAAAAAAATAGATGTACAAACGGGTAGAATATATTTTAATGGGTTTACATTATAAGAATGATGGTGAAAGATCTATTTTGTCCAATGGTTTATAAAACAAAGGGTCTCGTCGTTCAAATTCTAGTTTAACTTTTACACCTCGTGCATTCATTTGTGTTATAAACACCTTAGATACATGAGTAGTATCAATTTTTGTTAAAACAGTTGATAGATTTTGTTTGGAACACCTTATACAGATTTTATTTCCCTGTATATGAGATGCTATATCTCCACAATTTTCGCATATATAAACATCTTGATAATCTTCTTCTGAATCTTTTAGTATCTCCGTTATTGTATTTGCAGCACCATGAGCTATTAGACAATCTCTTTCCATTTCACCAAACTTAATACCACCTCCTTTTCGTCTACCTTCATTAGCTTGACGAATAAGTTTTGTTTTTTTCCCTCTACATCTAACGGTAGCCTTATCCTGTGTTAGATGTCTAAGTCTAAGATAATATATAGGCCCCATAAATACTTTTGTTTTATATGGCATATCTGTTTCTGGATCGTATAATACTTTATTACAGAATACTTTATCATTAATATCTGAAATGGATAGATCGGTATATAAATGTTCATGACATTTTTTTGCAAATTCTAAATATGTGTCGATATTTGTTTCGTTACTACTAGGAAAACAAACTGGTCTGTTATATCCATTATTATTATAAGGTTTGCTTGCATATGCGGATGTCAATATAACTTCAATTAACATAGAAACTGTTTTTCTTGAAAATATAGACGTAGAATTAACAATAATATCTGGTCGTATACCGTTCTCATCGTACGGTAATTCAGATTCATTAGCTATAAACGCTACCGTACCTTTTTGACTAGTTCTGCTTGTAAATTTATCACCTAATATGGGTCTACGTTCTTTCATCGTCAAAACTCTCACTTTTACTTTATCGGTTAAATCTACCTGAACTCTCTCTACTCTAGATTTATACATATCTGTATATCTATCTGATATATCAAAGCTTATTTGATTATCTTGAACAAAGTCATCTTCTAACGTTCTAGATGAAATATTTCTAGCGATAGCATCACCAGATTCCAGGAATGCGTTAAGTCTAACTAATCCATTACTATCTAATTTTGAATATGCTGTAGATTTTACACGTTCTTTATTATTAAAATTTTCTAACGGTATTTCTACCTGATGTTTTTTTGCTGTAATAATATCCAATCCTCCTCTATTTATAAATTCCTTCTTTATTATGATTCCATCTTCCTGATTTATACCTTTATACGACATTAAAGCAATTATAACATGCTGACCAAAACAGTTAACTGCTATCTTTGAGGTTTCTAATGCTTTGCTAATAACAATGGGTCTTTCCGGATATAATAAATGTATTCCATTATCGATTTTATTTCTTATATCAGAACTCAAACAAGATATAGCTTGTTTAGCTTGCGCACAACCTAATATAGCACGAGGTCCAGAATTATGATTTATTCCGACTAAGGACGATGCCACATATCCATCTTTGAATTCAGCTGGAAAATCACATAGATGATATCTATACCTATCCGACTTTGATAACGTTCTAAATTTTTGAACGGATTCACATACGTTGCTAAATATAAACTGTTCTATATCCACCATTTCAATAACGTGTGGAAATTCTTTCTGTATATCAGAAAATGTCATATCCTCTATTTTTGAATACAGATCTAACGTATCCATGATAAGTTCTCCATTATCTATTACTAGGAAAGGTCTTATTAACCTTCCACTACCTATATTAATACGTATTTCATTCATATGATCTTTAACTAATGTAATACCTATTTCCAAGTTTCTAAAATATCCCATTCTTTTCTTTCTTCTAAAGTCCGAAACAAAATCATCAACCATAGAAGGATTTAAAGATGCTATCAATGCATTTTCTAGTGTTATTGAAAATCCAGTTTCAAAATAACTTATATCTGTAGCATCATACGATCTCACATATTCACATATACGTTTCTCTAGATATAGATATTCGTTAGTACAAATGTTAGTGATCGACGTTAACACGGATAATTGAGACACTAAACCAACTTGTGGACCTCTTTCCGGAACATCGGATGGACAGAAATATGCATACTGACTAGGATGATACTTTCTAACAGAGAACATTTTTGATATCTTCACCTGATCTGGATAGTAACCTACACTTCTCGGAATCGATATATTCTGCATCCAAGAATAATGAGGATGTGTTCGATAACTACCATCCGTTTTTTTAAATTTACCACTTAATAAACCAGAATATGCATGATTAAAACCAGGAGTCGTTAATACATGAATATTAACAGAATATGTTCCTCTATTTTTGTGATTATTAATAATATCCGTACGGATATTATTAATATAATTTTCTAATTCATCATGTGCCAATATTTCAAAATACTTACCATATGTTAATACCCTATGACACACCATTGAATCTCTATCAGGATATCTAGATGTATAATAAATACAGTATATAAATTTCCTTATTAATGAGATTATGTAAAAACCTTTTAATTGATTAGGTAATTCATTCATATGAGGTAAGAAATTAGTTATCATATCATATTTAAATTCTTCAATCGTCATTTGTGATTTTTGTTTATTGTATTCGGAGGAGATTAGATCATTTATATAAATATCTATATCAAAATCATGTATAGATTTTATTAATTCCTTTGTACTCTCTATTATGGAATTAACTAAGAATATAACCTCTTCCGGCATATCATACGATAAACTCTGTTTTATAAAATCTAATCCCACTCTAGATAAATATTGTGAGAGTAATATTATGTTAACCGTTATGAATGTCTTTGTAGATGATATCGTAAAATTATCTAACTGTGAAATATCCATAAGTATTTTGTAGTGTCTATATTTAGTCGGTAATATATGAGCCGGTGATACAGATGAAAATGAAAATGTAAATGTATTTGATTTTATAACTCTAAACTTGGGCCACGTTGTTAATTTTTCCACCAAGTTTATTCCTATTTTTTCTACTGATTGTTTATTAATAAACACACCACCTATAACATTCGGTACAACATATTTAGCTGTATCTAAAGGATTCTTATTACCATATCCTATTAGTAACGGTATTTTTATCAAATGTGAATCGTTTCCTTCGTAACTACTAATTTTTGTAATTGTAATACCATCTTTTGTCATAACTTCTTTGTATATATTGACTGTGAAGGTTACTAAGGCATCGTAACTTTTACCCTTAATACTAGCAATAATTGGAGAATACTCTGGTGGTGTTACCTTTATATTATCAATTTCCAGAACTATCTTCTCTGTATCGTTTTTAAAAGATAATAATGTTCTTTTCACTGATAAAATTTCTTGTAATCTATAATTTATAAAATTAGAATACGAAATATATTGAAAATGCAACGGCCTATAAAAAACTCCTACCTTAGGATCGGGTGAAAGAAATTTATACCCTAATATTTGGTCCATTTCTGATACAGTGTTTTTTTTCATTTTAATTTAAGGTTAATAATTCCTTTAATGTTTCAATACTAACAGATTCTATATTTAGATTATCCAGAATCTCTGATCTATGTGACATATTTTTTATTATACTATTTGCAAGTTCAACGTATGTTCTGCAATCGGATAATGATTTTAGTGCTACTATATTTAATTTTTTACCCTTAAAAAACTTAATTTTATTATCATTTCCTAGTAGAGATGGAAAAACAGTATGTGTAATGGGATAATTATATGTAAGATTAAACATCCCTACCTTAAAATTATTAATTCCATATATTGTTTTCATATTATCAATTTTATTGATTTTGTCTTCAAATACATCCAAATCAGTAATATCTTTATAGTAGTTAGATATCGTATCAAGCATATCATCGTGCGTAATATCGTATAACAAACGAAATAGTATTTGGTATACGTTAAATAATTTATCTATTAATCCTATGCATCCCTGTTCCATTTTTTCTTTAGATAATATAATATGCATAGTGGAATCCTTAAATATTTTAACACATGTACGATTTACGAATATAATCTCTATAGTTTGAAGAATAGAACTCTTTCCTTTAGTTATTATAGCGTTATTTATAATGTCTATACGCATACGTTTAGACATTGTTTTTATCCAAGGTTTATTGGTCGTCTTTATAGTGGTTACTAAATAATCATCTGACTTCTTTCCGCAAAAATAGTTGCAACTAGTCTTGGTACCATGAATAGTTTTCTTTATTTCACCATAGTCAATCTTTTTCTTCTTATTCGTTGTTTTAATGTACGACACCAATGATGATTTGTCATGATCGAATATTTTAGCCGTCATTGTACTGATATTATCATTACATGTATTAATATCAAAAAACTGAGAACACTTACAATTACTTTTATTCTTTTCATTGATATGATACACCAAAGGATTAATAACATGTTTAGTTATATGAATATCACAGTATACTAGTTTCTTAATACATTTTTTGACATCATCTGTTTTAACTATATTATCGAAAAGATTCTCTACCGATATTATATCCTTTATCTTTTTATAAATATCACCAATAGTATCATCTTTTATAAGATGAAAGTTAAATATCGTACGTGAATATGTATTTTCGATATCGTGTAAAAAAATGAATAAATCTTTCATACTAGTTTATAACATGATATAACTTTTACATTTTTTTATATCTGTTAATATATGAATAGTATTTAATATTTAATTTATCTAGTATATATCGCATAGCTATATTAAAACTATCAGCAACATCATCCAGTTTTCTTCTATCTGGTATAAAATCCATTATACCGAATACATTCATCCAATTTAAAAATGTTTCCACGGATCTGCGTTTTCTTTCTCTATATGAATCTCCTGTCATTACAGGAGAAACACAAATGACCTTAGATCGTGTATTATATAAATATCCCTTTATGAAGTATATTATCTTTACATAGGGAGATCTTCTTGGCTGTCGTTCTAATAATACAGAAGTATAATCATATTGAGATATATCCCTTGCAACTTTTTTCTCCCAATCTGTACTCCAATCCAATTTAGAAATATCTATTATTCGTATAATATTATTCTCTATTTCTAAAATTGTTCTAGCGGGATTTTTTGCACCTATATCAAATGCACATATAATCTCTTTACGATAATGATTGTTTGACATGGATAAGAATATTAAATAATGATACAAACCTATTAAAATTTCCGTATATAGCCGATATATTAGGATTATCTAAACAATTTATATTTTCTAATTTGAAGTCTTCAACAATACTATTTTTTATATCAAAATTAATGTTATTAATTAAAGTAATAAAGTCAGATTTAGGATATTCTAAGCACTCTCTAACTATTTCAAATATAGATTCTGATTTTATTCGTTTCTTTAAATCATCCGACCTTGTTATAGATTTAATAAGGTCTTCTATTGTATTCACGGGATCGATACCTAATTTAATCGATAAATGTTTAATACCCATATTATTGTTTACTTTTGATAAGTATTTACCGTTAATAAAGAATTTATTACCACCTATATCCTTTAATATTCTACATAGTGACTCTGAAAGTGTTTCATTACTGGTATAGTTTGCCGCAGTTTGTAATATCGAAAAATACTTTTTCTTATGCACGACAACAAATATATTCTTTTTTATTTTGGATCTAATTAAATGTTGAATATCCTTCACCAATATACAAGCACTATTTTTTGTGATTATTCTAGGAATATAACAATTATCACCTAGATACTCTAAATCTATTCCTTTTACATACATATAAGATGATGTAAAGAAATCGATAATGTTACGTTTGCTTGTTCCAATTTTAATATAGCATATTGATTCAGGTTTAAATATATTATACATTTTGGATGTGAATAATATCTCTAGATTATTATAATCATCATCATTGAACATTACAGTATCATCAACCCTAACTAGTAAGTAAGGTACAGATAATAATCCTTTTTCTGACGCTTTTTTAAGTATAATAATCGGTGATATTGTGGAAAAACAATCTTCTAATATCCACATTCTTTTGAAATATACAAATCTTAAAAAGTCAACTTGATATTCGTCGATAATATCATCTATTATCGATTTCATATTATCATCTATATGATAAATATCTCCAGAACCCAATTCCATCATACTTCCCTTATAAATAAATACATTTCCGAAACACATAGGTAAAAATACATACTCCCCCGCATCTAACATAAATGGAGATTTTTTCGATGGTGTGTAGTAGCTATTTATAGATGTTTCAGATGTCATAATTTTATGAATATCTATTTTCCAATATTTAAAAGTTGCTTGATCTACTAACGTATTATATTTTTCTCTTGTATGTTGATCCGCTATATGTAAACATTTTTTTAATTTCAATAAATCCTTTAACATATTTAGATCATCTAATGTTGTCATGATTACTCTTTTTCTAATATTATGTTATTTCATTCTTATATTTAATATCATTATTCCAATTATTTCAGAAAAAATGCGTAGAGAATATGATGCATATATGAAATATAAGAAATTAAAAAATAGGATTATATGTTCAGATAATCGGCTCTTTACTTATACATTTGGTATATCTGGAATTATGGCCAGAATGGCGATTGATAATAATTTTAATCCGTTGCCGTGTTCAAAACAATCAGATATTAGTAAGTATAAATATATATCCTGTGATACAGATGGTGGCGATATTAAAAACTTTAGGAGATCATGTTCGAAAGCATATTTAGACTTATTTTTTACTACATAAATGGATACAGCGGGTTCTAAAAGAAAGAAACGAAAACCAAAAACAACTATTAAGGATGATGACTGTATGACGTGTTCGTCGTGTTATTCAAAACTAGTTAAGATGTCTGATATTACTACAGTATCATTATCACAATATAAGGTTGTAGGAAAAGGTAATACATTATCGTGTTCTGCATGTGGTTCGGAACTCAGAACTCTTAATGATTTTGTACATTAAAGGCTCTAAATAATGCTAATTCTTCTTTGTGTCCTTTATCTACGGCATCCTTAACAAATCCTAATTTTTCTATAGCTACGGTTATAATTTTCTGAGTAAAAAACCCTATAAGGTGTTTTATTTCTTTTATTGAAGTACTTGGAAATAAATAAACTGTTCTGTTCTGGTGCATATAATCTCTACATATTCTTCCAAATAGTTGTTCTATCTGTATAGTATTCATAACAGCGCAACAGATAAATAATGAATCCAGGCTGGGAATATCTAAACCGGTACCCGCATAATGCACGGTCGAGATAAATATGAACTTATCTCTTTCTCGTATATTTTTAACAATATCTGGAGTAGATTTATTCTTTGCGTCACCGATATATACTAGATCATTATTAAATTCTTGAACGAGTTTATCATAGAAAAATAACATATGTTTTCGTAATTTTGTTACAATAATGACTCGTTTAATAGTATCTGAATTAAACTCACTTATAATAGTATCCACAATTAGTTCATTTCTTTTACGATCTTCAGATAATATCTTTTCTGTATATACATGATATTTATTATCAGTATGATTAACTTTTTTAACCATATTGCGTATAGATTCTGACGAATATTGGTCAAAGAAATAATCAATTACTTTTATTGTTTTTTTGAGTTCTGAATATTTTAATACGTTTATTACATCATTACAATATATTCTATTATAGGATCTAGGTGTTGCGGTTAGAAAGTAGCAAATCCTAGGTGGATAAAACGTAAGAAAACGAGTAACTGCTGTATTGTTTATTAGATTATACATATGTGACTCATCCAAAATAAATGTATCATAATCTGTATATATTTTTTTACAAAAGTCTTCATTTGTAAGATGTCTATTAATTATGATTAATACATCAGCTGATTCTCTCATTAATATTTTCATCAATTGTTGTACACCATCTAACGATACTATATAACTTAATTTTGTGGATTCTATTACATGTTTCCATTGAGATGCCAACATTTTATTAGGTAAACATATTATTGTTCTTCGTTTATGCATTGCAATTAAATAACTAGCAGTTATTGTTTTACCGAAACCACAAGCTAGGTGAAGTGTTATATATAAAGGTCTTTTTTCTAAAATTTTTTTCCTCATTGATCTAATTACTTCGGATACTACTCGTTTTTGAATAGGATATAGTTCTGGAAGCAGTATAGAAGCGGTTCTGGCATAATTAATGGTAGTATTATTTTCAAACGGATATATTAATGGAATCGTTGATGAGAATAATCCAGGAGGTATTAGAAATTTCATAGAAGATTCTAATGGAACTTCTACAAACTCCTTTTTATAATTAAACAGAAATAACTGGTTCGTGCTAATTACTTTTTTGATTTCCTTGTATAAGTTATAGTCTATTACGGAACATATAGACATTTTTTAATATATAAATGAGTTATTTAAGTTACTATAATATGTTTAGTGATTTTAATGCAGGTGCCGGCGTTACAGATACAGAGTTATTCACAAAAGAAGAAGAAGAAGCATTCTTACCAAAACATGATAATATCACCGGAGAATATAATTTTGGATTTCCATTCAAAGGGTCGTCGTTCCCGAATATACTTATGAGAAACGATATTAGAGCACTTATAGGACTGATATTATTCGTTTTAGCTATTACAACGACACCTGTAATAGCAGTTATTATGATCGCGGTTGCCTCTGCATTGCTTCCATTTCCATCGTTAGTGATTGCTTACTGTCTATCCGTACAAATTATTAATCCAGGAAATAATAACGCCACAACCATGTCTATTATATGCGTAGCTTTGGCTATTATTGCTATCTTTATTAATTCTATATCTAAAACCGCCTACATTATTACGTATATTATTCTAGCAGTTTTATTTTGTATATACGCATTTAATCTAACCAGATCATCGAAAAATAATATGAATGTTACAAGATGCCCACGGGATATTAGAGGTGGTGATAAACACAGTATAGAAAAACCAAGTTTCTACGAAGATTAAGATTAAAAAAATTATATATTTTTTAAATGGGTAGTTATCTATCTATAACTAATTTGAAGGTGGAAAAAGATCCGGTAAATTATAACAAAAAATATATGTTTATTAGTTTTAATTATCCTGAGTATGATAAAACAATAGGATTTTACGAAGAACTAGATACGTATACGGACGAAAACGTGAATGATATAAATCCTAAGTTTTGTCTTACTGATAATATTGATGTATCATATTGTGGAACCTTTCTATCAAACGATCTTGCGAAAAAATATGTGTTAACAAAAGGAAACTCTTGTAGATCTTTTACATTTCGCCCTGGTTCTATGATAATATACGATAATGATATAACAGAAGACTATATAGATAATAAACTACCAGATGCTGCTAAAGAATATATATCTAAAGGTTTCCAATGCAGATTTATAAAAAAAGATTATATGGTTATGGATAATAAACTAGGAGAGTGTTGCTCCAAGCCATCCGATATTTGTCCGGAGATATTGAATAATGGATATAAAACAAATCATTGTGACACTTTTATGGTTAACTTCTGTAAAACTAATCCAGATAACTCTCAATGTTTAATATGGCTTCGCCAAAAACGTCAAATTGCCTTATCGACGTATTTGGATATATGTTCAGAAAATATGGATCAACGATATTGTTCTGAGTTCATTAGGGTAGTAAGACCAGATTTTTACACATTTGGTGATGCAGCACTAATTAACTTTTGTAATAAATTCAAAGGCAATAGGAATTGTTGGTGTGTTTTTCCACCAAATCAGACTATAACATCTGAAAAATATTTGGGTCCTAGAGTATGTTATTTACACGAATGTACTGATAGAACACGAGATAGAAAGTGGTTGTTATATGATCAAGATATTCAAAGATCCAGATGCAAATATACCGGATGTAATATAAATATAAATTCTTTGATTCTAGAAAATTCGAAAGTAGATCTTATTTCGAATTGTGGTTACAAAAATATCAATAGAGATAGTGATCCGGGTGAACCAAAAAACACTAGTAAGTACAATAATATACAAACTCCGAATATACTGGAAGCGGTAATTATTTTTATAGGTATATCAATTTTATTCTATTGTATATCAGTATATCACCGTAAAAAGATTAATACTAATATTATAAATGTTCGTAGACGATAATACACTTATCGTATATAGAAAATGGACAAATTGTCTAATTAATAATCAAGGTAAATTTATACTATCACCTACGAAGAATTCGATTATGTTTGACGAATTAAAATATATACAATCATGTTTTAATTCAGTATTGTTATTAAATCCAAGTAAAACAGATATAATTAAAATATGTGTACATATAAAGAGAATTAAGTGGGAAGGCAAGATTATAATATTATTTGAAGGTAATAATAAACCTATACCTTTTAGGCTAGTAAATGGTAACTAATTACGAACCTCTTATTCTATTAGGAATTATATGTGTAGCATCATTAGCAAATATTAAATTATCTATAAAGGTAAAAATGGATATTATATTTTTTATACAGTCCATATTATTTATGTGGTTTATATTACACTTTGTACATTCAGTACTTTAATTTTTATATTAGTTAAATGGACGTAATGAATACTATCGGTAACTATTTTAGTAGTGCACTTATTGGGGGTATAATTTTATTAGCAGCATCGTGTATTTTTGCATTCGTAGATTTTTCTAAAAATAAAGCTACTGTTACAGTATGGCGAGCTCTTAGTGGTATAGCGTTTGTCCTCGGTATTGTTATGACAATAGGAATGTTAATATACTCTATGTGGGGTAGATATTGTACACCGAGTAAAATAGTAATAGACGGAGGTAGATATAATAATTCTAGTGCTATTGAACTAAATGGTCAATAGTATCCTATAACAAAAAAATAGAGATTTATAAAACAGATTATTATTGGAAGTTAATAGTCAATAAATGATTGCTGATTTTATTTTTATGATAATATGTGCTGTAGTAATAGTATTGATAGTATATGGTATTTATAATAGACAAACAACAACTAGTGTACGACAACCATCTACTATAAATAGATATGATAGCGAGGATATAAAAACTGCATACGTAGATAGATTAAATTCTAGTCATTTATCTTCTTTTTATAAGTTATTTTCTAATAAATAAAAAAAATATAGTTATAAATGACGGATAAGAAGTTATCGAGAAGTAGTTACGATGATTATATTGAAACGATTAATAAGTTAACACCTCAGTTAAAAACGATATTGGCACACATTAGCGGCGAACAAACAACCACAAATCTTATACCCGATAATACACCGGATGATGTAAAAGCTGGATCTATGTGTGGTACTAATAAATCATGTAGTAAAAAAAAATGTAGCGACGTTTCCAAATCTGTACGTACTCATACCACAAAATCTAGTGGTGCTCCTAGAAAGAAGCATGTATTTAGTTCTGTTGATAATAATCCTCAGATAATGCAAGCCGTTACAAATTGCGGTAAAATAGTATATGGTACAGTTAAAGATGGAAAACTAGAGGTACATGGGACAGTAGGTGAAATAAATCAAGATTTATTGGGCATTGAATCTGTAAACGGTGGTAGAAAAACAACAAAATCTTATAAACCAAAAAAAAAGACAACATCTAGTTCAAAAAAATCTGTGTGTATGTACAAAATGGATCCACTCGATGATATAGATGGAATGTCTTAACAACATCAACATATTTTAATTCTAGTAATAAGTTTCTTTATTATGAATATAATTATATTCAATATAGGGCTATTAACTATTCCAATTTTTACCGCAATCGCTTCACAGTCTTCGCCTATATTAAGATCAATAATTTCAGATGTTAGCTCTGTACTTAATCCACGCATTTCATCAAATCCTAACTTAACTAATATTTGTTCTATAACAATTACGATAATGGTTATAAAATGCGTTACCATAATTCTTTTTTTATAGCTGTCATTATATTGTTTAACTGCATTGTATATTTTATCTATTTCATCTTCTGAACATACTTCTAGATCTTCTAATGTTAGATCGGATTTAGTAATACTTGCATAATTTACTATAGCTATACGTTTATTGATTTCATTAGATTGAATCTGTTTACCGAATAATATTCTTGTAAAATTGTCAATATTATTATTGCCTCTACTGTTCTGTTTATTTCTTAATTCCATCACTTCTTCCTCAAGTAACTTTATTCTTTTATCTTTATCAAACATAACACCTAATGAGGGTGTATGTGATTGTATGGATGTTATTTTTGTTTCTAATGGATCTTTTTCTATAATAGTTTCTTTACCTGACATTTTTATGTTTAACCGCTGTTGTCGTTGCTGTTCTGCGATTAAAATTTCAGAAGAATCCTCTTCGAACTTCGTCTGTGGAGATACATGTTCAATAATAGTAATTGGAGAATCCTCTCCGGGTATAAATATCTCTGGAGAAGTTGTTTTATCTACATCGTTGTTAATGGATCGTGATGATCTTGTTTTTGCTAAAAGTTTATCATTAACCGTACGTAAAATAGATAATTGTCCTGTTGTTATCTCATAATTTTTATTAGAAGGATATCCATCTTCTGAAAATGTTGTAACCGTATAATCATTTGTTATATCTGTTACTGGAACGGTCGTCATTTAATACTAAATAAATGATGCCCATTAATACGGTAACTACATTAGATCAGTTAGAAGATGCGGAATATTTATTCAAAGTAGTATCGGCTATTCTTCCATCTATATGTTTAGATTATAAAGTTGACGATTCTTTAAAACACACATATATCCACCCTTTCGATATATTACTTAATAATAATATTAGTAAATCTGGAGATGAAACGGAATTATATACATCCGTCGAAAAGATAGGAATAAATTACTTACTAGATATATATTCTAGTTCAAAATTATTTAATACAGTAATATATCCAGGATATATAAACTTAAATAATATAGTATCAAGATCAGATTATACGAATAATCCAATTATTAATACACATAGTTTCAATGATCTTCCGAAGTTCACTAAAGAATTAGTTCATTATAGATTAAATAATCCAGAATATAATGCTAGATTTATAGGTGGATATGTAAAGCCAGAATCAGGAGGATTGGATGTACTAATTAATAGTAATATATATCCCGATTTAAATTTTGAAAATACATATTTGTTAAATTTACTTTATGAAGATGTAATCGCAAGCACTATCCAAGGATTTAGAGTGAGAAAAGCAAATGGTGTAATGTTATATAGGGATTTAGAAAATCTTCTTGGTGTTAGAAAGTTATTAACTCCAGCATCTGTAGGTAGATTTGATAATGATTTTCAAATAGGTACCGCCGTTGCAGATCATAATATACAGTTAATAGATCAACAACCCGCTGATTTGGATATTGTAACTATGTCAATAAAGCATCTAATTTTATATTATCAATACTTTTCTACAAATTACACAAATGCATTTATCACATATAATGGGGATTTAATTCTTAATAGTCAACCAGATATTATTAGTATCGCTGCATCTATGCGGTTTCAAGATCAGTTAACTAAGTTAACACATTTATATCCTGATCTACCTATATATGATATCGCAAATATATATGTACGGGATGCAACAACAGGAGTGAATATAAATCATCAATTAAATCTAAACATTAAATTTGTTGATATATCATCTAGACATAATTATTATATAACATTACTCAATCTGTTAGCCAAAGAATCTAGATCTAAACCATTAACCGCAAAGTTATCTCTATTTTGGGATGGAATTGATTATCAAGAATACAAATCAAAGAAAATATCTGATATTATTTTTTATAACTCTACATGTTATGTATTTGGATTATACAATAAAAATGGTAACACGTATTGCTCTATACTAACTGATATTATATCATCCAACGAGACACCTATTAGAGTATGTCTTTTACCTAGAGTATTAGCGGGAAAAACTGTACCAAAACTTATATCAGAAATATTGGATAGTGTTAATACCATGTCAAAAAAGGAATTTCCAAAAAAACCAATATCTAAACTAATGCACATAGGATTGTCTGAGAATAGCTTCATGAGATTTTTTCAATTATTAAGATTGATAACGAATACATCTCCTGAAGTGGCGATAAGAGAAGTTCTTATGTTATATGTTGGATTAAAAATAGATGATACAGGATCACCTCATCTAATTAAAAAGGAAGCATATCAAGATTTTGTAGTATTATTATTTTCTTCAATGGGATTTAAAGTTCATATTAGAAAATCCATTATTGGAAGTAACAATCATACAGTTATAACAGCGAGACCTAGAATCTCCAAACAATATATTCATAATATGTTGTTAAAATCTAGCTGTTCAAAAGATGAAGCGGATAAATTAATTTCAGCTTCATACGATTTACTTCATTTTATGGTATCCGCTGGTGATTATAAGAGTTATCAGGAATATTATTATACTAGAAACTTCTTTCCTAATAGTGGATATTTTTTCTATGGTGGATCTCCAAACGAAACAATAGAAGGAGATTCGGATATCAATGAAACTGTAATTCATATAACAAATCCTATGAACATGTTAGACAGAATAGATATAAGAGGCATTTTTTCTGCTACCACAACCGATGAGATGATTAATGTAGATGCGTTTGGACCAGAAAATATAATATTTAGGAATAATCTGTCTAGTTTGATACAAAATAATCAATTATCGGGAGATTCTATTATTCAGACAATGCCATTAAACATATTAGACAAATTAATTACCACAGCAGGATCATCGTGTGGTGTTTCATTCAATGAGCTAATAGATGGGATATCAAACGACACCGATGAATGTGATGCCACTGGTGATATAACCGAATTAATTAATAACGCACTAAAAGAGACATATACAAAAAGGAATACATCATTCATTACACAAACATTTAACTCTGTTACGTCGCAATCTCAGAAACAGCTCAACGATATTAAACAAACATCGTGTCAGATGGCGATGATTTTTAAAAATCTAGCAAAATCTATATATACGATAGAACGTATATTTAGCGCAAAACTAAGTGACGAGGTTAAAGTTGACATATTAGAAAAATTAAAAGCATTTTCTAATTTATCAAAATCTTTATATAAAGATTTGATATCTATAGAAACATTGAAAGCTATACTATATATTATCAAAAGAAGTGGTAGAACAATAGACGATGTTGAAATAGGTCCCGAAGAAATTAGGAAATCCTATGAAATAATAAGACCTAAAATCATTAATATGACAAATTACTACTCTGAAATGAGTAAAACATATTTTGAATTCATGAAAAAAAATCTTAATATGGAAGACGGAAATTTAATCTCTTTTGACACAGAATAAATGTCATGTTATTTTGCGATTTTAAAATCTATTGGTGGATTAGCTTTATTTCAGGTGGCTAACGGTGCTATAGATGTATTCCGCCATGTATTTATGTATTTCTGCGAGAATAAATTTCGTCCCAATTCATTTTGGTTTGTTATACTGAGATCGATAATTAGTATGATCATGTTCCTGATACTAGGTATAGTGTTATTATCTATATCGAATAATGATAAAGATAAAGATAAAGATAAAGATAATCATAATCATTAATAATAAATTGTGATATATTTTAAAAAAGTTTGTTTATCTCTTTTACTAATTTTGAACGAATTAGTTGATTTTATTTCTGTTATTATCCTATCAAATAAAGTAATTCTATCTATTAATAATGTAAGTGGAAGTTTTGTCTCTGTTGCTAGTTTACAATCTATCCCTTTTATAGTGTTATCGCTACTGATGATTATATCATGTATAGTTGATAATACTGTATTAATCATCTGATTTACAACGGAACCCGTGCTGGAACTCCATTGAATAGAATTCGATTTTAGTAAAATAGTATAAAATCTATATGTTATTTCGGATAGTGATGTAATAAATTCGCTTTCTTTTCTTGAATCGAATATATCAACATCCGACGTATCTGATCGCAATGATAGTGCTAAAGAAGAATAATATGATTCGAAATCATAACAGTGATAATGACTGACAGGATATCCTAATTTTTCCTGTATTATACATATCTGTGAAACGAATTTAAATTTTTTACTGTTTTCATTATATAATTCAGGAAAAAATAATTCAATCATGGATTCTGTAAATTTATAACCTTTAGAAGATAACGTTAATAATATCATATACGGAGCTACTATAATATTATTTTTCTTAGTTATATGAACATCTTTTATCGTATCAATACATCTAAATAAATAATTAACTTCTTTATAGGATAAGAAATATATTCTTGGTAAAAAGAATCGCAATGCTAATTTTCGTTCTTCATCTTTTGTTTTATGTACAAATAATCTTCTACTTTTTGATATGTATGAATTGGATTCACCTACTCTAGATTTTGTGATATCGATATTTACATCGCCTAGTTCTATATGGGCCTCTAAGTTAAGATCTGGTACAGGATCAAACATTATATTAAACTATTGTGTATGATAATACAATTTCACTTTAATAAAATATAATAAATACAAAATGAAGTATGTAGTAAGTCCACAATTAGTATTATATGTTGGTAAAGGTCAAGATATACAACGTGCATTATATCTGACACCGTATGGTACTCTAGATGACACGTCTCCTATTTATTATTTTCTATCATCGCATCTAAATATACAAACGCCCGAGGTCCATAAAAGACATATTTTATTAACACTTAGAATATGTCAATTAAAAGGATATATATGTAACCTGTTAAATATTAACGATGATATAATTATATATTCTCATAAGAATAATTTAGAATATAGCTATGTAGATAACACTATTTTTAATCCATTTGTACACACACAAAAGAAAACATTAATAAAATCAGATGGCTTTTTATATAATATATATCCTAGTGCTTGTGATTTTTTAGTTATATGGGTTGCAAAAGCAACAGATACATCTATTCCAGAATTTGGATCGTATGAAGATGTAGATACTAACATATTAAAATTTGAAACACGTCTACTGGAAGTATTTTCAACATTAGATTTATATATGGATATTGAATCTAAATTTAATAATATATTTAGAACGAACCTGAAGTTTACAGGTTTACGAAGTATCGTGAAAAAACTTAATAATATGAATGGTTATATATCTCGTTTATATAAGTCCGATGAATATTTTATCAATATGACTGGTACTAAATTTATTCTTACCGATGAGAAGCTAAATTTATCCGTATGGGACACGGATGGTAGTATGGCGTTTTCTAGCGATGGTGATACTATTATAATAAATAATGTAAAGTTATTTTCTAGATTAATAATGGACGATATGGATATACAGATGGAACGAATTAAAGGGGATGTTACATACAAAATATATTTATCTACCCCTATTACATCTAGAATAAAATTGGATATAGAAACTAGTTTTATATTCGTTGAAACAGCCACTAATAATATATTACTATCTGTAGATAAGAAGATATCCATTATATTAGCTAAGAATCATATTTCTATTAAAGTTAAAAATTATATTCCTAACATAGAAAAATACTTTACGTTTTTGGTAATTGCTATAAATAATATGTTTAATAATGTACAACAATCATCTGATTTTACTAAAGTAGAGACCGTATATTGGTCAAGAATATGTCAAAATACAAAAAATAAACATCGTAAACCCGTAATCGTATCATCCATAGATAAGGATATGAGAAAAATAAGCAATAATTTTTATAAATCAGATTCGAAAGAAGTGTTTATAAACTCTAACGGAATCATGTTCTCATGTATAGATCCTTTGGGAAAATATAATAGTATAGGATTTCTATCTATATTTCATAGATTACAAAATATATGTATTCCTTGTTGTTTTTTAAAAGATCAATCTCACACAGATACATTTTCATCGTGTGTTCATCAGAAAGAAATCTCTAAGGATATTATAAATCCTTACATACTAAACTTTGGAAAAGTTGTAACCAAATCAAAAATATCATTTCTTCCTATCATTTTTGATTCATTTTTTAACGAGGGTATGAAAATAGTCTTCGAGCATGATAACAAACGATTAAAGGAGACAACTGGATATCATGTTGTAAAGTCATGCGATGATATAACAAGATTGCGTAGTATATCTGATATAATAACATTTGTAAACAACGATAATAATATTTTAATAGCCGAAGATATTATATATTTTCCAATGAATTACTTTAAGATAGGTAAACGTGTTCATATCTTGATACAGGAAATAGTTCACGAAGTTGTTATTGTTAAGAAAACAATAACAAATGACAAAATTGATATATTCCCACCAGATTATAAGATTATAAAAGAGTTATTTCCAAAACAAATACATTCTATACCTATAAGATCTGACTCTGGAATGGAATTAACAACACATGGATTTTATATAGATGGAAAAGAATTTACTCAAGAGTTATCATCAAATTATGTGACTTTTACAAAAAATATAAATACATCCTATATATTATCTAAATATTTCTCACCACTATTCAAGTATGTTGTTACAGAATCAAAAGATAGATTTATTAAAACATGGTTAATTAATACAATGTTAACATTGGGAAATGGTGGAGAATCGGATCCTAAAATACTACAAAAATTAGAAACGTATTATCCCAACAATGGTAAATCTATAACAAATTAAAAACTATCAATTACAATAAATAATGGATAAACTAAGAGTATTATATGATTATTTTTATAATATTAGCAAAATATATTTAGAACGAGAGACACATTCAACTACATTATCTCCAAATTTTGATTCCGATGTATCTATTTTCATGAATTTAGTTCCCATATTGGAAGATAAAATATGTTCTATAACTTCAACCATATCTGATGATGATGTACTCCGCATGATGAGATATTGTAATTATAAATTATTTTCATTTTGGTTTTTGAAATCCGGTGCTGTTGTAAAGTCGGTATATAATAAATTAGAATTAGAAGATGAAAAAGTAAGATTCAAGAACGTATTCAAGGATATTTTAATTAATACACAGACTTTAATTTCAATCAATAACATGTATAAAAACATAAAACAAGACACTGCAGATATAGTTTCAGATACTAAAAAAATAGTAGATATAATTAATCAGATAAAAAATAGCAATTGTGAAAGTAGCGCATATAAACTTCTTCAGACAAATCACAATTTTATAGTAAAAACTATAAATAAAATTCTTTCGGATCAAAATTATTTACTTAAAGTAATAGCCGTATTTGATTCCAAATTAATCACAGATAAGGATAAATTATCTGAATATAGAGAAATATTTACAATCTCTACGGAAAGTATTATTCATGGTATACGATGCATTTCAGATTTAGAAATACCCACTATTGAACTAGAAAATAATAAATACATATCATTTTTTAGAAAAATACTAGGTACTGTCATTCTTTTCCAGAATAATGATCTTAACTCTCAAAAATTTATACATATAGTAGCAAAATTATACATTCTTATTTATCAACAATTTAAAACCAATCCAGCACTTGGATACCTGCTTACAGATGTATTAGATTCTATAAAAGATAAAATATCTGTAGATGATATAAAACGCCAGGGGATAAATAATATACAATCACTTATTAGGTTTATATCTGATAATAAATCATCGTATAAAACGATTTTATCGGAAGAATATCTAAAACGTGAGGAAGATATTATTAATATATTACAAATCATTTCACGAGAAAATAATATAGAACATGCTGGTAAAATTATAGATATAAGGAATCTTATTGAGATAACAAAGTGCAGATTTTTTAATAAAAGTTAATATCTATTTTGTTTTTTCCATATTCTTATAATATAGTCCAAATGATACATTAATCCATTTCTATCAAAATCTGATGTAGACAATAACTCTCCATTTTTTTCTATAATTATTGGACACGTATCATCTTTTATCTCTTTAATTGTTATACGAATAATATTGTTTTTTATCATAGTTTCATCGGATAAATCTAATATGAGAGGTAATCTACCTCGCTGTAATAAATTATAACTTTCAGCTATAATACCTACCACTTCAAACAAACTTATTCTTCTAGTATATCGTCGCTTAATAGCTGATATTTTAGTACTAATATTTTTAATATTTTCCTCTATATCTTCCACGTTTGTAGATATATCCTTGTAATTTGATGGTTTTAAAGAGGGAACATCGCTCGTATCTGTAGGTTCATCCTCTTCTTCTTCTTCATAGTTACTATCCTCTTCGTCATTAGAACTATATTCTACAATATCCTCACTATCTGCCATTTATTATTATAATCTCAGTTCAATTTTTAAAGTTTTCTAAATGGACTTTATGAAAAATTATTCAAAACAATTATCTACAACGGTAAAAAATAAAAAAGATGAGGAATTGGTTAGTACAAAAGATGTAGTAGATCATGGAGCAATGTCTGATGTTAATACAATCTTAAAAAGCAAAGAACATATATATCAACAGTTAATGACGTCTCAGTTACAGGAAAAGAACATATTAAAGATTAAGAAAGAAGTTATATATGCAACGACGGATAAACAAATGGATAATGAATGTCACATAGACCCATTACAAAAAAAAATAAATGATATGTCTAAGAGCGAACTTATAAGAGAATGTAATAATATAAAGGATACAACAATTGAGTTAAAAAATGATTCCGAAAGTCTTGTAGAGGATATTCAACTAGCTAAGAATAATACATTTGATACTATCAATGCTATTATGAATGATTTAAAAAGAAAATTTCAACTAGATAATTTAGATATCAATTAATAATATAAAAAATTAACAGTGTACGAATAAAAACTACGAATATAAATGGATAGAGACGACGTATTCCTTACATCGAAAGTTAATTTACAAAATAGATACAATAATCAGATATTATCATTAATTAATTCACACGTTCATTCATCTACTCCATCTTTATCATGTTCAATATGTAATACACTATCAAGTTTTTCTACAGATGATTTAATCGAGGCAGGTGCTAGACAAAGATCTCCTATGCGTAAAAAAATGTTAAAAGAGAAAGACGATGCATGCCCCATAAAAAAAATGGAACAGGTTGAAATGGTACCTATTGATGAAGTTGCATCTACAAATGATTGGCATCTTAGACTTAGAAAAGATGGTGATGCTATTGCGAGATACCTAACGGATAACAAATGTAATATCTCTAATTTTACAATACAGGATATGTTAAATATTATGAGAAAATTAAATATTATGAGATCAAATAGAAATGAACTGTTTGAACTGTTATCTCATGTAAAGAGTTCATTATCTAATTCTACGATGTCCGTCAAGAGTACACATCCATTAGTGTTGATTCATTCTCACGCTCATCCTAGAATAGGAGAACAATTAAGAGAACTAGATAAGTTATATTCACCAACACGGCATGAGATATTGTTATCTACAACCAGATTTCAATCTATTCATTTTATAGATATGTCTAGTTCATCAGATCTCTCATTTCATTATAGAGACAATGATTCTACATATTTTATCCATCCTATTTTTGTAGCACTATTCGGAATAAAGTTACCAGCGTTGGAAAATACATTTGTATACGGAGATAGTTATAGTTTGATTCAACAACTTTATGATTTTAAGAAAGTAAAGCCCGACAATTATATGTTACTTATTAATAGACTTACAGAAGAATCCCCTATTGTTTTTACAGGAATTAATGATGTTATCTCTACAGAGATTCAACGTGCCAATGTTCATACGATGATAAGAAAACTTATCATGCGATTACGTATGGGTATCTTTTACTGTAAAGATGATGAAGCTGTAGATCCATACTTGATGAAGATAATTCATACAAATTGTTCTCAGGTAATGACCGATGAGGAACAAATGATAGCATCTATACTATCTATAGTTGGTTTTAAACCTACTCTTGTATCTGTTCCGAAACAAGGTATTATGAATAACTATGAAATGCAATTACAGTCTGTTCCGTATATTGTTATAAATCCTATGAAAATGATAACAACTTCTAATTGTCCTATATCTGTTAATTCGGGTAATATACACTCTCTAACATTTGATGGTAACACAGGACGCGTTGTATTTGCACCACCTAATATTGGAGGATATGGATATAATATAACTCCACACTTGGATACACATTTTACAACATACTCAAGCGGTATGACGATGCAACAAAATATAAATTCTCCTGTTATCGTTAATGGTGTGTTAATGTTTTACGTAGAACGCAGACAACATAGAAATACGTTCAGTGGTGAATGTTATACGGGATATAGATCCATCATAAACGACTCACCAATAGAATTGTCTCAAGAGATTGTTATTAATGGAATCATGTATAGACTTAAATCCGCGGTTTGTTATAAAATAGGCAATACATTCTTTGAATGTGATAGTTTACAAAACGATATATTTTTAAAGGGACATTATACTATATTATTTACAGAATTAGGTCCGTGGATGTACGATCCGTTGTCTATCTATAATAAAACAGCTAGAGATGCACGATTAATGAGAGCATTAAAAAATCATTATAGAAAAATGACAAATAATACCGACGAATCGGATTTTTATGAATGGTTAAAAGGAGAAGGAGCATCGTACGCGGCTATGAAACAACATATGTTGATGAATCACGAAACCATGTTTGAGGACGATTTGTTAAAAATAGAGGAAGCAATGTCATTGATATCCAGACAATGTTGCATGCTTATATACGCGCAGGATTATGAACCTTATATAACTGCAAAAAATATCACAGAATTATTTTGATTATAAATGGGATGGTATTCATCTTACAATGTAGATCTACATCCTCCTAGAAAATGCTCTAAGTGTTTAGCCAATGTATACGAATTTATAACAGATGATGAAGAAACCATTAGGATGATTTTGGAATCTCAACCTAATAAGGTTTATATTTTGAAACAGTTTCTAACAGCTGTTAGAAATAAAGAGTTTATATATAAAATACTAGATAGTGAACTACAAAGAGTATTAAAATGAATCTTAAAATGTGTAGCGGTTGTTCACATAACGGGATAGTATCGGAACACGGATATGAATTCTGTATATTTTGTGAATCTATATTTCAAAGTTATTCAAAAATTCACAAAAAATCTAACTTTCACGTATCTAATAAACTTATTCATCTTAGAAATGTATTGCGTAGATTATTATCTAATCAATGTTCTGGCGATATTATTACAGAATTGTTAGAATTAATGGATAAAAATCAAATCTCATCGGAGGATATCGACGCTAATTTTGTATCTAATTTTTTGAAAGCGCATGAGCGTATAAATAAAAAAGATTATAAACTTGTATTTGAAATTATTAATCAAGTTAAGGATGAGAAATTAAATCTAACCACGGAAAAGATAAACGAAGTCGTTGAGATATTTAAACATCTGGTATTTTTCTGTCAAGAAAAGACTCCTTCTAAAACAATAAATTACTCTTTTTTTTTAGATAAAATATTTGATATAACGCATGTTACAAAGAATTTAAAACCACAAACTGTTAAGAATTATACCAAGAATAATAGTAATCAATTGATATGGGAAAACTTTCTTATATATATGAAAACCAAACACAGGACATCTATAATTACCGATTTTGGTCACGACTACGTTTTTTCGAATGAAAAATTTGCACCGTGTTCATTAGATGTATAATTTACTTATATTATTTTTTCTTTTAAAAAAAACATAGATATACAAATAAATGGCAAAGAAGGTTTCTCTTTCAAATATAACCATATCTTCACCTAAAGCAGTTATTAAACAAGTTAAGGATGAATCTATAACATCGATATTACCTTCTTATTATACATCTGAAGCGTGTATGACTGTTAAAATGAATCATATGTGTAATTGCTGTTGGTTTTGTTCTCAAGATATAATACTATCACCATTACATATAGAAACAATGAAGGGAAATAATGTGGGGAACTTTTGTTCATCCATATGTAGAGATTCATTCGCATCAATGATAAAATCTAACGTTGCATTACGAGAAGAACCTAAGGCTACAATACTACCGTTAATTTGTTATGATAAACCTAATGAAATCATTAATATAATAAATCTATTAAGAAATAAAGAAGGTATATATGGAAACTGTTACTATAAGGAAAAAGATAATTCTATACAAATTTCTTTACGTAGTTTATTATAAGCTTTTCATACTTTAAATACGACAATGAATAATACTGTTATTAACTCGATTATAGGTAATGATGATATTGTTAAACGTCATAATGTATTCGGTGTAGATGTACAAAATCCTACTTTATATATGCCACAGTATATAACTATAAACGGCATAACCTCTACAGACAGTAACTGCGACCAACATGTTGTATCTACTTTTGAAATACGTGATCAATATATTACAGCGCTTAGTCATGTTATGCTAAGCATAGAATTACCAGAAGTTAAAGGTGTTGGTAGATTCGGTTATGTTCCATATGTTGGATATAAGTGTATTCAACATGTATCTATATCCAGCTATGATGATATATTATGGGAATCATCCGGAGAAGATTTATATAACTCGTGTTTAGATAATGATACGGCATTAACAAATTCTGGATATTCGCATGAACTTAATACAATATCTACAGGATTGACTCCAAACGACACAATTAAAGAATCTACAACTGTGTATGTTTATGTAAAAACTCCCTTTGATGTAGAGAAAACATTTAGTAGTTTAAAGTTGGCAGATACAAAAATTGTCATTACCGTCACATTTAATCCTGTTTCTGATATTATTATAAGAGATATAACGTTTAATTATGATAATTTCGTTAAAGATTTTGTCTATGTTACAGAACTCAGTTGTATAGGGTATATGGTAAAAAATATACAAATAAAACCGTCTTATATAGAAAGGCCTAGAAGAGTATTTGGTCAATTAAATCAATCTACAGCTGTAATATCTGATGTTCATTCTGTATCATCATTATCTGTATATATCAAACCATACTATGGAAATGCAGATAATAAATTCATATCATATCCTGGATATTCACAATCAGAAAAAGATTATATATGTGTTTTTGTAGAGAGACTTTTAGATGACCTCGTCACAGTATGTGATGCATCTCCAAAATGGTTTCCAGAGACTGCAGAACTCGTTGAAGTACCAAATAGTGGTATTGTAACAATACAAGATGTTGATATTTTTGTTCGTATAGATAATGTTCCATGTAATATGAAAGTTTATTTTCATACTAATATATTAGTATTTGGAACACGAAAAAATTCAGTTACATATAATTTATCTAAAAAGTTTACAACGATAACAGGCACCTATAGCGAAAGCACTAATAGAATTATGTTTTCTCATGTGTCACATTCTATAAATATTACAGATGTATCAATTCCTGTAAGTGTATGGACCTGTCAACGTAATATATACAACGGTGATAATCGATCAGAATCATCAAAAAATAAAGATTTATTTATTAATGATCCGTTCATAAAAGGTATCGATTTCAAAAATAAAACCGATATTATTTCTAGATTAGAAGTAAGATTTGGTAACGATGTATTATATTCTGAAACGAGTCCTATTTCTAAAGTTTACAATGATCTACTTTCTAATCATAAATGTGGTATGAGAACATTACGATTTAATTTCACACCCCCTACATTTTTTAAACCCACTACAATTGTTGCAAATCCTTCTAGAGGTAAGGATAAATTATCCGTACGTGTCGTATTTACCTCGTTAGATCCTAATAATCCTATCTATTACATATCGAAACAATTGGTATTAGTTTGTAAAGATCTGTATAAAGTTACTAACGATGACGGTATTAACGTAACAAAGATTATTGGAGAATTATAATACTGAAAACAAACCTATATCAAATAAATGGATAAAATTACTAGAAATATCAGAGAAGGAATACATATATTGTTACCATTTTATGAAAATCTTCCTGATATTAGCCTAAGTTTAGGAAAAAGTCCATTACCTAGTTTGGAGTATGGAACCAATTACTTTCTACAATTATCAAGAGTAAATGACCTAAATAGATTACCTACGGATATGTTGAGTTTATTTACACATGATATAATGTTGCCTGAAACAGATATGGAAAAGGTATATGATATACTTAATATAAAATCTGTAAAATCATACGGTAAAAGTATTAAAGCCGATGCTGTTGTTGCAGATCTAAGTGCTAGGAACAGATTATTCAAAAAAGATAGAGAATTGATTAAATCTAATAATTATCTCACGGATAATAATCTATATATAAGTGATTATAAAATGTTGACATTTGAAGTATTTAGACCGCTTTTTGATCTATCGTCGGAAAAATATTGCATAGTAAAGTTACCCACGTTATTTGGTAAATGTGTTATAGATACGATTAGAGTATACTGTAGTCTTTTTAAATCAGTTAGATTATTCAAATGTGCTAGCGATAGTTGGTTAAAAGACAGCGCTATCATGGTCGCGAGTGATATATATAAAAAAAATATAGATATTTTTATGTCACATATTAGATCTGTTTTAAAATCGCAATATTGGAAAGATTCTAATAACGTTCAGTTTAGTATATTGAAAGAATCTGTTGATAAGGAATTTATTAACAAATTTTTGGAATTTTCTACATCTGTATACGAATCGTTATATTATGTACATTCATTATTATATTCTAGTATGATATCTGATAATAAAAGTATAGAAAACGAATATCAAAAAAAATTGACAAAACTCTTATTATAAGAAATCCGTACAGATAAATGAGTAGTTATCATGCAGCATATATTGATTACGCACTTAGAGTTACGGAATCTATGACCGATACAATGGGAACAGATACAGAAATTACATTAAAACCTTATCAACATTTTGTAGCTCGTGTTTTTTTAGGATTAGATAAAATGCATTCATTATTACTATTTCATGACACAGGTGTTGGTAAAACTATTACAACAACGTTTATTATTAAACAATTAAAAAATATATACACAAATTGGTCTATATTATTGCTGGTTAAAAAAGCACTTGTAGATGATCCTTGGAAAAACACAATAATAAAATTTGCTCCTGAAATTATTAATGATTGTATCTTTATCACATACGATGATAAAAACTTTCATAATAAATTTTTTACAATAATAAAAACTATTAGTTCTAGAAACAGATTATGCGTTATTATCGACGAATGTCATAATTTTATTTCTAAATCATTAACAAAAGAAGATGGAAAAAAACGACCTACAAAATCTGTTTACAATTATTTATCAAAAAATATAGCAATGCATAATCATAAACTAATATGTTTATCAGCTACACCCATCGTGAATAGTGTAAGAGAGTTTACTATGATCGTGAATCTTCTTAGACCGAAGATATTACAAATGCAACCATTATTTGAAAATAAAAAACTCATCAACGAGAATGAATTAATAAATAAATTAGGAGGCATTTGCTCATATATAGTAAATAATGATTTTTCTATTTTTGATGATGTAGAAGGATCTAATACCTTTGCTAGAAAAAAAGTATATATGAGATATGTAAACATGACAAAAAAACAAGAAAATATTTATCAGAAAGCGAAAACAATGGAGGCAAAATCAGGAATATCAGCATTTCGTATTTATAGGAGAATGGCGGCAACGTTTACATTTGACTCGTTACCAGAAAGAACGAATAGAGATTCTGAAGATTTTAATAAAGAACTTCAAACATTATACACTGACTTTTTAACAACTGTAAAAAACATAACATTTTCTAACAGAGCTATACAATATTTTAAAAGTGGAAACGATCTAGGTGGGGATGTTTCATCATCCGATATATCATTGTTATCACAATTACGTGAACGAAGTTGTAAGTTCACAGACGTATGTTTGCGTATATTAATGTCACCCGGAAAATGTCTGGTATTCGAACCATTCGTAAATCAATCAGGTATAGGAATATTATTATTATACTTCGATGTATTTAAGATATCATATATAGAGTTTTCATCTAGAACTAAAGATAAACGCGTTAAGATGGTTGAACGTTTTAACGATAAAAATAATACAAATGGTGATATGATAAAGGTATGTGTATTTTCACTCAGTGGTGGAGAAGGTATAAGTTTTTTTTCAATAAACGATATATTTATATTAGATATGACATGGAATGAAGCATCGCTAAGACAAATAATAGGGAGAGCGATACGTATGAATAGTCATATGTGTACACCGGAAGAAAGAAAATATGTCAATGTGCATTTCATTATAGCTAGAATGTCTAATGGAGAACCTACGGTTGATGAAGATTTATTAGAAATTATACGAACAAAATCTAAAGAATTTACACAATTATTTAAAATATTAAGAGAATCATCAATAGAATGGATATATGATACACAAAAAAATTTTTCTCCGGTTGATGATGAATCTGGTTGGTTAGCGTTAATATCTAGATCTATAGATATGAATTTAAAAAGTAAAGAGGTAGAAAAAATTGTATCGGGACAGAATATATGGTATTCAACTTCAAATAGATTAGTGATGATTAATAAAGGATTTAAAACAGAAGATGGCAGAATCTTTGATACGGAAGGTAATTATATTCAAGATTTGCCAACTAATCCTATTATAAAAATACATAATGATAAACTCGTCTACATATTATTATAGTTGTATGTTATTTTCTTTTTTTTCTAAACATTTAAGTTTTGATACTGATAAGACGAATCTGATAATATCACCATGTATACCTTCGTCGAATGTATCTAAAAAAACAATAGATGTAATTTCTCTATTTGATAAAAAGTTATTAAGAATATCATCACTAGATAGATCCGTTTTACCCAAAAATAATATTGTTTCGTATACTCTATCTATTAATAAGTCATCTATAAACATATGAATAAAAAATCTATAATCTATAGATATATTCTTAGTATCAATATTTATTTCCTCTTTTATTTCTCGTGCTAAACATAGAAAAAAATCTTCGCCTATTTTTGGTTGACCTCCTGGAAATATAATATTACGATGATCGTTTGTTTCGTTTGTTAGTGAATTATCTATATTGAGTTCGTTTAATAGATATTGACGTTCTTTTTTTCTGAGATATTTAGCATACTTCATAAATAATCTTTTTTTCCTAAATACATTTCTAGATCTTATAATCTCTGTATATAAAAAGCTATGCTTTCTATAACAAGCTATATACTTATTATCACTCGTTAGAATAAGAGCACATATCGATATTCTATTTATATACAATAAACATTGATAAATGAAACCTGTGGCTCTTATACGTTGAATATCATCCGACCATATGTATGTCTTCGTTAACTTTGTATTATTGTTATTAATATAACTAAAATTCTTCGAGTGGAATATTTCAGTCATTTAGTATTAACGAGTGTATTATAAATAAACAACAAATATTTATATTTATCATTATTTCTACAGTCTAGTAATGATCTTAATCCTCTAATCTCAACATTATAGATACGTGATGATGTAGATTCGTATAACGATTCATTTATATAACAGATAGTACAATAACTTATATATGTTTTATTAAACAATTTATCAAAAATAGTTAACTTTAGAAATTTATTACTAATATGTTTTATACTAATTTTTGAATCACTTTCTTCCCGTATCTCTCTATATAAACAATCATTTATCGATTCTGATTTATTTAGACGTCCTCCCAATAGTATAATTTCTTCAAAACAATTAGATAATATATACCTATCATTTATCGATCCCTTCTGTAATCTTCTAAATATTTCTTTTATTTCATTCGGATACATATATTTTAATAGATGTTTAGATACTTTCAACGTAGATGTTGGAGATGTTCGTTGTGACATCGTTTCTTGAAAAACAAACGAACTTCTTCTTGCTGCAACAATAGGTTTATTATCCGATGTTATACATATAGCAAACACATGAGTGTTTTTATTATGTTGAATGTTATCCGTATCTTCTATACATATGACTTCTCTATCTGTCTCGAATAATGTAGGTGTTACCATTTTTAAAAACACAACGTATTTGTGACTTTATTTTCATTTTGATTAATGAATAAAAATGAAAAAAATAAATTACGAATCTACTATGGATGCCAAAAATACAAAATTTGAATTCATACCTTGTTGTTCTTCTTTTAATACAACCGAAATCTGTGAACCATTATCGTATATAGTACCATTTCGTATAAGACAATATTTATTATTATTAAATGATATATTTCCTGATTCTCGCGTGAGTTTGCATATAAGATCTCCACATAAAACTGTTATGTTTGATTCATCTTCTATATTCAGAGTGCCACTAACGATATCACCATTCTTATAGTATTTATACAATACTATACATGGTACCTTAACAAGTATATGATTATTGATTAATTCACCCAATGGCAGTTCTTTATCATAACATATATCTATCTTCTTTGCCATGATACCACCCGATTCTCTATGTAAGTACTCTCTATATACAGCATCTTCTATGTTCTTATGAATATCTAGAGTAAGTTCATGTGGATGTAAACATACGGGAAGATACACATTTCTTGTGAATGTAGACATTTATATTTATATTTAGTTATTTTTTTATGGAGAGGATATAACGTTATATTCTTTTCTATAATTGACGCCCCATACAAATTGTTCGTGTGATAATTTAAATGGTACAGTTATAATTTCATCATTGTATCTATACAAAAGAGCTTTATCAAATACCTTATTAGAAACAAAGAAATGTCCATTAACTATTTCCTCTATATATTTCATTACAGAATCTTTGTTGCCTATCACAGATGAAATTATTCTAATAAGTTCGTTGTTATTATATTTTATTCTTGAGTGATGATAAAAAAATTGTCTCACTATTTCACCTAGTACAATTTCTACGATATATGGATGAGGCGCTGTATCATAATTCTCTGAAATATTTTCTAATATAGAATATATTCTATTAGTTTCTTTTGTTTTGAACTTTAAATACAATAATTTTTTTATATCGAATGGTAATATATTAATTTCATCCAAACTATAATCATCTAATGATATAATATTATCATTAAAATCGGAATATACAGTTGCTAACAAGTATACATTTACAGGTTCATGTATATCATTATAAGAAAATTTTCTTATAGATCTGCCTAATATTTGATTGTATTGAGAAAATGTATCGGGAATAGTCATAAACCAAATATGTCGTACCTCTTTTAATGTATAAGATTCTGACATAATATTCGATGAGAAAAGGAACATAATTTGACTACCATCATCATTGGATGATGAATTATAAACAGCTAGTAAATCCTCTAACGATGATTTCATTTTACTAGTTACTATAGCGAATGTTTTCGCTTTTCCATTAATTAATTTCGGATTGGTACCCTGCGAACCGTTATATTCTGAATATCCGTTACTTAACATTATATATTTAATAACTAATCCACCATATGTTGAATTAGAAAAGTATATAAATTGCTTACCTTTTAAGTTTGTAACTTTACTAATAAAATATTTGAATTTAGAACTTATATTCAAGTTAATAAGTTCATCACCATATAATACACCGTTACTTATCTTGAGATTAGGATATAACTCTTTATCCTGCTCTTGAAATAATATATCTAAATTATTTATTAGGTTTAATTGACCTAATACGGCTAATGAAACATTATTCATATTTTTTTCGAACATTTCATTATTACACAATTTCCTGACATTTATATAATCTCTCTCTTGTAATTTAGACATATGACAATACACTACTTGTGTGTCTAGAAAGTTTCTACCATGATATTTTATAGTAGGTAAATCACTATCAGGCATTTTGTAATAGGATATCCTTCCACGAAGAATATTTTTTAATACATTAACACCGTGTTCGTTTAATAAAATCTGAAAAACTTTTTTTCCTTGAATTATAATATCACTAAAGTTTATATCTTCATCTGACATCAAACTAATAATATTAGATAAAGTTATAGGAGTATTTGTGATAGGAGAACCAGATAATAATAAAAATGGAATCTTATTCTTATTTTTTATAACAGTCATAAGTTCCCCTGTATTATTTCCAAAAATATTATGCGCTTCGTCTATAATAAAAATAGCATTATTATATCTTGATAATCCATTATAGTTAATAATATTATCATTATAGTTTAGTGAATAAAAACTAGTTGTAGAATGAATAAAAATATTTTCTAATATATAATCGGAATTAAATAGATTAATAGCTACGTCCATACTATAGTTGAATATTTTTAGAATATTTATATTTGGAACTAATATATATACTTTTTTAAACCTAGATGCAACTAGAGCAAATAATAAAGCAATAATTGTCTTGCCAGATCCCATTATGTGGAATAATAATACACTTCTATTCTCATCAATAATACTTCTTACCAGATAATCCAATGTAGCCAACTGATGAGGTAGTATATTGGGTATATTATTGACATGATTATTGAATAATTTTACAATACCCAAGTTCATTTAGAAGGGATATCTTCTATAAATATATATTCTAGATATTCGTCGTTAATATTTGCAAACTTTTTATGTCTATTGATAAAACTTTCTATATCATGTCCGTGAGTTCGTATATTAAAATGTTTAGCTAGTTTTTGTTGAAATAATTGTATCGGTAATACTACCATCTCATTTTCTATAACGTATCCCATAGTAGATAATACAGATATAAATTGTATATGTGTACTAGAACTAGGTATTATTAATGTTCCAACTTTTAATTGGAATTCAAAATCTGGAACGGCTTCAGGTGTAGGATACAATACCATTGTAGGTAAATGATATTTTCTATACCATTTTACTAACAAATGTAAGAATGGATAACGATAATTATTTCTCTGTATTTTTAAATCTAGAGTTTCATCTAGCGGCTTTATTTCATCATACGCTGTGCTGTTTCTAGTTGATATATTACTAGAAGGCTGTGTAAAATGTGTTCTAAACTTTACTAAAGAAATTCTACGCATTAATGCGTTATCTACTCTATCAAAAATAGGCTTATAATTTGTATCTATTATAATAGTAGCATGATTTCTGTTATTTATCTTATTTGAGAAGCATGCCCTTCCCACTATACATGTCTCTGTAAGCTTTTTAATATTATCCGCTCTAATCTTTTTACTTCCACTACATGCAAAATCTGGTAATTCGCTACAGAACACAGAACGTTTAAGATGCATATTAGATATAAATGGATTTGGTCCTTTATCCATTACTTCCGTTAATATTGTTTGCCCGGTTTCTATAAATAAGTCACCTATAGACGATCTTAATAACTTCTTTGTTGTTGATTTCCCAGTTGCTGTTTCACCAAAGAAGAATGTAATGCACTGTTTTGTGGATCCATGTAAACAACTAGAAAGTATTTTTTCAAATAGTTCTCTATTGCATCTATTCTCATCAGTAAGTGGTTGTATATCGTTTAGAATAGTTTCCAATTCTTTCATTTCTGTAGATTCTGTATCAGAAAATTTTTCCATATCCAGTTCAAATCCTGTAGATACGGTACAAATAAAGTCCTTGGATTCAACACCTGTATAAAATTCTCCGGTACTTATGTTTAATATACCATTTTTAAAAGGTAACATATTAGGATATGTATCGGTTTCAATATTATCTACTAACATATCTTTTAGATTATTCTCTATCGCTTTACGTTTTCTAGGACATAATATGTCAGGTATATATTCACTAGGTAATTGTTCCTTCATACTTAGTATTAATTTTGTAATTAATGATTCCTCTGTACTGAACTTCCAAGTATTTTTTATCCATACTATGTGATCACCTCTATCCGTTAAGTGAATAACATTAGAATCCATTATAAGTTGAGAAATAGTGAATAATTTATTTCCTTCTAATGTAATCGCTTTTACTTTGCAACTATGTGGATTTCCAGCTTTATATATTTTTAACATACCGTTTCCCAACGATAACTGATGATGATGTTTGTGATGTTTCTTCTTACATAACGAACAAGGCATCACATAATCTATTATCAATGGTATCGTTGTAAAGTTATTTTCCGTCAAATCTTTAAAATTAATTATTTCATTTACGATGATTTTAGATACCTTTTTCATCGCATCCTTAAAATGAATATAACTAGGTTCCCACAATATACTAGGCATTGTATCTTCTAGTCGTTGTGTTAGATAGAAATAACAACTACACGTATGCATGCTTACATATGTAAATAGATAATCTGATATATTATCATGAGGTGGTTGTTTTATATGTATCTTATCATTTGTTGGTGATTTTCGAGTGCCTACTATACGTAAGGTTGCCTTTCTACGATAAACTGCTGTATCAATAGACCTTATAAGAGGATTATCGGACGCTCGTGAGAACTCTAGTAATGGTTTTTTCATAGCTATTAATGTATTCATCGTGGTATATGTATCTGGGAAAATCATATGAAAACTAGTTCGATTAATATCGGTGGACTTTGTAAGTGAAAAATTTGATCTCATGCACTTCAATATATGATTCATATCCGAATTACACTCTTTACTTGCAAACAATGATACAAATTTAGTAACTTCTAATATAAAATCCTCCAATGCTGCTGTAAAATCTATTTCGTCTAAAATAGTATCTAAATCTACATCCAAGAATACACGAACTATAGAGTATGCTTCTTCATCACGCAACGTTTCAAACAGTGTACACGTTGGATTATTATGTATATAATTCTCTAATTCATCGCAAGTAAATATATCTACGAATCTAGGATCTTCGTTCTGTCTAAGCGATGAAGGAACACCTATCTTCTTTAATACGAATATATGCTCATTATTTACTAGAGACCCTGCCATTTAAGACACAAGTTAAAATTTCACTAAACTCAATAGAATCCCTGTTCCCAATTTATAGGAAGTTTATCATTAATTTCCAATAATACATTTATCACCTCAAATGCTCTATCTTTATCGAACTGTTTATCTCTAGCAGCTGGATGATATCCAACTATTGTAGTTATAGGAGTATCTAATATTGATTTTATGTTCGAGAAATCGGTTTTGCCTAGACAGTATAATATATTTACATATTTTGTAATATGTTGTAAACATATTTTAGATATTTTTTTCCAATGTAATGCGTGACTTTTTGTTTCTCCTACTTTACAACTTAAATAATAGTTCCATGGTATCACACCATCAACATGATTCAAATTATATCCTTTATAATTCACAATACCTGTTATTTTTGAAATAGATAAAGCGATTGCTTTAATTGTTTTCTTTGAAAAATTAGGTGATTCAAAGGGAATACCTGTTGCATCATTAGGGTATGGATCTATACCACAAACACAGACTCGCTTATTTTTCAAAGGTACTCTTAATTGTTTAAAGAAATTATTAGGTGATGGAGATGTATTATCTCGTAATATCCATTCAGCAACCTCGTTATACATTTCAGCTATCTGATCCATAATATGATCCCAATCCTCATGATATTCAATTATAAATGGATCGTAATGAACACGTATCGTTTTCATATTCGTTTAGATATATTATTAAACATTCTTTCTACCTTTTCATTTTCTTCTATCGAATCACATGTTATCTGGGAACGGAACCATGCATATATGAACGCATTAAACTTATTTCTATTATAACAGTGATAAATTAATTTTATATTATTATAATCATTATATTTGACGATACATGTCATTATATATTTATCTATATGATATCTAGTATATAATTTATTTATCAATTCAATTAAAGTAGAATTTTTATCAAATATGATATTATTAATAATAGATGCCAATAATATATTTTTAAATATTTTGTAATTATCTTTTACTAAGTATGGATTGATTATACATGTCTCATATTGTTTATCTATTATACCGAGAAATTCTATAAATAATATTCTTACCCATGTATTATTAAAAAATATAATATCATGAATGAACATCGTATCGTGATCAATATCATTTTTGTAAGTATATTTTGAACATAATTGTATAGGATATAGTAGTGATATGAATTCCTCCACGTTTATGTATCTTCCCCTAATCTTATGACTAGACTCTATAATAGAAACGTTTAATGTTCCAATTTCATCAGGAATTATACTATATTTGCAATAAAATAATGCGTGTATATTTATTTTTGATATAAAATTTGATATAAATTCTTGATGATTTCCTAATAATAGAACTATCTTATCCTCATTATTAAATATAGGATATATATCATCACGTATTACAACTATATCCATAAATATGAATATCGATATCAAGAAACTAACGAATATTATACAAAACTATAACGTTGTATTCCCAAACGAGTTAGAAAAAATATATAATGAAAAATGTATATTGTTAGAAAAAGGATTTGATGGTGTTGTATATCGTATGCATATATATGAATTGATTCCTAGATTTGATAATAAAACTATTTTACGAATAGCTAAATTCTTGTACAGAAATAATCCAAGTATATTAGATATAATATTTATAAATAATATAGTTTATGAAGAGATAGAAGCATTAATTCCGTCATATACAGTTACCATACTAAATAAACAAATTACAACAGATGATAAAATAGATGCATTAACAGTACTAATACATCTATTTAATTCGTTTAGATTCGGAAAAAATCAAGATGTACCGTATTATTGTTTACCTCTTAGAAAAAACATACACGACATAATATTTTAATAATTCATCTATATCCAATCCATCGTATTTTAACGCGACTCTATTAAGTTCGAAGAAATTCTTCGTAGATTGACGTTCCTCCATCTTAGATACATTATTAATAAAATGTTTACTTCTATCAATTACCGTATCAAAATTAATATAATCTATTAACACGAAACCATATTCTGAAAATATTCTCACTATATCATATTTCTTTACTATATATTCTTCCATTGGTTTAGACATAGACGATGGATTATATACTAATATCTGTTCATCACTTATTTTTTCAATGGACATATAATTCTCTGTAGTTGGTAAGTTTTTATGGATAATGAATGTCTTTTTATCAGTTAACATAGATAACTTATCACCGTCCATCGTCGTTATGAGAATTTTACCACCAGATGCTGTCAGTTCAGATAGATTATTCATAATAGTTGCATAATGTTTAGGATGAAAAGAATAATGAATAGCAAACTGCCAATCTATAATATCGAATTTACCGAAAAAGAATACCTCTCTGATATTAGAAACATATGTTTCAGATCTAATCGTTTCTCTGATATAATCAAACTTATAGTATTTTGATTTTATGCCCGAATTTAATTTATTATATCGTTCCATACATCTTCGAATAGCGTCTTTGTCAGGATCGGTAGCAACTAATAGCGCAACTTCTCCAAAGAAATATTTTTCTAAATCTGCACCATTACCAAAATCTATAGCTAACACCTTTCTTTTATTTGAATTGTCCAAGAATGTTTTTGAACAATATAACGATATTAATAGAGTTTTGATATAATTAGATAATATACCTAATGGACCTCGTACTCTTTTATTAGTAAAATACGATATCTCAGGATTTAATCTATATTTATCATTTGCATAATCTTTTCCTATATCTGATAGTTTATTCTCATCAAAAATATCGTTTATATGTATGCGTTGATCTCGTATATGATCAACAACAACATGATACTGATTTCCATAGTATTCTTCATATAGATATTTCATAGTTTTGTCTATTCTAGGTTTAATAAACTCTCCAGTTATAGAAAATTCACAAATACATTTTATAGGAAGTATCACCTTTTTAATACCTATATCATTATATATATTATTAAACTCAATACAATATATATTATTCAGATATTTAACATCCGTTGATAATATCAACTTTCCTGTACCGTTTTCTTTTGGAAAGCCTTTATCATCGCTAAATTTCTTATATTCTATAAACGTAGAATTCTCTCCAAATATTACAGGTTCACTCGACATGTATCTATAGATTATATTTATCATGTTATCCGTGGTATTATCATGTTTTATCTTATAATCGATATTCGATTTAGAACCTTTTGAATAGAATAATATAACTCCTTCATTTTGTAACGGTAGATATGTTGATAAGGTATCTATAATTTCTGAGTGTGTATTAAACGGACCTTCGTATTTCTTTACTTTAAAAACGATCCTATCACATATATTATTCAAATATGAAACGACGTAATCACGTTCATTGAATCTATCTACTAATACGGGTTGTATCATTTTTATAAGATATATGTTCCACACATTATTTTGTTTTATCGCCTCGCCATATATCGTTACATCATTATCTAAAACTTTAATTAATGTATACCTTATTGTATACATAAGATGTTGAAAGTAACAGTAGATACCATTTTTATTAATTTTAACCAATACACCTACACCATCTGTTTTCGTTGTAATATATAAATTTTCCAAATCTATACTTGTAATATCTTGTTTTTTTAGCATATGAGTCTTTATAGGATTCTTGAATCTAGAATATAGATATATATTTTTTGTATCTGACATAAATAATATTTTACATATCGTATGTATTTCATTTGATAATACAGATGTATCTATTTTTATATCTCTCGTTACTATCTCAATCTCTAATGACGTTTTAGGTTTAGATTTAGGATGATTGAGCACGTGTAATAAGGAACTCTTTGATTGTGCGCCTGATCCCAGAAAATATTTAATTTTAAAATCTATAACAATATTTTTTATTCTAGCTTGTATTAAATTAACAAGTTCTAGTTTGATGGAAGACGTAAACTTTTTATAATCGAGAAATATATATTTTTCTTCTGTTGAATATTGCACAATACACCAGTCGTCGATTATATTCTCTTTTACACGTATTTTTTTTTCCCAAATAATATTATCAATACAATTTACCAATTGAATATTTTTTATATCTATACCATGTATCTTTGACATAGGTATTTTTGTTCGTATTTTTGTATGTTCATCTTTTCTCGTTAACGTAAACAATATATACGATTCTTGAGTAGATGATATATTTATTAGATTACTCAACGTGACAATGGATGGATTGGTAAATATCATCTCCACTTCGTGGTTAACATCATCCAAATGCACCGGTTGAGGAACGTCATTATATATATCTAATAGACTATAAATGTAATTATATACGGATGTGGTTAGAAACGTATCGTCCATTTTCTATGTACACGTTCCTTTTATATAATCATAATCGATTCCTTTAGATAATGCTATTTTTAATTTTTTATTTGCCTCATTAATTCTTTTATTATGTTTATCACTATTTGTCTTATAAAATTTAATAACGCGCTTGAGTTTTTTTGATGAACTAATATATGTATCTATATCATCGCATATAATATCATAATTCGTTAATTCTTTTGCTATCATAGGAGAATATACAGGATAATCTTCTGGAACTATAGGTTCTATTATTTCATTAATATAATCGGATGCGAGACATGAATCGTATTTAAAATTCATTACAAAATTATTATTTTTTTTATTAATTGAGAAAATAGTATCAGAGGGTTCTATACCTAAAAGGTATGATTTTAACATCATGATATCGATCGTATTCAATTCACCAGAAAAAAACGTCATTGAAATCGTTCTAAGTCTTTCATCCATTTATTAGTTTATTTTTTATAAAATCCCTTATCCGTAATATATTTTACTATCAACTCTATAAAATCGTTAAATGTTATACTCTTTATTGTATTTACTAATGTGCTAACATCTTGTAATAAAAAATCAATTACAGTTATCGCTATATATGCACTTTTAGAAATAGATGGAGTGTGTCCAACTGTCTCAGCTGTCTGTTTTATAGATATAGATACTAATTTTTTTATAGGTGGTACAGGATCCAAAGACTTGATATTAGACCAAAAATTATATAAAAACGTATAATTAACTCCATATGTACGTAGATCTTTTAGTCTGATTTCAAATTTTTTCATAAGTGAATATATTCTTTTTTCGCTAAGTTTATTAAATAAAAATGTGTCAGGATTTTCTTTATCGTGTAACTTCATTAACGGTTTAAATAATTTATTCGACTTATGCACCATAAATTCATGAGATACCTTATCTTTGCCGATAAACCGTATCATTATTTTATCTTTTTCTATATGAATGTGTTTATTTTTTAATGTAAGTATACCAACAGTTTCGTTTTCTTTTAAGTATCTCATTTTACCCATTCTAATAAAAAAACTTGTTTCCATTAACATAAACACACCGTATTGAAAATAAATATCATCTCTTGGTTTTTCCTTTTTTATATTGGTATCAATGAAATCATTTATTTTATTAATGATATTATATACACGCATAAAAATAGTATCACGTTTATTATTGCGTTCTTTTACATGTAATTTACCATAAAAATATTGTTTCCTTCCTTTTGAATCGGTTCCTACGAATATTAATCTATGTAACGATTGTTCATACGTTTGTTCATACACCATAACATTGGTTAAATGATTGGGGATTTTAATATATTTAAGTATATCATAGGTGGGGTTATCGTATGGTACCTGTTTTGTCAGATCAGTATCGAAGAAAAGTTTACCATCGTAATATAAAAATGCTCGCATTTTTATTTATTTATTCTCCACAAAAACGAAACTTTTTATTTTTTTGTCACACGAGTTTTTTTTCTAGTAACTTGTTTTTTCCCGCATTCTGCCAGTGATTTTAGATCATTTACTAGTTTAATAAGAGTAGTATATTGTCTCGAAATAGAGGATGCCTGAATATCTTCCAACACAATAGATACAGCATTTACCTTTGAATTAATAGTTTTTAACGCTGATATAATATTTGCAGTTACAATTTTAAGTTCAGAGTTATCCATAGAATCTTCTTGATTACAACATCTTGCTGAAGTTGATGGTTGTGGAGATACTGAATCTACATCATCCTCATTTTCTTCTGTTTTTTCTCCATCTTCGTTTTCCTCGATTCCTTGATCCCTTTCAACACATTTGGACTTAGATATGTGTTTCTTAGTTGGTGTTTTCTTTCTTGGTTGTCTTTTTACAGGAATTTCTAAATCGTTAGGAAATAAATCATCGTCGCATTTATCCGTCTCTGTTGTCGACCTAACATGTTGTCGTATCTCATCTAGTGTTTTAAAATTATCACTAGTATTACCAAGATTTATAGACCAAGACATTTTATTTTTTATAAATTAATTATTTATTGTGTATATTAATAATATATTAATAATATATTTTCAATGATTTATTATCAATAATAATTTTATAATCCGATTGTTATATTTTCAGTTTTATTATTATAAAATATTACATATATAAAGTCTTACTTGTTAATTACATTAAATGGAGTCCAAAGAGTCGGTACTTATCGAGCTTATTCCAAAAATACGACACTATCTGTTAGATCCTAATACGGGACCGAAATCGTATACAGACTTTATAACCAACAATAAGAATATTTTTATCATTAATTTATATAATATCTCCACGGTTACTGAAGAAGATATACGTTTATTATATATTACAATAGAGCAAAATATGGATGTGGATGATCAAACTCTTATATCTATATTTTCATATATAGGATATAAATTTGAACAAAACATTAAGGAAGATATAACATCTAGTTTATTTATTCATGATCAAATTACAAATACGGATGAAATGACATTTAATTTATACAATTTATTCTTTGATACATTAGATATGTATCTACGTCAACGTAGAATAAATGTATTAGTAAACGATGATTTAAATGGAGATGTTAATATAAATTATAGAACTAGTGATTTAACATCAGAATTTGACAAAAATTCGGATCCCGATATTAGGGAGATTCCCTTTAATATGAAAGATATGATAAGTTATGTATCTAAAAATATTGATCAGCTTAGATTTTCTAAAAAATATTTAGATTTTGCATATTTATGTAGACATATAGGTATTCCTATATCTAAAAGAAAACTTAATATGCGATATATATATCTTTACAAGGTAGATGGTATCTCGATACCTATCGTCATAAAAGATTTTTTAGATGTGAAATATATATATTTAGAGGAAACGGATAAAATATATAAAAATTCGTTTTCTGAAGATCATAATAGCAATTTTATAGATTGGGGTAAAATAATTATACCCAAACTCAAGAATAAATATTTATATAGTTATATATTCTTATCGAATTATTATCTTAAAGATCTTTTTACAGATTTAATTTATGAAAAGGATGCTATATTTAGAAATGTTACAAAAACTGAAAAAATAGAAATTATTGAACCATCTACATGGAGGGACGAGGTAAAGATAGAAGCTATACCATGTGAACATCAGATAAAACTACTAGAAGTATTAAAAATCGATATAAATTACTTTCATAAAATAAATACATTCGCGACAGAATTTATATATTACGAAGATGGTATTGCTTATTGCAAAATTTGTGGAATTAATATTCCTATGTTTAATCTAGATGCGGCGGATGTTATAAAAAATAATGTTATAGTTTCTACGTTTAATAAGTCTATATTTTTAAGCGAACCATATAGTTATTTTATACATAGCCAAAGATTCATCTTCAATATTATTATGTCATTTGATAATATTATGAAATCACAAACATGGATTATGAAATATAACATAAATAGACTTATACTGAATTTTCTAATTGATATAAATTCCAAACGACAAAAATACGAGAAAAAGTTCACTAATGAAATAAAAAAAGGTGTATTTTTCTTACGATTATCTGCTAATTTGTTTGATATCCACATATCATCAACAGAATTATTTTATTCATCTAAAATACTAAATCTTAATTATATCGTAGTATTAGTAATTATATTAAACAGCAGTGCTGATTTTATACTATCATATATGTTATCTAAGAAAAAAACTGTAGACGAAACATCTATAAAATATTCTATTTCTGTTATAATTTATGATTTTCTTCTAAAGACGAAAATCTGTGATAAAGGATCATTAGATACAATTATTTTATTAACGAATGTATATACATCTATTATGCCAGAAGAGTTAGAATTACATTTGCAACGATTAATTATAGAACTTAAAAAACTTGATTCTATACAGAGATCTAAAACTGCACAAAATTATGATGTAGAAATAAAATCATCTATATACGAGACATCATTATCATCTGTAAAATTCTTTGAAAATTATACAATTATAGTTAAAGATATGAAACCGATAAATAATAAGTATAATTACGATTCTAAAATAATAATTCCTGTCTCGATCACATCACATACAGATGAATTATGGGAGGCTTTTAAAAAAATGATAACCGATGATGATCTAAAGGTTCTTATACGGTACAATGATACAAATGCTACAAAATTAGTTATATTTCCTACGCATTTAAAGATAGAAATAGAACGTAAAAAGTTAATTATTGCATTAAAAAGCTTATTTGTGAATAATATTTTAAAATATTATTATTCCATTCCATCATTATATGTGTTCCGATTTGGAGATCCATTTCCATTCGATGATGAATTAATAGATCAGCACCATATACAAACAAAAGTAAATTGTTATAATTTACTTAGATATCATATGTTACCAGATAGTGACGTGTTTGTATACTTTAGTAATTCTTTGAATAGATATGAACTGGAATATACATTTTATAGGTTCTTATTGAAATATGTAAATAATGTATCCGAATGGATAGATAAAAATATAACCAGAATTAGAGAGTTGTACTTATTTAATTTTAATAATTAAATGACGACGCCTCAAAAAGAAATCGACATACCAGTATATGTTATTCCTAAGGTGGGCAGAGCATATCAGGATGTAATACCTGATATAGTACCTACACAAACTAGGTACCAAGAAGTGGATAATGTTAAGGATTATCCAAATTATCTTGAAAAAAATAATATCAATATTCAATTAACATATAAATACTTCTTATGGAAGAAAGTAATCAAATCACCCGGAGGTATAGATGATTTTAAGGAATATTTTTCTGGATTATGTAGTATTATCTGTACAACAGAAACAAAAACATCTGTAGCTAATCATTTTAGCTTATGGGATGCGTACTCCAAAGCTAATATCAAGGATCCTGAAAAGAAGTTTATAGTGGTACTAGAGGATGAAAATAAATTGCACGATATCATAACAATTCATAGATGTATAAAATCTATGATGGAAAAAGAAATAGATATTATACAGCTTCGAGAAGTATTTACCAACTCAAACGCGAGAGTATTACTGAACCAGGAAAATAATGATTCTATATATTCATATACGGGAGGATACGATTTTAGTTTATCCGCTTACATCATACGTTTATCTTCAGCGATTAAAATAATAGAAGATATTAAAAAAATAAAGGGAGTATCAACTAGCTTAAGTTTTGAAATGTATAGACTTGAAAAAGAACTTAATATTAATAGACAAGTTATCAACGATGCTATTAAATATGTAAGTTACGATACCCGATATTTGTCGAATAAAAGAGTAGATGAAATGAGAAATGGATTATGGAATCGATTGGGTAAATGGATGTCTAATAGATTTCCGGATATGTCTTATATATTAACACATCCATTATTTTCATTCTTTGGTCTATTTGATATCACTGTAATAGGTGTAGTTATTATACTATTTATTATATTGATGTTAATATTTAATGTAAATTCTAAATTATTATGGTTTTTGTCTGGAATAGGATTCACGTATATTGTATAAATTAGGTACATTTACGACAATATATTATAAAATTCAGAACACCAATGTGAATCCATAAAATATCCACTATATCCTAATTCTCCCATCATCGTTAATCCGCAAGTAATAACATTATTAGATTTATTTCTAATTAAATATTCACAAAATTGTTGAGCAGATGGATCCTTTTTATCAGCCTTTTGTATCATCCATCCATCACCAACACCTCTTCGTATAGCTTGAGGTAAGAATGTTTTCTTATCTAAACGTAAAGGAATAAAATATGAACCAAAATCTATACAATTAAATACGAAGTAGTCATCTCTATCAGCTGACAATATACGACCTCTGTCACTTTCCAGTTTAGTTTTCGATTCAACCAATGGTCTCCATTCTTTTATTGAATTTTTTATCCTAGAATATTTTACTAATTCAAAAAAAATAGAATTATCGGATACTTGAAACCATAATATTATCAAACTTATTCCAAGTATTAATACAAAAAAACACAGCGTTGATTTCTTCGCTATCGTTATAGATTCGTGTTCTTTCTCTCTAGCATATTCTAATTCGATACCATTAACAGTTAATGTTGTTTTATCCATTTGTAGCCATATAAATGGATAGAAAAAGTCTTTATGAAAATGTATTACTGAAGTCTACAGGATCATTAACGAAAGCAAAAGCACCAATGAGAATGATGAGAGTTACTGAATATGTGTATCTAGGTAATTACAACGATGCCATTAATATATGTTCTTCAGAAATACCTTTTAAATATATACTAAATCTTACAACTGAAAAATACACATTAAAAAATTCTAGTATAAATATTATCCATATGCCGTTAATAGATGATGAACATACAGATTTACATAAATATTTTGATTATGTAACTTCATTATTAGAAAAATGTGATAAAAATGAACATGCTATTCTTGTACATTGTATAGCCGGTGTTAACAGAAGCGGTGCTATGATTATGGCATATCTTATGCATAGACGGAGCAAAGATATTCCATCATTTATATACTTTTTATATGTATATCACCTAATGAGAGAAAAACGAGGAGCATTTATAGAAAATCCATCTTTTAGAAAACAAATTATAGATAAATATATTATTAATGAATCCACATAATAAATGTTTTAGAAATCTTCAGTTAGTTCTGTTATTTTTTCTATTTTTCTATCCGATATTTTTACAGAGAGTTTTTTCTCTAAACGAGTTAATAACTCTAAATTTATAAAGTATTTATAATACCCTGTTCCTATTTTAGGTACTTTACTGAAAAAATGACAACTGCTATTATCACTCACCGGTTCAGACTTTTTATGTAAAGCTGCGTGTAATAATGCTTTATTATCTCCGAATGTTGCACGTTTTATGGCACTTGTGGATCCAAATTTGAATTTATTAACTGACTCGGGTTCATAACTCATACATAATAAACTAGACAATAAATCACATGGTTGATACAAATAATCGAAACCCTCTCCGTATGTGTTAAGTAACGCTTCACATAAATATGATCGAGCAGCTTCTATACCGAATATATCGTATGTATTCCATATACCCGGATATACGTTTACATTTTCTAAATCAAAACTACCAAGCTCTTTGAGATTCATGAGTTCCACTGTTATTCTATTCATTTTAGTAGATTTATTAAAATCGTCTAAATATGTATGTTGTGTTATAGGTATCTTAAATTTACTTATCTTACCTTTATTGGCGGCTCCTGGTAATACCATCATAAATTTGTTCAAAGATAATTCTTCTGGTTCAATAAAAGATATAAATACTCTAAAACGTATATTAAATTCGTCGTCTATAAATGTTTCCATTCCCCATTCTTTTACTAATACATTAAATGATATAAATCTTTCTATCATATATTCTACAACCAATTCGGTTAATTCAGATCGTTTTATATATATTCTATTAACAATTATATCAATTATATATCTATTATCTTTTTTATCTAATGATATAGTAGGATTAAGTTCACCTAAACAAACAAATTCAAAATTGATTTTGATATTTTGTAATTTTTCAATATCTTCAGAAATCAGTGTAATAATCTCAGTTTTATTTTTACTTAGATTTGTTAAATTATTGAATTCATTAAATCCCAGTTTATGTTTTATAGCACCACTTTTCTCTGTAGTATGAAAACTTGATAATGCTTGTTGTGTAAATTTTTCAGATAATACCTGAGCAGATATAATACCTATAGGTGTACCACCTCCTAAGGAATAGTTCAATTTTTCATAAAATTTCTTAAATATATTAATAGCATTTTCTTTAGTGATTCTAACTCTAGATGGATTCAAATGAGTAAGAAATATATATTCTATGAAATCGATATTACATATAGTAAAGAAATAATTCTCTTTTATATCTTCGATAACACTTTGTATCATATTATATAAATCCTTTGCGCCAATAGCTAAATCATCTGTAGTTGGTTCTATAAATACAAGAAAATTAAACGGCGATAGTGTATTCTTCGATATTTTTTGTTTTTGTGAGTATATAAATCCATTTTTTATTTTTGTCCATAATGCACTTATTTCTAAAAACCAAATCATTGATTCATTTGGAAATAATAATTCTATGGGTTTACAAATAGATGATGATACTTTTGTATAATTAGCTGCATATTTTATGAGTATATTACCATATACTACTTGTCCATATCCATCAACAACCATGTCTTCCATTTTTTTAATAATTTTCCTGGCGAGAGTTCCAGTTCTAGATGTTTCACATACAATATCTGTAGATTGTGATCTCGCAACAAGCATGGAAAAATAATACTGAGAACCCGTTAAACCCTGGATTAGAGAATTAAGTATATATCCTCTTCCTTCTGGATCTTTTGAATCTGGAAGATAATATGGTAAAACTCTACCAAGCACTTTTGTTTCAGAAGGTTCTCCGTCTATACGCTGTTGACCATATGTTCCTAATATATACATTAACTCTGTAGAATTTACTTTATATCCTGCTTTTGCCATTCTTATTAAACTATTATCGGGATTAGTTTTAAGTGTTTGTTTCATATATTCCTCTATCTCTCTTATATTAAGATTCGTGAGAGTTGATAACATGGACTCAACCGCATCGGATTCCATAGACTTAGATAGTGGAAGAATTTTTCCACTATCTACATCCGTTAGATATCTATTATATGAATCTTTGATTAATTCGATTTTTTCTACATTTATGGCTTCTAATCTATTCGTAAAATCTGATGTAGGTCTAAGTTCCATAAATGTTACACTAAATCCATAAATTTCTAAGTATCTCTTAAACACGTATGATGATTTTATTATAAAATCAATGCCTTCTATATTAGACTTATAATCAGCAATGAGTCCCGCTAATGACATGTGTCGCATAGCCACAACATAATCACTTACAATGTTGTCCACCAACAACTTACCATCTTGTAATACACCCGGATAGTTAACTTTATCACCTATTAAGTATTCGAAAATATCTTTACCTGAAAATGTCGATTTATTTTGTACTGGAAATCCTAATCCATATTTACCTAGAAGATTCATTACTTCATCCAAAGATAAATTTTCCATCCTAAACAATGAATATGCTGCAACGACTTCGTCTTGTATAGATCCATATACAGGAGCACCATGAATATCATGTTTCAATAACGTCGTAGGATACATGAGTATACTTTGTTCTATAACAGCTTTAGGATTTTGTTCCAATATCATCCATTCCTCATCTCCGTCAAAGTCTGCATTTTGTGAATTTGCTATACCTGGTGGTATTTTAATAGTGTCTCCTTCAGTATGTTTAATTGTAGATGCTATCACGTTATATCTATGCAACGATGGCTGTCTTCCAAATATAATACTTGTATGTTCTCTCAATGGGATCTCTATCCAATCTCCTGGTAACATATGTATTTTATTTTTTATGAATTTACCCTGTTTTATTCTTGTTAATTGATTAAGTCGTTTATTAAAATAAAACTTAACATTATTGGTAGTAAATAATTCATGTACATATTTTGTAGTAAATGGGTTAACAAATATTTTTTCAGTGAGTGTGTTCCTAATATATTCAGGAACACCGACTTCATTAATTGTTAAACATGTATCTGGTCCTATAACAGATCTAGCAGTTTGATCTTTTCGTCTAGCGACTATATAGCTTCGTATCATATTATTTTTACCAGATGTTATATATGATAAATTAATACTAGTTGTATTATTCGATATTATTTTTATATCATCGTATTCTATAACTGCCTTTTGGATAACTTGTTCATCGGCATTCATGTTACAATATTTGACAATCATTCCTAATAAATATGTTAATTCATTAGTTTCTTTGGGTATGCTATCTATCCAAAAGCTAATTGCGGGCCTGATAATAAGAGGAGGTACAGGGAAAAAGTTTTTATAAAATAGATTTTCAGGTTTTTGATATATTTCCAATAGTGGCCAAAATCGTTTATAAATAGATGTTATCTTTTGATAAATTAGCGCGTTGGGTACGGTAATCTCATCTGATTTATTAATAAAACACACTTTTTTTTTTGAAAATGTAATTTTCTGATACGGTTGCATACATTTACTATTCCAACATGATTTTTTCTTCGATAGTATTCTATCTTTTATTTTTTTTAACGAATGCGATGACATTTTTGTTATATCTTCTATATATGGTTCTCTAGATCGTAAGAATCCACATCTGATACAAATATGATTTATTATTCTAATAACTTCACCTATATATTCTGGTTTAACAATATGTGTCTCGTATAATCTAACTTTTCCCCAGTGTCCAAAACACTGCAATTCAGTACGACCACACGTTCTACACAATGAACCATCCATGGCACCCAATCTACCATCTTTTACTGTACCGATATCGTCATCATTTTTAACATGATTAATAAATACATCTGTTGCATTGATCTCTTCCTGATTATATAAACTATACGTAACTTTAGATATAACTGCCATTATAATCTCTTATTTAGGTAAGTAACTAAGATTATAGTAATATTTCTGTTTTATTATTATATTAAAATGTCAGACGAATACATATATAATTTTTGCGATAATCATAAGGATGATATACGGTGTAAATGTTTAAATCCCGACGCAAGTATTATACGTATAGGTGAAGATACTAGATTACCTTATTATTGCTGGTATGAACCATGCAAGCGTTCAGATGCACTTATTGTTCAGTCACTAAAAAAAAATATATCTAGATGTAACGTATCTGACTGCAGAGTATCGCTAGGTAATATAAGAATAAAGGATGGTTATTTAGATGTTAAAAATGCATGCGGTACTAACTATATAATTAGTAACGACGTTATGGATATAAGATATTTAAATCAAAATATAGAACAACCAATAATCAATCCAGTATGGATACCTATTTCTCTAATTGTGTTATCATGTATACTATTCGTAATCAGATAAAATTATTCTAATACAGTTACTATAGATCTATCCGATACCTCTACTCCCGTGACGATATTATTTCGAAAAAATCGTATCATTTTTAACGGTATATCGTTATGAAATAAAATTTTTGCCGCAATTTCCGTTTCTAACATTTTTGGTAATTTTAAACTGTCTCTGCTATCACCTATTTGTAATACGCTTTGAACTGTAGTAATTTCATCCGGTGTTAAACGTACAAACTTAGGAAATAAATCGGATGCAACCATATCTATATATAAGAAATTAATGGGAAATTTGTTATGTCCTACTTGTAAGAAAGATGTTATGATGATAGGATAACCATAATCATTTTCTAGAGGAGTGTATATTACGGATGATTCATTAAATACTTGATATAATACTTTTGAAGAATCAATTTTATGACATATCGTTATATACGTCACCAGATCCCCATATTTTATATCCGTAATATATTTAGACAGTATATCTTTACTTATCACCGAGTACGGATTTCTTAATATTTCTGTCTTTAGACATAGTATCTTTGCTAGATACTTTACGTTGTGTGGGTTCATATCTGATTTTTTCACTATATGTTATTGGTATTTTTAAAAATTTGAATATAGACTGATGAATAAACAGTACTTTATCCTTTACAGATATGAAGTTTTTATTTGTATATACTGTCTTTAACATATGATACATGTGAAAAACATCGTATTCCTGATTTGGATAGTCGAAGTTTATTACAATTTTACTTCTTATTATCTTATTAAGATAATACATCTTTTTTTCATATTTTAAGGCATCCTCTTTAGTTATGCACCTTAATCGTATTGGTTCATTATTATATATACTTATCAATCGCATCTCTGCTGAATATGTTGGTGCAAATGGTTGTAACAATTCATTACCATACGGTATATAGAAATCTTTAATCCACTGGTCAGGAAAAGGACATCTCCATTTTAGACTAGATGCTACAGGTTTAAGAATACTTACCATAATATTCTGTAATGTATAATTATTTAACAGATCCGATGTTGTTGGTTCAGAAGTTCCTCTCTTAGATCGAATATCTGATATTAATATAATCTTAGATGGATATAATTGTTTCTTTAATTGTCTGATATAGTTTTCATCTACAAATTTTGTTATTAATGTTATATCTCGTATACCTTCTAAAATATAGTCATGTTTGCGACCATCTATTAAAATCCACCGGATAACTAAACCCATAGATACAAAATGGTTGCGCAAATATCTAATGTGTGTACCTGGAGCGGATCCTATATATACAATAGTAGATCCATCTAGAATACCATGACGTTGTAGTTTACTTAAAAAAAAGAGTTCACATAATAATAATTTTAATTGACCCTGATATGGAAACTTTTTATGTTTCTCATTAGCACTATCAGGATCATATTCTAATTCATTATTAATTTCATCAAAGTACATAAAGGGTTTATCTATTGACAATGGTTCCATTTTTAAACATATATTTTTAATAAGTTCCAGAAGAATTACATAAATTAATTATTTATTCCTCATCTTCGTCTTCCGCGTCATTATTATCATCGTCATCATAATCACAATCATAATAATCAATACAGTCATCATCCGATGAATTGTATTCATCTACGTAATCATCACGCATATACGTCAGTTTATCTTCTTTATCTATAGGAGATTGAATATATATATAAGTATATCCTGATTCAATAATCTCGTATTTCTTTTTATCTATGTTAATATTAATAATAGGATATTTTTCTTTTGTACATCTATCAATGTCGCTAAATATATTAATTACAGAATCTCCATATATTGTAAAATTTGAACAATATATAACTTCATAAAATGATTGTTTTATTATAGTCACGTCTATATATATTCCATCTGCTTCCATTTGTATAGGTTTAATGCTATCTATTTCGGTCCAATCAGGCTTTAACACAAATATTATTTTCATTTGTTTCCTACAAGATGATTTAATGTTTAATACACAACCATAACTATTACCTTTATGAAGTTCGACATGTTTCATAGCAATGTCTTCACTAACCAGAAAGATATCTAATTCATGTGTAATACCCATGGTAAATAACTATAAATTAAATAGCTCTAAGATATTAATTATATTTTCAATATTTCAGGTTAAGTAACATGAACGACATACCGATAAATACTTTTCTTTTCCTCCTATCAATTCTATTTCTTTCTCGTCGCTTAATCTCTTTGAAAAAGATGCATCACGATGACATATCATGCATATAGCATTTAATTTAGTAACTTTTTCCGATAATGGTATAAGATTAAGAATATTACCAAATGGTTTACGTTCATATGTTCCATCTAATGCAGCAACGATAACAATTTTTCCTTTATTTGCTATATATTCACAAAACTCTACAATATCATTAAAGAATTGTCCTTCGTCTATTCCAACAATATCTACATCATCTAGTGTATCTTTTATATCAAATAAGGAATCCGTAGATACAGCCGATATATAACATTTATCGTGTGTATATACCGCATCATTTCCATATCTATTATCTTTAGAATATTTTATAACTCTACAATTATACGTGGCTATTTGATACCGGTTTACTAACCTAATTAATTCTGTACTCTTTCCAGAGAACATAGGTCCTAATATAAGATGAATAAATCCACATGACATTATTATATACATAAAGTGTTTATTTATTTTTCATTCAATATGGATAAAATATTATTCCAAGTTATATGTCTTCTTGGATCTATATAAGTAATATCAAACGAATCATAGGTATTTATATCACTATCGCTTAATCGTATTAATGATGTTACAAAATCTGATAAATATCCTTTATTAACTTGTATGCATTTATCAGATACGTGTATCGTTATTTTGTTAAACATAGATCGTAAATTCTTCATGTCACTAAAGTCGATAACACGTCTATACTCCTCGGATAATGGTTCGTATAAATAACCAATAGACTCAAGCTTATCTTTAGATTTAATTAACATCATAAGAATAAAATCTAATTGACGAGTTATAACGGCTATATCTGATAGTGCATCATCATCCTCCTGAGACGATATATATTTAAAAAATGAATCATTGTCTTCGAAGAACATCGTTAAGAGATATTTTCGATGATCCATTTATTGATTGTAAAAGAAAGTTACAATCCTTATATGTTATATCCTGTCTATTTATAGCAAGAGCTGTCTTTGTACCGTTAGTATTAGGCAAATTATTAATAACTAATTTATTACCATCGCATGATAGCCACGATTTAGAAAAATTATCAATAGGATTTATAGATATATCATCTTTGTAACTTATTAACATAATAATTTCAGATTTAAAAAATATATAAACTAGTAAGATAACAATTATTATCTCGAAAATAATAATATAATTGTACTTATATATATTCAGTAACGAGTGTTTCAACGTGGGTTCTATAAATACAGGTGTAAAGTTTATATTCCTAGACTCCATTTAAAATAATTTTATTCCATAATAGGAATGTTAGTCAACGGTATATTTTTTTTAACACAATCAAATAATCCTATGAAATCATTCAATCGAACAGGTTCTTGGAGAGGCTTCTTACTATATTCCTCTATTTCTTTATCCGAACTAAGTTTACGTAGTTCATTCTTATGAGTGAATCCATATACAGCATTAAGTTTCATCGAGGCAGAAGGTGAATGTACATCTAATAGAGACAAATTAGCGTACTTACCAGCTAAAGCAATATTATCATTTATTTTTGTATATGTATTATTTTCATTCATTTTGTCAATATTTTCTTTATATATTTCAACTTTTTTACGTGAATCGAATATAAAGAAAAGTGGTACAGATCCTTGTCTAAACAAAACAGGATTTTTATTTCTTCTGGATTTTTTTCTAGGGTTGATAAAATCTAATGAAGTATTGTTTATCATTAATGTAATAACATCATTATTAGGGTCTAAATAATAGTTTTCTATAGCTTCTATTGTAAGATTTTCGTCCGTCATTCCTAGGTTCTTTTTGATATTGAATACCGTTGTAAAAACAGCACCCGTAATATTTTCAGTTTGAATAAGATCTAAAGAATAACGAGTCATATTTCTTGGTATTATATTAAAAATAGACAAAAAAGATCTAGGATACTTTATTTTTGCACCAGCGATAAATATATCAAAATCGTCATAATTAATTATATTGCTACCCGCACAATATATCATATCCTCGTCAAACAAATTTTCTAGAATAAGACTCATTTAGAGAAAGATTTTTTTATGATAAATGAATGGTCCTAATAGATATCGTAACAAACATTATGAAAAACAGGATAAAAATGATACACGTGATAAAAAAGACGTCAATGAAAGATATATTTGTAATAACAATGATGATTTTTTAACCAATCGATTACATTTGCATGAGAAAGAGACTTCAGAATTAGAATGTAATAATATTCATGTAAACTGTATATTAAAACAGTCTACAAAAGATGAGACAGAATGTTGGATAGAATTATCGTCTCTTGTCAGATATAAAAAATCTGTTGGCTTTCCATTACTTAGAGGTCATAAAACATTTTCATATGGCAAGTTATTATATTTTGAACAATTTAAATATAAGATTGATAAATTGAATCCATCATCAACATTGTCCGATAACATATTATTTCAAGTTGCTATCATTTTATATTCTATGTACAAAAGGGAAATTTTTGTAGACAATTTTGAATTTGATATCATAAGCATACCCAAATCAGTATTTTATATAAATGTTAATCAATTAATATTTGAATTATGTACAGATAAATTAATCATTTTATCATTATGTACACGACCATATAGAGCTAAACTACCACAATCTTGTTATCTAAATGTTTTGCATTGTTTTGATTCGGTGTCGAAGAAAAGTTATGAAATGTCTAACTATTTTTTTGAATGGTTGATAAAAAATCATTTATCACTACTGTCAAAAGATGGTGTAGACATGTTCAGGATACGTAAAAAAACAATTACAGGAAATTATATAAATAGATTCATAGAACCTGGTACCATTGTACTAGTTTATAGAGATGATGTTTATGTTGCTGGAATTACACTGACGCATGTATCTATAAGTGATAATGTAAGAGTATTATTTTCATCCGATGGTGGACATATATTAGAAATAGATGATTTTTATATACAGGATGTCTTTTTATACAATGAGTTTTTTATTAGATCCCAGTTAACTGCAATCGTTATATAATAATAAAATATACATAAAAAATTTATACATTATATAGGTGGTAATGAGTATTATACATATATAATAATTTCTTTTTATTAATCTAAATAATAAATCATTGAAAACAATAAGTAGTATAATCATATCAAATAATAAACGCAATATAGGTCTAAACACCCAATGTTGCTGTCTTTCTACTTCATATAGTATACAATCTATTAATTTTTCATTAGATTTATTTTCATATTCGATACTTCTTAATTTGTTTATTAGTACTTCTGCCATAATACAATTCACTATGATAATATTACTTTTCAATTTAATTTAGGTTCCTCTACAACTGTAGGTACATTACTAAAAAAGGTATCTATATAAGACGTCCAATGAACGTCGGGTTTACTAGCTAATATTAATTTTATTTTATCCTTTGTAGATGTGAATAACATTTTTTTAGCATAATAAAGAAATATCATAGATAGTATCACTATAACAACTGCTATAATATAATATTGATATCCATATCCTGAACTTTGATTAGGTGCTATATTAGTACTAGCTTTTGTGGTGACATCCATTAATGTTTTTATAGCACATATTCCTTGACTCGTTCCAGAATTAATGAATTCAAAATTAGTGGTAGTTCCAGCAGGCGCAGCACAGTCATCTATAAAAATATTACGTATTTTTAACTTATTATCTATAACAGATTTGGACGTACATGTTTGTTTAACATATGTTTCGAAATCTTTTACAACGGTATTCACGCTAGTTTGTATATTTAAAGCAGCCGTCAACAAACCAGGAACATAGGCTTTTTGATCAGGTGTTAATGAATCATATGTTTCTGTAGCTGCCTTTATTACAGCATCAAGTTGAGCATTAGCCTGTGCAGAACATAGATTTTTTACAATAACATTACATCCTCTATTTTGTCTAAAGGTAATATTACCAATTTCAATATCGCATTTAGCTTCAGCGCTCGCTTCCGCAGATTGTTCTAGTTTATTGCTAATTTTTTGATTTAATGTGTTCACAGTAGTTTGTATACTGGCTGCGGCTCCCATTTAAATAGCTACAATTAATATCCACATAACTAATATAGATAGTATAGTTAATTCATGAATTCTCAATTTAAATGAGTGATCCATATTATGTTTTATAACCTTCTCCCTGTTTATAGGTTTGTTTATAACAGTATCTTTTCCGCAGGACATACGAAGTTTGGACTTATTATCTAAATTTAAATAATTAATTCCAATATTACATCTATTTATATTACATAGTCCTAGATTTCTATAATTATTTGTCAATAGTAAGTTGATATTGCCCGTGGCACACTCAGGATCCCAACATTCTCTCTTTTCTACATATTTTAACGATTCGTCTATTTTATTTTGTGTAGGATAACTGCATTTCATATATTTTTGTTTAAATATATCGGATTGTGAATACAATATATAATCGATTATATTGTCAAACTTCTCAGTATTTCTTATACGTAGTGTACGTATGAACGATTGACAAATATCTAGATTAGCATTTTTAGAGCATATATTGATAATGGTATCGATTAAATTACTAGATATATTGTATCGTTCTAAAAGCGTAGAAATCCAATGATCACATAAATTAGATTCGGATACACTTTTATATGCATCATTACATAATGATAATAATAAATTATCGCATAACGTACTAGTAAGTAAATCAGGATCGCAACTATTTAATATAGTATTAGGTCTATATAATATAGATATGACGCCATTATCATCTTTCCAATAACTCTGTAATTTTAAGTTTTTACAACAATATCTTTCATCATTCGTATATTTGGACCTAACAGCTTTATACAATTTACCAGGACCCGATTCTATAAACAAAAATTCTGGGAACCTATAACGTAGCTGATTTAGAGTATAATCGTCTACCTTTCCAATATATATCTCGTCATTAATCCTGGATATAGATGCTATTAATTCGTACATTTTATTCACATCTAAATTCATTTCGTATGTTGGTTTTCTTGGTAATGGTTGTCGTTTTGCATCTTCCGGAACTGCAAACGAAGAACCCATATTATTTTCAATCTGTAAAAAAGTTATTATACTATTATTACCTATTATATAATCAGTCATGAAATGACATAAAAATATTGATGCGAAAAGACGGTAATCTATCGCTAAATAACATGCCTAATACGTTATCATCTTTGTCCATCACGATTCGTGTCTCGAATACATTAACACGCTTCTTAAATCCTCTTAACTTATTTAATGATGCAATAGCCATTTTAAACGAAAATTTCTGAAGTTCGGGAGAATATTCTGTCATTGAGTATTCTCTAGAAAATGTGTCTAAATTACCAGGTGTTTTAAATACTATATTGTTATTTCTGAATAATATACTTAAATATTGATATTGACTAATACATTTAATAAATCCCAATAACAATTCCAAATGAATTACAGTTCTTGCACAACATTTTTCTTCATACTTGTGAAAATTAAATATATACGATTTTTTTTGGTCTATTTTTAAACAGATACACGTATCTGTTCGTATTGGCATTAGTTCTTTATTACAATCGACACTAACAACATGATAACTAGATAATTTTACTAAATCATGTTCAATATCAGGTTCAATTTCAATAATCGCATCGTTATGAAAGCTACATAAACATGATTTTACTTTTGACACGGGTAAATTAAAAACTTGATTATTTTTACCATCGTAAAATACAGATGCACTCAATGGTACAATAGCCCATATGTTTACAGAACCTCCTAATGCTGCAAATACATACATTAAATTACTACTGTAATCAACATTTATAGAAACTTCCTCACTAAATTCCGAAAAATATGCTACAATTTGTCTTAATTTATCTATTTTTATACGAAGACTCATTTTATTTTTTGTAAATTCTTTAAAGTTAAATGATTGATCAACAAAAACAATCCGTAATATATAATATTATTTCCAAGTCGATAATTAAATCTACCACGAGATACTTAACTATTAATAACGAATATATAGAATCTAAATCTAAACAACTCTGTTATTGCAATAATCAATCTTATAAAGAAAGTATAATCAATAATATATATTTATGTCTAGAACATGACATAACATTAACAGATTTGAATCACTTATTGAATATATTACTTAACTTAAAAAAATATTCAATGTATGTATGTAACATTACAGAATTCTGGAGATTATATAATAGTCTATATAGGTTTACACATTGTCTATCCTTCTTTAATACGTGTATGCCCACTATTGTAGCAACACTGGCTACGTTAATAACAATGGTTATGACAAATAAATTATTATATGCTGCTGAAATGGTAGAATCTATAGAAACATATCTATTCTTGTCTCAAAAACATCCATCTCAAGAATTAGCAGATCTATTAGATATGAAATATGGTCTTATAAACTTAGTACAATATAAGATATTTCCAATCATGATAGGTTCGAAGGAATTGTTGCCTAACCAATCAATGCAATTATTTTCCGCTGGATCGAATTCATCAGATTATAGTTCTGAAGTAAATAAAATAATGGAACTTCCAGTAAAAACAGATTCTATTATAAATGTATATAATTTTCTGTCAGACAAAGGCATTAATACATCTAATAATTACGCGGAATATGTTGCCGGTCTAAAAATAGAAGAAATTACTAATACTGATGCAACAACATGTAATGAAATGCAACAACAAGATGTTATAAAAAAGCCACTGCGTGCGACGATTCAGCCATTAACTATACAAGAACAAAATGCTATGAAGGCATTAGATGTATTAAATATTGCTGAAAAGAAGCACAAGGGACATATATTAGATGGAAGAATAACCAGTCCAATTACGAATACAAATTCTGTAGCAGACTTGATACCATTTACGGCATCCGATATGGAAAAGTTTGCGGTGTTAGAATATCTTTATATTATGAGAATTATGGCTAATAATATTAAAAAGAAGAATAATTCAGATAACAGGATTCAGGGTATTACATTAAACATTAATTCACCATTCAAGTCTATTACTGTACCTGGATTGAATAGCGTTAAATAATTTAAATATCATAATTATTATAAATTTTTTTCCATTGATCATTATCAAAGCTTTGACTTAGATATATACGTTTTCCTAAAATATTAAACGTAGGAATAATTATACCTATATGACTATAACAATCTGCAACTAATTTAAAACAGTAAAGATGATGTTTTCCAAATCCGTAAGGTGTTCCTATGAACGTAATCGCTATGTCTGCAGCAATAGCCATCTTAATATCTGATATTATATCATGTAGAACTAAAATCTTAATACTTTTTGCATCCTTTAACAATTCTTTTATATTAATCATTCTAACACCATTTTTGTATGATGCCTCTATTGCATAGCAATCATCATCTATTGGTTCAAGTGCACAAGTACTACCATCTCGAATACAATTAGATTGTAAATTACCAATATATATCGCGGCATGTTTATCTTCGGATGGATTAAAATGTACGGTTAATGAAAATCTATAATTAATAAAAATAATAGCTCCTTTAGGAACATAAGATTTAATAAAAGTTATAGGATCCATCAGTTAATATCCAATAGAGGTTGAACCGTTAAATTACGCTGTGCTTCTATTTGTGTAGATAGTTTAAGTCTACAACAACTATTTGTTACCCTCTTTAGTACTTTTTCTAAAGATATCTCTTTTATTAATAATGAATATCGTTCTTCGGATATATCTCTTCCACATGTGGAACATACCAATTGGAATACCATATTTATGATGATATATTTATGATATTATTTTTAATATTATTCCTTATTATATTTTCACTGTTAAAGTAAAATGTATCTCTATAACATAACATAATTGTATTTAAATTTTGAATGGCAAGATATATATTTTTATTTTTATATAATTCGTATCCAAATATATTTGTTATATTTCTAATATCATTTATAATATCATTCTTATTCTTATTATTCTTATTGATTATCTTACAAAGAATATCAATGTCATCATTTGATATTGCTTTTTTTGGTGATAGTATACATATTAAAGATGAACATATTGATACTCCTCTCAATAACGTATCATCGAATGTTTTCCATTTTTTATACAACGCAGAAAACATAAATTCTTGTATAGTGACACATTTCTCGGGTAACGTATTACTATAAACAGAATCATCGGAAGATGAATACTTATCTATAAAATCAATAATCTCTTGTACATTAATATATTTATCTGTAGATTTTTTAGTATAGTTTCTAACGGCTAAACTTTGTACAATGTTATCAATAGTAAAATCATCGAATAGAGGTATAGACTCCAATGTTTTTTGAGTTATACATAATCCGTATAATCCATTAAAATAATCACATCCATTGGTCAATGCAACAAGTTTAGATAGATATCTAGACTTCGAACAAGGTATATAAATGAACATCTGATTCATTGTTTTTATTATCTTCTTCTTATAATCACACGATGAAAATAATAATGTATCTTGATCAGTACTTATCATTAAAGGCCATATCCCCGTTTGATCGGCCAACTTTTTGGCATTTTTGCACATTACAAATTCTGCATCGATACCATCGCAATATATTATATTTACATCATCGATTACTGTTTCTAGAAATGATTCTAATAATGTTTTTAGTTTACTAGAACTAGAAAGAAAATTATGGAACGTTAATTTTCGTAAACGCAGTTCCATATCTGTTTTTATTTCATCGTACATTATATCATCTATATCCAAGTTATCTATGTTTATGGTAAGTTTCTCTATTTCTAGTCTTTTTCGTTGCATGGTATTTTGTGACAATGCTCTACGTTTTTCTCTAAGAGATTCCTTAATATGTATTACACCTCTATCTATAAATAATGTAACGTTTCCTATTTTTTTCCATTGATATATATATGTGATAAAACTCTCGTAAAGATCTTCTACATTATTTACAGAATGTGCTATAGATACAAAAAAACTCATTGTATCTACATATATTCCATTTATTATATTTCTTTCTATACTCGTTATTTTATATAATGATCCTGTTTCTAATAGTAATGTTTTAAGATTTTTGATACCCATATAAATGAAGAAAACAATTATATTATTCGGTAAACCTCTATGCGGTGTATGTGAGACGATAAGTGATGTTATTAAAAAATTAGAAGACGACTATAACGTACTTCGTATTAATATATTATCATTTTTTTCAAAAAATGGTCAAATAAAGGAACTTGGAATAAACGAAGGAATTGTATTTATCAATAATTTTTTTAAATATTTAGGTAATGAAGTCGCATGCATGTTCAAATACAATCCAGAAACCGAGGAATTAGCGTTTGTAGATATATCAAGTTTTTTTAATCTAGCAATTATTGATAAGAGTTTTATACAAGTAGATCATATAAGAGATGTTATAGAGAAAGCACCGTTTGGTGTATGGCCGCCGTCTAAGATCGAATAATATATATGTTTCAATACCTTATTGATACGATCATGGCCATTATTAAATACTTGTTTTAATAAATGTACATTTTCGGGTTGTAGTAAAGATATTAAGCATTTTTCTGTTACTATAACATCTATTTTTTTATTACTTGTGATATTCGTAACTAAGTATGTAAAAAATGTAATTTTATCATATCCGCATAATATTATTTTATAACCTGATAAATTATCAGGTTTACCTATCGTATATGTATATATGCATGGGTTATATTCTTTAAACATAAAATCTATCAATGGATCATTTGTATTTAATACGTATACAGTTCTATTTTTAACAAATACTATTCCTTTCATATCAGTCGTGAGTTTATATGATGGTTTAACAGTTTTATAGAATTTACACAATCTTAAATGTATTAGCTCGTGAATAATATTATCAGGGAAACATATACTTAGTTCTGGTAATAAACTATCTATACATAACAACTGTGAAAATTTTTTTAAATGATGCTTACCAAAATGTTCAACTATTAACTCATTTAAATCTATGTTAAATCCTCTACATAACGATAATACAGTTTTTATAGAATCTTTATTTTCCGTTAGTAATATTTTCGCTAGATGGAATAAAATCAGATCTCTAAATGGCATCTTCTTTATTACATCTATTCTTTTTTATAATATTTTTAATTATATTGTATTTTATCAACTATTACCCTACAAATAAATTACAAATGTCATTAAAAAATCTAAATACGGAAAATATTATTATAAAACAACAAAATAATAACATTCCAACATTTTTAGATACGATAATTTTTACAAAACCAGAAAGTGCTATACCAACACGTGTAAATGTGTACTATGATTCTGCTTTAGGAATCGTTACTATTTTGGAAAATAATAAAAAACGTATTTTTAGATTAGACTTTGAAGAAGATGTTAGAACATTGTTACCTATTTTACTCCTTAGTAAATGATAGTATTATCCAACGGTGTTAGGATATTTATAGATAACTCTATGCATAAGGATATTTATTTGGGAATATCCAGATTTGGATTTGAAAATGATATATATGAAGTTCTAGGAATTGCTCATCTATTAGAACATATACTTATAGATTTTGATTCATCTAAATTTATAGCAAACGCATCCACTGCTAGAAGTTACATGAGTTTTTGGTGTAATTCTATAAAAGGTAAATCTACTTTTTTAGATTCCGTTAAAAGATTAATATCGTGGTTTTTTTACAAAGATAAAATTAGAGACTCATTTTCTATTTCTAAAATTAAATATCATATAAAGGAATTGGAGAATGAGTATTACTTCAGAAACGAGGTATTTCACTGTATGGATGTTCTTACGTTTTTAATAGATGGAGATTTATACAATGGAGGAAGAATATCTATGCTTAATAATATCAATGATATAAGTATCATGTTACATAATAGAATGCACAGAATTATTGGTCCCAATATTATTATATTTGTAAAAGATATAAATGATTATGTATTATCGATATTAGAAAAATCATTCGGTAGCTTACCATCTTGTCCATTAACCATACCATATATGATGTCATCACATATCACAGGAAAAATTATTATGATGCCATCCCCATTTTATACTATTATGATTAATATTAAATCTACATTAGATAATATTTTATCCATTATGTGTTTATACGAAATATATCATCTAATAGATTATGAAACCGTAGGCGATCAGTTGTATATAACGATATCATTTATTGACGAGAAAGACTATGAATCTATACTAAAGGGTATATCTAGAATCCGATTACATATAGATAGAGAAATAATGATGAAACATACGGATGATTTTCTAATGAATATTTATCTATGCTTTCCATGGATAAGAAATGATATTATAGATTATTGGACGGATATCAATTATAATATAGATACTATGTTACAATCACTTAATGAAGAGATTTATATGTCTATATTACAAGGGGAATATATAGCAATATATCCAAATTTTAGTGACATTATTTTTAATACGAAGGATAGACAAATGCATAAACTAGTAATCATGGATACTGATATAAATAATAGTATAAACAATCAACATACACAGCCTAATTATATTAATTTAATGAAAAAACAAACCTATAACGAAATATATATAAAATACGGAGATACGGATTTTATAGATTATGTTAATTTAGCGTTAGGATTTAAACATACAATACAAAGAAATAATGATGGAATAAAGATAAGACATCAATTTTCATCCGATGATATACGGACTATATTGGAATCTGATGTTTTTCTAAAATATAGCAAATCAAAACCCGCTGCGATGTATCAATATTTAATGTTGTCATTTTTTGTAAGTGGAAATACTATCGAAGATATACTCTCTAACAGAGAATCTGTATTACGACTTTGCAAAAAATATAATAATAAAATTATTTTTGGAAAAAGAACACGTTACGATATACAAACATATTCGAGTTTTGTATGTGGTATTGTAAAGGGTTCCATAACAAATGAGTTACTAACAAACATGATGTGGAGTTTAAAAAAGAAAGGACTTATATATTCATTAGAATTTACAAAGTTAAAAACAAATATATTTTATATATTTATGTTTACCATATATCCAGATGACGTGTTTAAATATGTTTCATCGAAACAATATTTCAAATCCTATTGTATAGTTGTTTCTAATAAAGGAGACTATGAAGATTTTTCATCTATGAAAAAGGATATTGTTATAAAACTAAGTTAATCATCTGGAATAAAATATCTATCTGTTATCATAATTATATACCCATTTAGTGGTCTGTGGTACGTTACTGTGATAAGTTTTCCCATATATACACCAAACATGAGTTTACATGTTAATATATATTTATTGTTTATATATTTTTTACACTTGATAATTTTAGCTCGCATATTTAACGATTTAATAATATCGATAACGTCATTATTTAAAATATCGTCTCTCTCAAACGTATCTAAAATCTTAGCATTGTTACCATTATATGCGTATATTTTTGCATATTCTAAAATATTAATATAATATAATGATAATAGTTTTTTCCATGTTAAGTCATCAATATTAAAAGATTCTATATATTCAGATACTTTTTGCAATTCGGATACATATGTAGGAATTATAAATAAATCATCTGGTAGTTGTAATTTAAAAAGTTTTCCATACAACACATAATTATGTAAAAATTCTGAATCTATACGTTTTATAGGATATAAATAAGATATATTATAAAAATATATATAAATACCAGGTTGTACTCTACCCACGCGACCTTTTCGTTGTTCTCTCATAGATTTTGATATAAATATTTCTTTTCCTCCATATGGTGATGGTATATATACTCTTCCAGTGTCATAAATATGTGTAACATTATTAATTGTGATACTGGATTCTAAGTATGGTGTTGATATGATAATAACTGGATCATTATTAGAATAAATACTACATAATACATCTTCTATATTTTTTATTTTACCATGAATAATATATATTTTATATGTTATATATTTAGATAAATATTCTTTATAACTCTCGCATTGAGATATAGACGATACAAACAGTATGCCGGATGATTTATTCGGTGGAGTATATCGCTTTATAGCGTGTACTATATTCTTCTTTTCTTCTTCTATGTAACTAGCTTTATTCTTGGGATTAGTACTATTTTTTATAAATACTTCTGATATTTTAAAACGCGTAGGACCAGGTATGTGCACAAAGATAGGATCGATAAAGAAATCATGTATTCTATCTCTATCGTCTTCTAATGTTGCCGTCATCATAAATAGTGAGGTAAATAAACATAAATGTTTCCTTACTACTGCTATAATTATATCACCTATTTGATCATGTTCATGTACTTCATCTATAATAACGGTACTATAGTCGAATATTTTGGATAGTGTAAGTTTATGCGTTGAAAACACAATACCATAATTTTTAAATTGTTTATTAATTAATGTATCTGATATATTACCAAATTTGAGTAGTATAGGTGACCCTTGAATGTCGTCAAAACCCAGCGATTTTAGTATTGTATTACTATGCAACTTAACTAACGCTATACGCGGTAGCGATATGACGACAGGTTTTTCATTAATAATAAAATCTATTTTATTTAGATTATTGAATCCACCAAATAAGTAATTAAACCACAATAATAACTTGGGTACTTGAGATGTTTTTCCAACTCCTGTACCACCGGTTAATACAACAACGTTGTTACGTACCCATGCGCTAAATATTTTTTGTTGTATTGTTGGTTGTAGTGAAACGAATGGTATTTTCGAAAATGGTTTTATATTTCCAAAAATACCGATAGTATTATCTCTATGTCCAATGCAATTTGTAAATATATTAAGATTATTACCTCCTTCTAATAATCCACGTAATAAAAAATCATCCATATTATGTATATCGATAGTATCTTGTTTAATTTTAATGTAACTATAACATTCAAAACTTATACGGATATTATCCATTAAATATTCTTTAGTTTTTATGTATATTTTGGTGGGTGGTGATATAAGACTATTATCAAGTATTATTTCTTTATAAAACTGTTTCGATTCGCAGTTTAATTTATATACATTGTTGTTATCCTTGATTATATATGCATATTTCCATCTGTGTTTTATTAATGGAAAAACTGCATAAGCGAATCTCATTTTTTCCTTTTTATCCATTTTATCAAATTCGATTTGTGAATACTTATATGGAAATGTGTTTATGCAGTTTGGAAAATAAAATATATTAGGTAGATGATTATCCATAATAAATGGAAAGATATACAGATTTAGTAATAAATAAAATCCCAGAATTAGGATTTACAAACTTATTATCATATATATATTCAGAATCAGGTTTATGTTTTAATCTTGATATATCAAAATTTCTTACTAATTGTAACGGATATGTTATAGATAGATACGATAAATCATATTCAGCGGGAAAAGTATCGTGTATACCAATATCTATATTATTGGAACTAGTAAAATCAAAATATTTAGATATTTCAGATGACATAAAAACGAATCCGAATTCTCTAGATGAAGAAATATCACTAAAAAGATACCTAATCAATCGTTTAAAAAATCAATATGATAATATACAGAAAATATTTGAATTACCTACATCTGTACCTATACAATATTTCTTTAAACCTAAACTTAAAGAGAAGGTGTCAAGAGCTATTGATTTTTCACAAATGGATCTAAAGATAGATGATCTTTCACGAATAGGAGGTTGTACAGGAGAAAACGACAAAATAATCAAAATAAAGTATGAACCAGATAAAAAAGCTTGGATGAGCAATAAGAGTATACAAAATTTAGTGTTTCAATTCGCTCATGGATCAGAAGTAGAATATATAGGTCAATACGATATGAGATTTTTAAATAATATACCTATTCATGATAAGTTTGATGTGTTTTTAAATAAGCACATACTATCGTATGTACTTAGAGATAAAATAAAGAAATCAGACCACAGATATGTAATGTTTGGATTTTGTTATTTATCTCATTGGAAATGTGTTATATTCGATAAGGAACATCATATTGTATGTTTCTATGATTCAGGAGGTAATATACCAAACGAATTCCATCATTATGACAATTTTTATTTTTATTCATTTTCGGATGGTTTTAATAAAAATGATAGATATGTATCTAATTTAGATAACTCTAATTGTGATATAGATGTATTATTTAGATTCTTTGAATATTCTTTTAATGCAAAACTGGGATTTATAAATGTAGAAGTTAATCAATTATTGGAATCAGAATGTGGTATGTTTATAAGTATATTTATGATCATATGTACTCAGACGCCTCCAAAAGGATTTAAGTCTATTCGAAAGATATATACATTCTTTAAATTTTTAGCGGACAAAAAAATAACACTATTTAAAAGTATATTATTTAATATGAATGATATATCCATAGATATTGAGTATTTAGAATCACCTGCATTGGATGAATATAAAAAAATGGAAAAATGGACGATGAAAGCTATAACGACGCTATATAATAAAATTACACATAAGTCAAATAAAATTATTAATAATAAAAATGAATAACTTTATTAAACAAATTTCATCGAAGATAGTAAAACCAACTAAACGAATCGTAAATATAGCAAATGATATAACTTTAAAAGTAGCAACAATATCATTCGATTTTGATAAATTCTATTATTCCAATGAACATATTTTTAGTAAACCTACGAATTCTATAGACGATATTGCAAAATCCTGGGTTATAATGGAATCATTTACATATGAGAAATATGTATTATCGGGTATATTAAAAATATTAAAGAAGATATCATACGTGATGGATGTTTTCTTTATAGCAACGGGTTGGTTATTATCGATTGATCATCCTCCTAATAATAATCATATGACTATAAAAATAATGTTCTCGGGAACCATGTTAATTATTCGTAATAAAGTAATGGATTATCTTAGTAACCATAATGTGTTAAATATAACCGTCACACAACACGATACAAAGTTAAACATAAATAGTTTCATTACTCCTTTATTTACACCCTCTGTAGTTATATCTTTTTTTCCGTTTAATATAGATTATATATTAATTGTTGTATTCTTCGGTATATACAACGATACTTATTGTGGCATTTCTTATACATCGAATAAAGAAAATTTAGGATATATAATAGAGGTATTTAAACCGTTAGTAAACGAGATAAATATACTTACCGATGACATAACCAGATTCGTATCTGTAAAATTATTCGATACGGATTCTTCTACAAAAAAGAAGTTTCCAGATAACACTATTTATTCTATATGTGAAATTGTACGTATATTTGACAAAACAAAATTCGAAGAACCTGGTGTTGTACCCCCACTCATTAACATAAATACGTTTATATATAAAAAAATAGTATCATTGATAGATTTACCATCAAATATTGATATACGAGCGTGTTCAAGAAATGGAATTGATTATATAACGCATATTGATAATAAACCGCTAAATACCATACTTATTATAGCTAAAGATGATTTTTTAAAATCTGTATCATTTAATGGAACATTTAAGAAGGAAAATATTATCTGGAAAGGTAATTACTCATATAGAATTCTCGAATCTACATTTGATACACCAACGTTAAAAGTTTCTACGCATAAAAGAGTTTGTAGAAAACACGCATTCAATAACACAACATATACGACAAGATCGGGATCCTATATTATTTAGAATTAATTTATATAAATGACTATAAACACGAAGGATATGTTTTCTTTAGTATCATTAACCTTATTAACTATATTTATGTTAGCATGCGGAGGATCGTTATTGTTTAAAACAATAGCACCACACAGATTGGTTATTACAAGATCTGTAACATTTAATAAAGTTGTTAATTTTTTGGAATATGTGGCTATTCTTATATTTATACCAGGTACTATCACGTTATACTCTGCCTATGTGAGGACATTATTTCGGTAACAAAAAAAATCTAAAAAAAAGTTATTGTGAAGAAAATAACTATATCATGTATGTTATAAAGAGAAGTGGTAAAAAAGAATTACTAAGTATCGAAAAAATTACTAAACGAATAGATAATCTATGCTATGATTTGGATAAAAACTTTATAGATGCTAATTATTTAGCAAATGAGATAATTAAAGGATTATACAATAATATAAGAACTAAAGACATAGATACATTTGCTTCTGAACTCATAGCGGGATTTATTACTAGACATTATGATTATGATACGTTAGCGTCTCGTATCGTGGTATCGAAGTTGCATAAAGAAACGACGGAATCGTTTAGCGATGTTATACATACGCTTTATAATTATATCAATCCAAATAATGGTAATCACTTACCTATGGTATCAGAATATCTATATCAACAAGTAAATAAACATAGAGATATAATCGATAATGTAATAGCATACGATAGAGATTATTCATATAGTTATTTTGGAATAAAAACATTAGAAAAATCGTATCTACTTAAACAGAATAATAAAATAATAGAAAGACCACAACATATGCTAATGAGGGTATCTCTAGGTATTCACGGCGGTGATATAGATGATGTAATAGAAACATATAATTATTTGTCGGAAAAATGGTTCATACATGCATCTCCTACATTATTTAACGCCGGAACTCCATTGCCTCAAATGTCTAGTTGTTTTATACTACCAATAAAGGATGACAGTATAGAAGGTATATTTGATACGTTAAAACAATGCGCTTTAATATCAAAACATGCAGGTGGAATAGGATTGTCGATAAGTAATATACGAGCTAAGGGTACTTATATATCCGGTATAAACGGCAAATCTAATGGTATAGTACCTATGTTAAGAATATATAATAACACAGTTAGATATATTAATCAGGGAGGTGATAAAAGACCAGGAGCAATGTCGATTTATATAGAACCATGGCACGCTGATATATTCGATTTTCTAAGCTTAAGAAAGAATGTAGGGAACGAAGAATATAGAACCAAAGATTTATTTACTGCATTATGGGTACCTGATTTATTTATGGAACGCGTAGAAAAAGATGAAGAATGGTCTCTAATGTGTCCATGCGAATGTCCAGGATTATGCGATGTATGGGGGAATGATTTTAACAAATTATATATAGAATACGAAACAAAGAAAAAAATTAAAGCGATCGTTAAAGCAAGAAGTTTATGGAAATCTATTATCGAGGCTCAAATAGAACAAGGAACGCCGTATATACTATATAAAGATTCTTGTAATAAAAAATCCAATCAAAGCAATTTGGGAACAATTAGATCGAGTAATCTCTGTACAGAGATTATACAATTTAGTAACGAAGATGAAGTTGCTGTATGTAATCTAGGATCTATTTCGTTGAGTAAATTTGTTAATAATAACGTATTTATGTTCGACAAGTTGAGAATAATTACGAAAATACTAGTTAAAAATCTAAATAAAATAATAGATATCAATTATTATCCAGTGATAGAATCGTCTAGATCTAATAAGAAACATAGACCCATAGGTATCGGTGTTCAGGGTTTGGCTGATGTGTTTATATTATTGGGCTATGCATTCGATAGCGAAGAAGCAAAAATATTAAATATACAAATTTTCGAAACAATATATTATGCCGCACTAGAATCTAGTTGCGAACTAGCTAAAATTTACGGACCTTATGAGACATATAACGATTCTCCAGCGAGTAAAGGTATTCTACAATATGATATGTGGTTAAAGAACCCAACAGATTTATGGGATTGGAATGAACTAAAAAAGAGAATTAATACACATGGATTGAGAAATAGCCTTCTAATAGCACCAATGCCTACTGCATCTACATCTCAAATATTAAGTAATAATGAGTCCATTGAACCATATACTAGCAATATATATACAAGAAGAGTATTATCTGGAGATTTTCAGGTTGTAAATCCACACCTATTGAGAGAACTAATAAGTAGAAATATGTGGAATAATGACATAAAGAATACAATTGTGTTACATAATGGTTCTATTCAACATTTAGATTTACCAGATAATATAAAACAAATATATAAAACGGTTTGGGAGATATCTCAAAAATGTATTTTAGAAATGGCAGCCGACAGAGGTGCGTTTATAGATCAAAGTCAATCAATGACAATATATATAGATAATCCTACATACGCAAAACTGACCAGTATGCATTTTTACGGATGGAGATTGGGGCTAAAAACTGGAATGTATTATATGAGAACAAAATCGGCATCAAATCCTATAAAATTCACAGTTGAGTGTAGTAATTGTTCTGCATAATTTTTATAAAAATGAAATACTATCTCATGTATCTTAATATATTAAAAATGCGTAAAAGTGGCATTCAAAAACAACCCGTTCCAAAAAAAGATTATGTTCAAACTGATAATAATAAAAAACAACAAATAACAACGTGTTCAGAAGTCGTTGAGTATCTTAAATCACTAAGTAAGAGCAACGAAAAATGTATAGAAAATGTAATATTAACGCCTTCTCAATATCCTTCTTGTTCATCGATAACTATTAATTTAACAGACTATCTATCATCTAAAATGACATCTACATATATAGCATTAGAAGGTGAGTCTAAAATATACAAGAATAAAAAGAATGAAAGTAGATCGTTAGATCAATATTTTTTAAAAATACGACTTACTGCAGCAAGTCCTATAATGTATCAATTATTAGATTGTATATATTCTAATATTAGAGATAATAAACATATACCCCCTTCCTTATCAAATATATCTATATCGGACTTAGAAGAGAAAACGCTTAACAAGGGGTGTTTGTTCATTAATAAGATGGGTGGAGCTATTATAGAATACAAGATACCTGGTTCCAAATCTATAACAAAATCTATTTCCGAAGAACTAGAAAATTTAACAAAGCGAGATAAACAAATATCTAAAATTATAGTTATTCCTATTGTATGTTACAGAAATGCAAATAGTATAAAGGTTACATTTGCACTAAAAAAGTTTATCATAGATAAGGAGTTTAGTACAAATGTAATAGACGTAGATGGTAAACATGAAAAAATGTCCATGAATGAAACATGCGAAGAGGATGTTGCTAGAGGATTGGGAATTATAGATCTTGAAGATGAATGCATAGAGGAAGATGATGTCGATACGTCATTATTTAATGTATAAATGGATAAATTGTATGCGGCAATATTCGGCGTTTTTATGACATCTAAAGATGATGATTTTAATAACTTTATAGAAGTTGTAAAATCTGTATTAACAGATACATCATCTAATCATACAATATCGTCGTCCAATAATAATACATGGATATATATATTTCTAGCGATATTATTTGGTGTTATGGTATTATTAGTTTTTATTTTGTATTTAAAAGTTACTAAACCAACTTAAATGGAGGAAGCAGATAACCAACTCGTTTTAAATAGTATTAGTGCTAGAGCATTAAAGGCATTTTTTGTATCTAAAATTAATGATATGGTCGATGAATTAGTTACAAAAAAATATCCACAAAAGAAGAAATCACAAATAAAACGCATAGATACACGAATTCCTATTGATCTTATTAATCAACAATTCGTTAAAAGATTTAAACTAGAAAATTATAAAAATGGAATTTTATCCGTTCTTATCAATAGTTTAGTCGAAAATAATTACTTTGAACAAGATGGTAAACTTAATAGCAGTGATATTGATGAATTAGTGCTCACAGACATAGAGAAAAAGATTTTATCGTTGATTCCTAGATGTTCTCCTCTTTATATAGATATCAGTGACGTTAAAGTTCTCGCATCTAGGTTAAGAAAAAGTGCTAAATCATTTACGTTTAATGATCATGAATATATTATACAATCTGATAAAATAGAGGAATTAATAAATAGTTTATCTAGAAACCATGATATTATACTAGATGAAAAAAGTTCTATTAAAGACAGCATATATATACTATCTGATGATCTTTTGAATATACTTCGTGAAAGATTATTTAGATGTCCACAGGTTAAAGATAACACTATTTCTAGAACACGTCTATATGATTATTTTACTAGAGTGTCAAAGAAAGAAGAAGCGAAAATATACGTTATATTGAAAGATTTAAAGATTGCTGATATACTCGGTATCGAAACAGTAACGATAGGATCATTTGTATATACGAAATATAGCATGTTGATTAATTCAATTTCGTCTAATGTTGATAGATATTCAAAAAGGTTCCATGACTCTTTTTATGAAGATATTGCGGAATTTATAAAGGATAATGAAAAAATTAATGTATCCAGAGTTGTTGAATGCCTTATCGTACCTAATATTAATATAGAGTTATTAACTGAATAAGTATATATAAATGATTGTTTTTATAATGTTTGTTATCGCATTTAGTTTTGCTGTATGGTTATCATATACATTTTTAAGGCCGTATATGATAAATGAAAATATATAAGCACTTATTTTTGTTAGTATAATAACACAATGCCGTCGTATATGTATCCGAAGAACGCAAGAAAAGTAATTTCAAAGATTATATCATTACAACTTGATATTAAAAAACTTCCTAAAAAATATATAAATACCATGTTAGAATTTGGTCTACATGGAAATCTACCAGCTTGTATGTATAAAGATGCCGTATCATATGATATAAATAATATAAGATTTTTACCTTATAATTGTGTTATGGTTAAAGATTTAATAAATGTTATAAAATCATCATCTGTAATAGATACTAGATTACATCAATCTGTATTAAAACATCGTAGAGCGTTAATAGATTACGGCGATCAAGACATTATCACTTTAATGATCATTAATAAGTTACTATCGATAGATGATATATCCTATATATTAGATAAAAAAATAATTCATGTAACAAAAATATTAAAAATAGACCCTACAGTAGCCAATTCAAACATGAAACTGAATAAGATAGAGCTTGTAGATGTAATAACATCAATACCTAAGTCTTCCTATACATATTTATATAATAATATGATCATTGATCTCGATACATTATTATATTTATCCGATGCATTCCACATACCCCCCACACATATATCATTACGTTCACTTAGAGATATAAACAGGATTATTGAATTGCTTAAAAAATATCCGAATAATAATATTATTGATTATATATCCGATAGCATAAAATCAAATAGTTCATTCATTCACATACTTCATATGATAATATCAAATATGTTTCCTGCTATAATCCCTAGTGTAAACGATTTTATATCTACCGTAGTTGATAAAGATCGACTTATTAATATGTATGGGATTAAGTGTGTTGCTATGTTTTCGTACGATATAAACATGATCGATTTAGAGTCATTAGATGACTCAGATTACATATTTATAGAAAAAAATATATCTATATACGACGTTAAATGTAGAGATTTTGCGAATATGATTAGAGATAAGGTTAAAAGAGAAAAGAATAGAATATTAACTACGAAATGTGAAGATATTATAAGATATATAAAATTATTCAGTAAAAATAGAATAAACGATGAAAATAATAAGGTGGAGGAGGTGTTGATACATATTGATAATGTATCTAAAAATAATAAATTATCACTGTCTGATATATCATCTTTAATGGATCAATTTCGTTTAAATCCATGTACCATAAGAAATATATTATTATCTTCAGCAACTATAAAATCAAAACTATTAGCGTTACGGGCAGTAAAAAACTGGAAATGTTATTCATTGACAAATGTATCAATGTATAAAAAAATAAAGGGTGTTATCGTAATGGATATGGTTGATTATATATCTACTAACATTCTTAAATACCATAAACAATTATATGATAAAATGAGTACGTTTGAATATAAACGAGATATTAAATCATGTAAATGCTCGATATGTTCCGACTCTATAACACATCATATATATGAAACAACATCATGTATAAATTATAAATCTACCGATAATGATCTTATGATAGTATTGTTCAATCTAACTAGATATTTAATGCATGGGATGATACATCCTAATCTTATAAGCGTAAAAGGATGGGGTCCCCTTATTGGATTATTAACGGGTGATATAGGTATTAATTTAAAACTATATTCCACCATGAATATAAATGGGCTACGGTATGGAGATATTACGTTATCTTCATACGATATGAGTAATAAATTAGTCTCTATTATTAATACACCCATATATGAGTTAATACCGTTTACTACATGTTGTTCACTCAATGAATATTATTCAAAAATTGTGATTTTAATAAATGTTATTTTAGAATATATGATATCTATTATATTATATAGAATATTGATCGTAAAAAGATTTAATAACATTAAAGAATTTATTTCAAAAGTCGTAAATACTGTACTAGAATCATCAGGCATATATTTTTGTCAGATGCGTGTACATGAACAAATTGAATTGGAAATAGATGAGCTCATTATTAATGGATCTATGCCTGTACAGCTTATGCATTTACTTCTAAAGGTAGCATCCATAATATTAGAGGAAATCAAAGAAATATAACGTATTTTTTCTTTTAAATAAATAAAAATACTTTTTTTTTTTAAACAAGGGGTGCTACCTTGTCTAATTGTATCTTGTATTTTGGATCTGATGCAAGATTATTAAATAATCGTATGAAAAAGTAGTAGATATAGTTTATATCGTTACTGGACATGATATTATGTTTAGTTAATTCTTCTTTGGCATGAATTCTACACGTCGGACAAGGTAATGTATCTATAATGGTATAAAGCTTTCGTTTACAACCTTCTATGTCTCGTGTCTGCTTAGTTTGTGTTATAATAATAAAAATAACCGTCCATATAGCACGTCCCCAATATTTAGGATTCATCTTTAAATGAAAAAGTATTATATTATTTAAACATGGAAATAAAGTGCATAAACTGGTTCGAAAGTAGAGGAGATAGAAGATTTATATTCTTAAAGGCGAGAAACAGAACATCTGAAACAATATTTATTAGATTCCCTTATTATTTCTACTATGTATTAACCGAAGATGTATATGATACATTATCACCATCGCCGTATATGTCTGAATTCTTAGGTAATATGAATATAATAGATATTAGTGAATATACAAGTAATTACGTTACAGATATTAAACGAGAATGTACAAAGGTTAATGTATGGCTAATAAAGGAACATAAAAAACGTAATATATCAAACGTTATATTGGATGAGTTTCTCAATATAACATGGTTCTTTATATCTAATAATATATCACCCGAAGGTTGTTATAGTATCGATTTGAATAAATTAGAAAAAATTAACACACAATGTTATCATTGCGATGATCCGAAAAAGCATTTTTCCAATTCGGTAGATAGATTTGATATACATAGATCATATCTTTTCCTAGATATAGAATGTCATTTCGATAAAAAATTTCCTTCTGTATTTATAAATCCAGTATCTCACATTAGTTGTTGTTATATAGATTTATCAAATACAGAATATAGATTTACATTAATAAACGAAGATATGTTATCAAACGACGATAGGATTATAGCAATAGATAGAGGTTATGCAGTTGCATCGTCTATATCAGATATAGATTATAAACGTGAATTTATATTGTGTACAGAAATTAATATGTTACGAATAGCAAAAAAACTATTAGAGCTACAATTTGATGTTGTAGTCACATTTAACGGTAACAACTTTGACTTGAGATATATATCAAATAGATTAGAGTTACTTACGGGTGAAAAGATTATATTTAAATCTCCCGACAAACAAGAGGTTGTTCATATGTGTATATATGAACGTAATATATCCAGTCATAAGGGAGTTGGAGGTGTATCTAATACAACGTATCATATCAATAATAATAATGGATCTATGTTCTTTGATTTATATACGTATATACAGAAATCTGAGAAGTTAGATTCATATAAGTTAGATGCTATATCAAAAAATGTATTTCATTGTACGGTAAAATATCATACTATAGTAAATGAATTATGCGAATTCATATGTAACGATAATATAGATAATAAAGATACTATAAAAATATTTTCAGAAGTATTATTGACAGGTAATTACATAACTATTCAGGATGATATTTTAAGAATAGTAGATAAAAAAATTACAGATAGTGGATTTAAGATATATGTACATGATAAAAAGAATATATTTATATTAGGTAACACGTATACGGTATCTTTCGGAAAAGATGACGTCAATCTATCTGATATGTATAAATCGTATAATATAGATACAGCAATAGATATGGCTAATTATTGTATTCATGACGCATGTCTATGTAAGTATCTTTGGAATTATTATGGTATAGAAACAAAAATTGATGCGGCTGCTAGAACATATATATTACCCCAATCTATAGTTACAGAATACAGAGCTAGTACGTTAATAAAAGGACCGTTATTAAATCTTCTATTAGATAAAAAATTAATATTATCCAGAAACGGTAAAAAGAATAAATTTCCCTATGTGGGTGGCAAAGTATTTATACCTAAACAAAAACTATTTACTAATAATGTATTAATATTCGATTATAATAGTTTATATCCAAATGTGTGTATATTCGGTAATTTATCTCCTGAAACATTAGTTTGTGTATTTATTGCAAATAATAGACTAGAAGCTGAAATAAATAAACAAGAAATAGAAAAACGTTATCCACCGCCTAGGTATATATCGGTTCACTGCGAACCTCGATCTGATGATTTAGTATCTGAAATAGCTGTATTTGATAGAGATCAAGAAGGTACTATACCCAAGTTATTAAAAACATTTCTAGAAGAACGAGCTAAATATAAAAAATTATTAAAACAATCAACTAATTTAACGGATAGATCTATATACGATTCCATGCAGTATACATACAAAATCATAGCAAATTCTGTATATGGTTTAATGGGATTTAAAAATAGTGTATTATACTCATATGCATCTGCTAAGAGTTGTACAGCTATAGGTAGACAAATGATACATTATTTAAATTCTGTATTAAATGGTGCAAAGTTATTATCAGGACGTTTTCAATTAGCATCTTATCCATTAAATCCATTTTTTAAAAATAATAATAAATCAGTAGATATATTCATAAATACATCATTATCGAAGGAATACAATTTTGATTTCAGAAGCGTATATGGAGATACTGATTCTATATTTCTGGAAATGGATACCAGTGATATTGGTATATCTATAGATGTTGCTAAAGAATTAGAACGAATAATAAATACAGATGTATTATTTGACAATTTTAAAATAGAGTTCGAAGCGGTGTATAAGAATTTAATTATGCAATCAAAAAAAAAATATACGACATTAAAATATTTACCATCTTCTACAAAGAACAGTATTCCGGAACGTATAAATAAAGGAACTAGTGAAACACGTAGAGACGTATCTAAATTCCATAAATATATGATAAAAGTATATAAGACAAGAATACTACAACTATTATCGGAAGGATTAATTTCATCTTCACAAGTGTGTATAGAAATTTTGACATCTTTGGAACACGATTTAATTATAGAATTCGATAAACGCATAGCACCGCTAGATATGTTCTTGTTGAGTAGGACACATCACTGTAACTATAAATCCATTGATAATCCTAATATGTATCTAGTTAATGAATATAATAAGAAAAATACAGAAACCATTGAAATAGGTGAAAGATATTATTTTGCTTATATCTGTAATTCAGATGAACCATGGCAAAAAAAGTTAGTTAACATTAAAACATATGAGCGTATTATAGATAAACATTTTATACTAAAACCAACTGAAAGAATATTTTATGAAGTTTATTTCAAAAGACTAGCGACAGAAATTGTTAATTTATTAGATAATAAAGTATTATCTACTTCATTTTTTGAGAAGCTATTTGGATCCAGACCCATTTTTTATAGCTAATCACATCATACTAATACAACATCTGTTTTTTTCATGTTTAGCTTAGATAGTAGATATTCAACACCGGGAGTTATTTTTGATGTTACCGATATATTAGGTACATAAAATGCTAAAAACATTAATACAGGATCATAGTTTGTTAAATATAATATAGCGCTAAGATTTGATAATGTTTCGTAATACGATACATTGCCCGTATTTTGTTGTATTCTACTCTGATTGATAGGAAATGGTAATAGATATATATTATCGTCTTTCAAGCGACTAAATAGAGGCTTATAATCCCCGCGTTGTCTAAAATATTTACCTAATTCTATGTGTTTTTCATTTGTTGTGAATACATTGTTAAATAATGTATGTTTTGTAATATCAAATGGTGTATTTTTAAACCAGAATAAGATATTATATATTGGCATAGATGTTAACAATAAAAATGAAATAAATTCACTCGTTGGTAGTTGTGAAAAATTTCTTAGAAAGTTTATATATCTGCCGGAAAATGATCCTCTTGATATGAATTCTGTATTTATTTTTTCTTCATATGGTAATATGGGTCCATTATATAACGACAACATAAACTCAAACTTTTTTAGTAAGTTAATAGTTATAGGGTAATAATCTCTAATATCTAGATTAGCATAACTACTACTCCAAATAACAGTTTCAGGTATCCAACCATATGCGTAATTATGATATATATATGTATTTTTTAGTAACGGGCTTAAATTTCTTGTAAAAAAAGTTTTTTGATCATCGTTTCGTTTTTGTGACTCTGTATATATATCATCTCCCATTATTTATGATCTACCATTTTTTATTGTTTCTAGTATATACCTCTTATCATTATTAGTAAAATGTTTTGTTTTATCCAAAAACATTTCCACATGTAATAAATTATCACGTAAGAATTTCTGAAATAAAATTATAATAGAAATATTAAAGTTGGCGAGTATAGTTCTCACTATGGATGGTATAATACTTTCATTTTTACATACTGAGTATCTTATAAATAGTGTTACATCTTCTATACATTTTAGATGTGATAATATTTTTAGAATAATATCGCCTTTGTAATCATCTAATATAAGACCTATATTTGCCAGTTTTCCATCGAAATAATATTTAAGTATATTTAAACTTAATAATGTAAACAATTTATCCTTTGGAACATTAGATATTCTTGTTAGAATTCCTTTATATAATATATAGGGATCGTCTTCGGTTAAATATAGATACGTATTATATTCCTTTATATAATATTCAGTATCTTCATTATAAATTTGACATAATTGAAGTTCTTCAAGAGCTTCAAGATTTATATCCTTTGTTTCATAAATAATATTTGAAATATATGTATTGTTTATATCTATAGTATCAAAGAACGTTATCTTCTCGGGTTTATGATCAAAAATAGATATTATTTTAATAGGATCAAAATATTCAGGATCTATTCTAGCGACTACTCTAAATAAATCGTTATAAAACGTTTTACTGCTAACAAATGTGCTACCATCTATAAAGTTTTCTTTATAAAAACCAATAAAGTATTTTTTCCAATTATCGTCTTTAGAATCTATAATTGACAATATATCTCCCGGTACGCCGTATATAATTTGTAATAGAATAGATTGGATATACTCATCTTGTTCAAATATATATACTAATTTTAACATATTTTTATTAACTCTACCTTGCTTAATTTCTGAATATATATAACTTATAATCTTATCATACATTGTATTGGCTATTCCATCTATATAAATTTTGTTATCGTCCGCAATAGGTTCATTGAGCCATATCCAATAACTTGTATGATTAGTATCATTTCCGAATATATAATTTTTGAATGTTTCGGTCATATCACTATGAACTATAGTATCCATTCTCTGAAAAAGTGTATAAATATCTTGAGCGTCGTGATCTGAAAATTCCAATCCTGTATCTTGTTTTGATAGATATGCCCATATCATTAAACGTATGACATCTAAATTATTAACACGTTTAAAATCTGTCTTTTTGAATAGTCTACTATAAATAATATCAATGTTTCTGATAGGTTCATCTCTATGGAATAACGGATTTAACATTTTATCGTAATTAACAGCGATGATATCATCAAATTTGGATGCTATAGTAGATATATATATAAACTTTTTATCATAAATGATATCTTGTACAAGTATTTTATACTTTTCTATAATTTCGTTAAAAATAGAATAATTCTTTATCAATGATTTTATATACAATATAGGAACATCGAATGAATTATCAATTATAATATCGTATACGCGTTTACATTTAACAATGTGAATGAATACAAAAAAATTGGGATTTGATAATACATCCTTTGTTATTACATGGTTATGAAAATTAATAATTATATATTTTATAGCGAGTACATGATTAAGTGTAAAATTAGATAGTTTATTTATTAATTCATCTCTTAGAAAGTCAATTCTATTATCTATAGTATATATAAGATACTTTCTTCGTATAAAGTCCATTTACAATAAAAAATATTTATATAACATAGTTTAAAATAAAACTAATATATGATATAAATTCATTTTTTAAATATTGAAATAACATAAATACATTTTTTAATATCCAAATGGAAAATTTATCACATGATGAATACATATATAACTATAGTAGCAATATGGCAACGTATCAAGATATAGAAGCTGTTGTAAATAGATATGTAGATGATACGAATAAAGCTGTTGATTTGTTAAACTGGGCAAATGAAAAGGCTACGAAATTTTATATACGAAATATATTTAACACAAAATCTAATATAGAGGAAACTAAATTCGAACCTAAGAATAATATAGGTATAGAATATTCAAAGGACACTAGAAACAAATTATCTTATAGAAATAAGCCATTAATAGAAACGAATATTGATTATAAGGATATATGTGATATGATCAGAATGACAAATGGTACAGAAAAAGATATTCTCAGATATATATTATTCGGTATAAAATGTATCAAGAAAGGAGTTGAATACAATATCGATAAATTAATAGATGTTAATCACGACGATTATTTTAATGTACTTGATAAGAAATATAACATATCATGTCCATTATGTAAAAGCAAGAATACGATTCCCGTTATGATTCAAACGAGAGCAGCGGATGAACCACCGTTGGTCAGACACGAATGTAAGGATTGTAAAAAAGCATTTAAACCACCTATGTTTAAAGATATTAACAAAAAATGATATTATACTTAAAAATAATTAAAATATGTGTTCTGATATCTCAAATGAAGATGTATACTCATTGGTAAAACAGGAAGTAGATTCGCTCCCCGTTGGTAATTTTATCACAGCTGTAGAAATATCTAAAAAGATAGAAAAAGAAAAATCTTCAATAAATCGCCAGTTGTACGCATTATATCAACAGGGATATATAGATATGGTACCCGCGTGTCCTCCAAAATGGTACAAACGAAATCAGGATAATATGAATAATGAAAGTATAGAAATACATAATCCTGATCATATGTTTTCTGATACGATACCCTATACTAAAATTATCGAATGGAAAAATAAAAATCCTATTACGGTTCTCAACGAATATTGTCAGATTACTCAAAGAGATTGGATTATAGATATTATCTCTTCTGGGCAAAGTCATTGCCCTATATTCACCGCGTCTATTACAGTAAGTGGAATAAAGTGTAAAACAGGTAAAGGATCTACGAAAAAAGAGGCCAAACAAATAGCTGCACGAGAAACTATGAATTTCATATTAAATAAAACTATTATAAAATTCTAAATATTTTTATAAAAAATAAAATTTAAACTAAATAATTAGTTCATTTCAATAATGATATCAATTACATCGTTAATAGATGCATTTAATACATCTGATAATGAGGATGTATCCCTGTGTGATTTATTCGGAACATTACGGATCAATGATGCAATGCGTATGATAGTAAGCGGCATACATCCAAATGCATTACCAAAAAAATGGTACTCAGAAGTAGTAGAAACATTACCGCATAAATTATGTTTGTTCAAACCTAAATATACATTATTCGTCGATTTATTATCTGTTATACATAATCAAAAAAATATAGAAAAATATAAGGAACATATAAATTTTCACAAAGTTGATATTCTACAAAACTGTACAAAGGACGTAATAATAAAATGTATATCATACATGAAAATCTCCGATGATGATATACGGTATCTCAGAAATAGGTTTTATGATAAGGATGTTGATGAAATACTAGTAGGTATTAATGAAGATAGTATTAAGACAATAAATTACATTTTTAGCAATCAACTTACGGAGAACATATTCACACGTAACTATAATTTACACGATTGTTTATATAAACATCAGACTTATTCTAGTGAATTTTTAATAGATATGTTATACAAATACGGTATTATTCCAAATAACGACGGTATTATAGATGAGTTAACAATTGATACGATATTAGATATTCTACAATCAAATGGATCAATAACAGATACAATATCATTTTTAGATATGTTATCCCCTAATCAATTAGACGATGATAGATTAAAAAATTATATTATAAGTAAGATACATTCTGGTCAGATAGAACAATATAGAGGATATGCTAACGAGTATCTATCGAATAGAATAGTAGATTTAGGTGTATACGCTAATATATTTTTTGATTGTGTAGACTTCAGTTTAGTGGATTATGATGATATTACTAAACATCAATTAGTTGTAATATGCAAATACATAGACAGATATGAATTATATATTAATTATATTATTAATTATCTTATTAAACATGATTACATTGATCTGCTATCTAAAATTATAAAAAAGATACCGAAAGAAATATTTACAGAAGAGCTCTGTATTAGAATTATATGTGATTCTGATACAAAAGTTGAAATAAAGGATTTACCTATTCATTCATCGTTAGTTATGGCAATGTGTATAGAAATGGGTTACGAAGATATCGTGGACTTGTTAGATGAGATCGATATCGATATACTAATAGAAAAAAAGGTAGATTTAATAACAGATTATACATTTACAACAGATTGGTATAATAAAAAACATGAACTTATTAAGTTATTTATAGAGAAATATGGATTTTGTAATTACAAGATGAATAAATTATTATTCGAATATCCATTATCCTACGATTCTATAAAATATCTATTTGATTTAATGGTCAAACACACGGGAAGTAACTTGTTTTATCCAACTATTGTTTCATCGTTATTCTATTTAACCTGTACAGAAAAAAAAATAAAGATAAAAAAAATCCCTAATAAAGATCTGAAAATACCATGTAAAAAAATTCCTGTAAATGATAATAGTATTATTACGTCTAATTTGATACATGTAAGATCGACTATATTGTATAGCAATGTACCTGGTATAGATATATCATTTTTAAAAAATACGTGTTACATAAAAGATATTAACAATATATATATACATATTAATCCAGATAATAATATTTTACTATTGACTGAAGATGGTATCATAGATCAATTATATTCTATCGCAAAACTCATGAAATATGGACTCATTTATGTACCGTATAAGTATTTTCCATCGTGGATACCCGTTATAGACATTATGAAAGGATATTCGTATGTATCACCTTCAAAAATAGAACATGGTGTTATATATAAAATATATCCAACTGATTTTGTTGAATATAAATCAGTAGGTAATTATGTATCTAATATATATGCGTTAAGTGAATATATTTCCAATTATCACGCCGTTATTAATACTATTATTCAAACACTATTATTATATATAGTAGTTGGATCTAAGTATTCAACAAAAAATACAGATGAATATATCGCAACCGTTATAAATACACTATTCACAGGAATGAAAATAAATGAGATACTTACCGAAGACATTACTGAGGTTTGTAAAGAAATAAATAATATAAAATCTTATATATGTGATAGTGGATTTGTGTTCATTAAAAAAAACTATCTAAAGAACACTCTAGATCTATGTGAAAAAGTTTGTGTATCTATTATTCTAGATAATAATTAATTAACTTACTTAACATTAAGTAAAATCTAGACCATGAACAGACAGATAGCTAACATATTGGAGAATTATCTAGGTAGATATCCTTCTCTTAATGAATATCATACATTAAAGTCACAATATAGAAATATACAAAAAGTTAACATATTTAACAAAGATATATTTATTTCTTTATTGAGAAAGAATAAAAAAAAATTTTTCTCCGATCTTGTATGTACTCAGTCTGATATTAAACATTCTGTATTGTCATATTTTTCAAAACAAGAAAACACATATTCCATAGGGAAATTATACACAATCATAGAATTACAAACGATATTAGTAACTACATACACAGACGTATTAGGTGTATTAACTACAAAAGGTCCTGATATATTTTCATCTACAATTTATTACAATATATCCTCTATTAAGAAACTTGCAACAGATATAGTTCATGCTATGATGATAACAACGGTAAGTGATAAAATAATGGGAAGACACAATGTTTCATCTCTGGTGGGTAATGTTAATACATTAATGGAAGAATATTTACGTAGACATAATAAAAACTGTATATGTTATGGTTCTTACTCACTGCATTTATTAAATCCCGATGTTCGATATGGTGATATAGATATACTTCAGACAAATTCTAGAACATTTCTTATAGATCTAGCATTTCTAATAAAGTTTATAACCGGATACAACGTTGTACTACTAAAGGTTCCATATCTAAAAAACTATATGGTATTAAAGGATCATAATGATAATCACATCATTGATAGTTTTAACATTAGACAAGATACAATGGAAACGATACCTAAAATATTAATCGATAATATATATATAGTTGATCCTGTACTGCAGTTAATGTCTATGTTAAAAATGTTCTCTCAAATAGATAGATTAGAAGACATTGTTAAGAATCCAGATAAAGTCATTATTAGATTAGCAACGTTATTGGAATATGTTAGAATAAATTATGGTATTATATTGAACGGCGATCATGGAAATATGCCTATGTTATCCACGTTTAATCACGATCAACGTATAATTACTGTACAAACTAATATGTACAATTTTCCATTTAAAAAATGTTTTATATATCTAGACGAAAATACATTATCTAGAGATATTTTGCATCTAAATGCAGACGATGCGGTGGATTTCGAAAACGTATCTAATTCCGCGTATCTGATTCATAACGATACGATGTATACGTACTTTTCTAATACTATTCTGCTACGATCAGAAAATGAGATTCATGAAATAAGTACAAGAGCAATTAGTGCACATATATTATTATATCAAATTCTTACAAAGGGTGATATCATTCAACCATTATCGGATATTATTAATTCTCTGATTTCTATAGAGAAATGTACAATTTATAAAGTTATTCAGCGTGATAAGAAAACCGGTAAACATGGAATTATAGATATAGAAAAAGATATAATCACACATTAATTACCCAATATTCTCGATACAACGCTACGATTATTTGCTTGCATATCTTCTAATAAATTTGTACGTATAAAAGGTACCGTATTTGGGTTTCTAGTTGGCGATGAAGACCGCGCAGCTCTTTCACATGGTGACATGGTTCTTTCACATGGTGATGTAGGTTTTTCTACTTTTAATACACAAGATGCTTTTGCGCCTTCACAGTCTACGGTTCGTATATCACAAACTTTAATTGCTTTTATAACAAGATATTTACCTTCTTTTGTATTGATATAAAACGGTGTATTTGTAATAAAGGGATTGTGTGTCATTTATAATATAAAAACATAAATGAAAACTACTGATTTTTAATTGTAAATCCATATACTAACATGGATTCTGCCGCTATTATTACTAGTTTAATATCTTTACTAGATACATCTATAGAGTATCAAATCAAAGCGTGTAGAGATTACTGTAAATTATTATCTGTAGTTGTGGAACTAGAATTTAAAGAATTCGGATATATAGATAAACATACTTTGGAGACTAAAAGATGGAATGATCTTGCTCGTAGTAATATTAATATATTAGTATTTTATCAAGTAAGGCAATTATCTATATCGGCAGAATATTTATACGATGTGTTTATAAAGAATAGGGAAGTACCCATACGTATGTATTTTGTAAAGGATCATCTAGCGTTTGATGGTTGTCCTCCATTATTTAGGACAATTAATATAGACGTTAAGTTTACATATAGGAAAAAAATAAGAGATTTAATAACAATATCAAATATGACTACGTGTAATGATAAAATAATGCAAGATTTTATAAATAACAATTTTGGTAATGTATCATCGCTACTAAGAATTATAGATTCCGATAGTATTTGGTTAAGAAAGGTAATTATGTCTGGAAAATATAAACATGGATCAAAAATACGAAGTTATAGACATTTTATGTTTACTATTAGGAGAATTAAAAAAAAGGAAGCATCGTCTATAGATGATATATGTAATAATATACAATCTATAACAATTTAAATAATTATTCGTATTCAAAAATGAAAAAAGCATTCAATTTAAGATATGTTCATTGTATTTAACACAAGATGGAAGTGTATAAATTAGACCAAATTATTAAAATGAATCCGTTTAGAAATATGGGTAAAATAAAAATTAACGAAAAAGATAATTGTGTATTAGGAAATAGATGTTTTGTTAAAATAGACAAAGTGCGTTATATTCCAGATAACTGTATTCCTACAACAAGCTCCATTAAAATACGGGGTCATGAATTTACACTTCGTGAACTATTATACTCGCCGTTTCATTTTAGACAACCTCAGTATCAATATTTGTTACCTAGTTTTGTATTAAATTGTATAGATGAGGCACATACATATAATGCTATATCTATGTATTGTATTAGTAATAATGACACTAAGGATGATAGTCTTAATATCAATATATTTATCCCTACCAAGATAAAATGTATATATTTAATAATTGGTCTAAGAATAAAATATTTCTGGTCATCAAAATTCGAGATAGAATAATTGAAAGTATATATTTGTATTTTTAAAAAATGTCACTTGAATTAATACTTTTAGGATTAGCCACTACATCTACAGTGATAGGAGTTGGATCTGTTATTATGGAACTATACATGTTCATTAGAGATAATTATGTAATAATACGTAATAATAAAAAAATATATAAGGAAGAAGAAACAGAACCTTTAATAAATTGAAACAATATTCACAAAATAGATTACAATACAAATATGTTTTCAGACGTTTACAAAGAAGGCATCGAGTTATGTAAGGAATTTGATAAATTATTACAAGATTATGAGTTTGAATACGTATCTGACGATATTAATGATGCTATCATAGATATGATAAATACATTATTAAATGAATTTGAAACAATAGATTGTGATATTTTAGATATAAATAATAACGAAGAAGTTTAAAACTATTTATTTTTCCATAAATAAATAAAAAAATAAAATATAAGTATGTGGTGGTATTTTTTTTCTAAATCTTTACCTGGTGCTGGATGTAAAATTGTTGAAACATTGCCTAAATCGCTAGGAATTAAAACTCAACATATGAACACATACGAATGCTTTTGTGATATCATAACAAATGCAAAGAAATTTATAAATATAGCATCGTTTTGTTGTAATCTTCGCACCAGTGAACATGGTAGAATTATAATGAATATGTTAAAGGATGCAGCATTAACGGGCGTTAAGGTAACTATTTTAGTCGATTATCAAAGTGGACATCGTGATGAAGAAGAACTAAAGGCGAACAATATCGATTATATTAAAGTAAAGATAGGTAAAACAGACGAACCTGGTGTATTATTAGGGAGTTTCTGGATTTCTGATTATACTAGTTGTTATATAGGAAATGCGTCATTAACAGGAGGATCCATATCTAATATAAAAACACTTGGCATTTATTCTACATACAAACCATTGGCTACGGATTTACAGAGAAGATTTGATACCTTTAAGTCGTTCGGAAACCATAGTATATTAAATACATTATATATGGCATGTTGTTTACCTGTAAGTACACAATATCATATTAATAATCCTATAGGTGGTGTATTTTTATCCGATTCTCCTGATAAACTCTTGGGGTATTCTAGAACACTGGACGCAGATGTAGTTTTATCTAAGTTAAACGGAGCTACAAAATCCATTGATTTAGAATTATTGTCATTAGTTCCTATTATTAGAGAAGATAATAAAACTACATATTGGCCAAATATCTATAATGCTATCATCTGTGCAAGTATAAACAGAGGGGTTAAAGTTAGATTATTAATCGGTTCTTGGAATAAAAATGATACATTTGTAATGTCATCCGTTAAAAGTTTACAAACAATGTGTAGTAATAATGATTTTTCTGTAAAAATATTCCATGATAAAAATAATACAAAACTTATGATAATCGATGGTGAATTTGCACACATAACACCTGCTAATTTTGACGGTACTCATTATTTACATCATGCGTTCGTTAGTTTTAATACGATTAATGAAGAACTCGTAAGAGCATTCATGGATATATTTGAAAGAGACTGGAAAAATAATTCAAATACTCCTATTACAAATTGAAAATATATTTAGCTCAAGGACGTTGTATTATTATGAATATAATAAAGTCACTTAAATCATATAACAATAATAACTTAACTATATCTTCCGCATTAAATGAATATAAATTCTGTATTATACTAGCCAGAACTAATTATGGTAAAGGCATCATTGTATATTCGGGTAATTTAGTATATGTACAATCTATGGTAGATATTTCAGATTTAGAAATTATAGGTATTACAAAATATGTTGAACCATATCCTAAACCTATAAAACCTATAGGAAATTTATTTATAGATGAGTTAGATACAGAGTTGTTTTATTCCCCAAAAACATCCATATCGCCTTTAATAGATATTCTAAAAAAAAGATTCTGTAACGATGATAATATAAAAACTATCATTGGCTCCATGACTATATGTGGAAATGTATCCGTTTCTGAGATAAATTATTGGATGTATCGTAATGGATTATATAAATATAGATTCATGAACTATAGAGACTCTAAAATAACAAAAGACTGTGAATATACGATGATAGACGAGATGGTTATCACATATATAGGGAATCATTATATATGGGTAAAGAATAAAGCGTATAATCGCCCTGAATTAGATATATTACCGTATAATGTAGAAAATATTTCATTAAAAAATAATTGGTCTAAAATATTTCCATATAATAGAGATTTAATAAAGATTATAGCTATATCTATAAATGCTGTAATTACACCTACAGGACCATCTATATATATGATAACTACATATCCTCCAGGTAAAACATTTATCAATTTCGACTCTAATAAGTTATTATCGGAATTTTTTAAATGGTTAAGGGAAGATATTATGAATAATATAACAACTATTATATTAGCGGGTTATTTTAGTTCATTATTTGATTTTGAACTATTAAAAGCATCTATGTCGCCACATATGGGTTGGTCGTTTATAGAAAACGATTACATGGTATCACAGGATGGATTGAAAATTATATTGATGGATTTTGCAAATTTTTCATTTAAACTAACATTGGAAGAATATTGTCAATATTGGAATAAGAATAATGCTTATAATATTAAAGATTTAATCACGAAACAAGAAGCTAAAATAAAAATAAAGTTATTAGAGAAATCGTCGTTAAAGTTTATTTCTGTACTTTATGATTCGATTATAACACAATCTGTAGCGCTTAATACATTGCTATCTCCATGGAATGTATCATTGTTTAATAGAATAGAAGACATCATCATCGTTAAATCGAATTATTCAGCAGCTACTCATATAGGTAACTCTGTTTATTATCCTTCGGGATATGATGCATTTAATTTTATTCAACAGTCTATACAAAGTAAGTATGTAAAAACAGTAGGTGTATCTAATCCAAAATCATATTCTGTATATAGATTAAAATCGATCGTTGATATTATAGGAAATGAGTCGTACCCTGTTGGATTACCGATGTACGTTAAATCATTTAATGAAGATAAGTTATATATAGCATTATGTAAGATAACTATTAAAAATAATATAAAAATACCAATTATATTTAACGATGATATAAACGAATCATCTTACACATTTTACACACCGTTAACATCTATAGATATACAATTAGCGAGAAAGATAGGTGGTTATAAAATAAAAGAAATTTGTGGATTACAGTGGGAAGAATCGGTTCGTGTAAAAAAATGTATAGATGATACGATTGATAATGTAGGAAATATTTATACAGATAAATCCGACTATGTACATAACTACCTAACACAGAAGACGGATCTTATTGCTCATAACGATATATATCATATGAATACATTATTTGCTGCATTTGCCGTTAGTTATTGTAGAAAAAAACTACATACTCTTATTGAAAATATAGATAGTCATTTTTTAGGAGACTATGTTATTAAACATAATTATAGAGAACTATGGATATCCAATACTTTAACATTGGATACACATTTTTTGTGTGACACTATTAAAATGAATTAATAGTCTACTTTAACACAATAAAATTATAACATGTTCTCGAAATTAATATCGTTGTTCTCGAAATATCGTAAGAACGATTCTCATAGATATATTTCAAAAGAAAATAACAAATATTCACTTAAAGATGATATTTACATTGATAAAATGGATATAGATAATATTAGGAATGAAGTTTCATCGTTATTAGATTCCGATTTTATAAAAGAAATAACGGATGATGTAGAATATTCATGGAAAAAAGTATATGTTAATCCAGTATTATTCAATTCTATATTAGACAAAGAGGGTTATTTTACAATAGATGAATCGTTTTTGATAAAATTAGAACACGGTAACGGTTTTTCAAAGGGCGCCATTCATGTAGGTTCATCGTACGGATTTACAGCGACGATATGTATAAAAAATGATGGTATTTCTGGAATCTGTGTACCAAATTCTGTGTATCTAAAAACTCATGTAGAAGAAGGTGATTATATTATAAGTAGATCTTCTAGAGGTATTAAATTTTTACCACATATAGGTCATCATATCATTTATTTAGTTTTGAGTATTGTACCAACTAAAAAATTATCAAAGAAAGGATTCGTAGTTCCAGTTATAGCATCTACACAAACATCTTCGTCAACGTCGTATATTGTATCAAATAGATATCTGAAGATAATAGACTTAATTAATACGGTCATTCATAAGCGCGATCTTCTTGAAAAATATTATATAGCTGCGTATATGACTAATGAGTTATTATCTGTATACGATTCTCATATATTAAAACATAATAATATTTCTGTTGTAAAAAATGTTACATTCTCAGATGATGATATTTATAAAAAATCTATAAATAATGATAGCAGATATGATGCAGAAAAGAGTATTCGTAAAAGGATTATAAATAAAGTAAATGATAAAAATTTGTTAATAAAAAATCTATGGAACGAAATATCTAATTTATATTCTAGAATAGAAGTATTATTGGATGATGATGATGAAAGTTTAAAGCTTATTGATTCATATGTAATATACAAACTATCAATGGGAGAATCTTATTCTTTAAAAGAAGAAATAGTTAATAATTTATTCGCATTATCAAATATTGGATTTCGTATACAATAAAGTAGCTTTTTATACAATAAATGAAAGAAATTAATTCGTTAGAATGTCAGTGGGAGTCTATCGATGATAATAATGATACAACTATTCTCGGTGATGATATATATTTTGATTATATAATTTCTCAGTTAGATATACATCAAAATTGGTCTCCTGATATCAGACTAATAAGATATTTTAGGAAGTTTAACAAAGAATCATTTGATAAAATATCAGATACGGAATATATTAACCCATCTTTTTTCCAACAAAGAGATAAACGATTTTATCCACTTAATGATGATTTCTATCATATATCAACAGGAGGTTATGGTATCGTATTTAAAATGGATAAATACGTTGTTAAATTTGTTTATGAACCAAATAAACAGTATAGTCCCATTGATACAACTGCCGAGTATACAATACCTAAATTTTTATATAATAATCTTAAGGGAGATGAGAAAAAACTTATCGTTTGTGCATGGGCAATGGGTTTAAATTATAAATTAACATTTCTACATAGATTATATAAAAGAGTATTATATATGTTATTACTTATTATTCAAACGATAGATAATCAACGATTAAATATTCATCATTTTTCTCATAAGTATTTTCTTAAGTCGTTCAATGAAAAAAAGAGCGATATAAAATTTGTAAAATTATTATCATATTTTTATCCTATTGTTGTTCAAAGTAATATAAATGTAATAAATTATTTTACACATATGTTTCATTTTTTCGAACATGAAAAAAGAGCTAATTATTTATACGATAGAGGAAATATAATTATATTCCCATTAGCAAGATTTTCATCAGATAAAGTGACGGAACAGATGGCGATAGAACTTGGTTTTAAATCTATAGTTCAATATGTTAAGTTTATTTTTTTACAAATATCATTGTTATATATAAAAATATACGAACTTCCTTGTTGTGATAATTTTTTACACGTTGATTTAAAACCCGATAATATTTTAATATTTAATTCTGATTGTCCTATAACTATTAAATTTAAGAAATATACATACGTATTTAATGAACCGATTAAAGCGTGTCTTAACGATTTCGATTTTTCACAGGTGGCTAATATATTAAATAAGAAAATTAAAAATAGTTTAAAAATAGAACACAATTGGTATTATGATTTTCATTTTTTTATACATACACTTCTACGAACTTATCCAGAAATAGAATCTGATAAAGAATTCAGCGATTCTTTAGAGGATTTTATAATGTGTTGTACAAAAAATACATGTGAGAAATTTAGATTAAAAGTATCCATACTGCATCCTATATCATTTTTAGAAAATTTGATTACAAAAAACATTTTCTCAAATTGGATAAATGGAGAATCCTGTTAGAATAAATACATTATATAACGTATTCGTAGAAAGATATATAGAGAACTTATCAATATATTCTATACCTATTAATTCAACATGTGGTATACATATAGGAGAAATCAAAGGAACGTTCAAAAGATGTTTTTTGAAAATACTCAATATGTGTATAAACGATAAAGAACTAAGTTTCAATATTCTTATAAAGACGCTTAAAGATGTAACTAGTACGTTATCTCAGAAAGAGAAAGAGGAATTATCTAAAGAAATTGGAATTGATATATTAAACAATGACCCTAAATATGTACCAGAAATAATACGAAACTGTTCATCATCCGCAGATGTAACAAATATTATTGATATTCAAACATTAGATGTTGGAAAATGCATAGCTCCGTACGATAAACAGATTCTATTACAGATTGTTAATTCTGGTACTGCAGAAGCAAACTGTGTGATGAATTCTATCATGAATTCTATGAATAGAAGATATATTGACAATGCTAATATATATAATTATTTGAATTTAACAAATAGACCATGGTTTATATTTAGCATCATTATTATTGCTATCATATTTGTTATAGGAATATGTTCTATAAAAAGACGAATAGGAATTAAATACAAATATGGTACATTTTTATATGTCTAAACCGGGTTAAAAATGAAACATAAATCATAGCTAATAACATAAATAATCGCCTACTAAATAACCATGAGCGAGAAACCGAAAAAAAGTAAATAAAATTGTTTTAACCGGCAAGTCTGTACAACATACACAGTCTACACCACCCACTAATGATGAAATAAATAAATATGGATATTGTCTAAATATTAAACCTAATCAACATATAAAAAGAGAATCGTATTTACATAATGATTATCCTATGATTATAACTACTAGGTCCACACAATTCTATTATAATGGGTAAATATGGAGGATATTTATAAGTAAGGTTAAGTTTGTTTTAGAGCACTACATTTCATTTCATTTCATTTCATTTCAAAAGGAAAATGCATGCACCTTAAAAATGAAGTAAATAATAATATGTTTGTTTTTACTTTATGTATTTTATTATACTCGTCTTTTTGTTATTTTTTTTATATTGAAAAAATATTGCAACATACAAAGCCAATATATACGAACTATGGGCAGTTGTGTATCTGTAAAATCAATAAGTATAAGTATGGATACAGTGTCAATATCTTCTATAGACGATGAATATTATTATAATATAAAAAATAAGCCAATATATGTAAGAAGAAAAAATAGTTGTAGTAGTACACTAGAATCGAGATATTCTACATATAGTCTAGAATCGAGATATTCCACATATAGTATTAAATCAGTATATTTCTAAATAAATAATAATGAATAATCGTAAGTATTCAATAAATAATGGTTTTATGTCATATTTACGAAAGAAATTTACTACATTTTTAAGAAAGAAATCAACTTATAGGATAAAATCTAATACCGACTATTACCAGGAGAATGAAAAGTTGATACATAAAAATAACATCAAAATACCTTATAAAGTAAAAGTTATAAGGAAACGTTGTAGTAGTAGCGATGATGATGTTTTTATTTAGTAAAAAAAACAAAAAAATAATAATTAAACATTCAGACAATGAATACAACAACTTCACAAATAATTATAGATAATGATATGTCTAATGAAGTTGGAACAATAATGGTAATTACATTATGTTTAGTTACTATCGTGATAACGTGTTATTTACTACTACAATTAGTAAGATGGTCGTTTATAGTAGATATATTTAGACAAATAAGAACTAGATGTTTACAATGGACATCGAGAAGAGAATTTTTACAATTAGATAATATGTATTATACGAACGATAGCAGCGTTGGTGTTAATACCGAATAAATTGAAAAATGATTTTTATACACGAATGGAGCCTATTCTTCAAGAGTCTGATTCTAGGTTCGTTATTTTCCCTATTAAGTATCATGATATCTGGAAAATGTATAAACAATCAGTGGCAAGTTTTTGGACCGTTGAAGAAGTAGATTTATCAAAAGATTTAGATGATTGGGATAAATTAACTAAAGACGAAAAATACTTTATAAAACATATACTAGCATTTTTTGCATCTAGTGATGGTATTGTAAATGAGAATTTAGCGGAAAGATTTTATGTGGATGTACAGTGTTCAGAGGCACGATGTTTCTATGGATTTCAAATAGCTATGGAAAATATTCATTCAGAAATGTATAGTTTATTAATAGATACATATGTAAGAGATAATATAGAAAAAATGCATTTATTTAACGCTATAGAAACAATGGAATGCGTAAAAAAGAAAGCTGATTGGGCCAGAAAATGGATATCTAGCAACAAGGTATATGGAGAAAGAGTAGTAGCATTTGCAGCTGTGGAGGGAATATTCTTTTCTGGTTCATTTGCTGCTATATTTTGGATAAAAAAACGAGGATTGATGCCCGGATTAACATTTTCTAATGAACTAATAAGTAGAGACGAAGGTTTACATTGTGATTTTGCGTGTTTAATGTTTAAACATTTATTACATCCACCATCTAAGGAAGTTATAACGTCGATAATCATTGATGCGGTTAATATAGAAAAGGAGTTTTTGACAGTTGCTATTCCGGTGGATCTTATAGGTATGAATTGTTGTTTAATGTCTCAGTATATAGAATTCGTCGCAGATAGATTATTAACAGAGTTAGGTTGTGAAAAAGTCTTCAATGTATATAATCCTTTTAGCTTTATGGAGTATATATCACTAGAAGGTAAGACTAATTTTTTCGAACGACGAGTTAGTGAATATCAAAAGATGGGGGTGTTTACAAATAAAGAAGAGAATATATTTTCTACGGATATAGATTTTTAATTAATAATTTTTATAAAGTTGAATAAATAATTTAATAATAGTAATTTGCTTTGGTTTGCAAATAGATAGTGAAAAATGTCTAAACAAGAAACTTACATTGATTATAACTATATAGAAAGGTTAAATGCTGTGAATCTAAACAGAAGTTATGATGAAGAGATAGTATTTATTATGACCGTTGGTGGTGTTGTTAAAGTAAAAAAAGAATTACTTGTATCTGTATCTAATTACTTTAAACTTATTACAAAGAATCAGAGTAATGAAATAACGGTTTCATTCCAGTATGAATCTTTTCTTGATATAATAAAATATATAGAAACTGGAATCGTTACTATCGATTTAGACAATGTAGAAAATATTTTTTCCATATCTTGTAGTAAAGCCATAGATTTTTTAAAAAATTCATGTATTGATTTTATGTCAAAACATATAACGGATTCTACATGTGTTAAGATTTACAAAATAGGTTTCTCGAATGGATGTTTTGCGGTATATAATGATGCTATAGCATATATAAGGAAAAGATTCACAAAAATAGAAACAGATATATTACTATCGTTATCCTTATTTGATTTGAGAATAATTCTAAAAAGTGGAGAATTAGATGTATCATCAGAAGATGATGTATTATTATTTATAATAAAATGGTCTAGACATAAAAAATCCAACAGACGAAAATCGTTTACACTAGTAACAGAGGTACTAAGATATAATTATCTATCCATATATGGTAAGTATAAATTAACAAAATGGTTGGCACGATTCGGAAAAAATAATAATGTAGAGTTAAATGAAAATGAATTACCTAGAATAAGTTATCAACATAGATTTACAAACAGAAGATATACGATGGTTACACCATCTTCATTTAGTATAAATATGCTAGGTAATGTATCTGTTAAGAATGAACTTAGTATAATCAATAGTATAGCTGAGAATCATAATCCTTACTGTGGATCTGTACTTATGAATGATATATTATATCTTATAGGTGGTATAAATAAATCATTGGATCCTGTTAGTGATATAACTAGCGTAGACACTAGATCATTTATAGAGTTGCATACACCACCATTATTACATCCTAGAAAGTGTCCGGGTGTTGCTATTTTTAAAAATAGAATTTATGTGGTAGGTGGTATAGGATACGATGGACCATTAAAAACAGTAGAAAGTTGGTCACCTGGAGAACAACAATGGAGAGAAGAAGTACCATTATTACAACCCAGATTTAATCCTTGCATAATTGGAACAGATAATGATTTATATGTTGTTGGTGGTATTTCTGAAGATGATAAAACTATTGAAATCTATTCTTATGAAGAAAACACTTGGTCTATTGGTAATGCGATGAATTATTCACATTTTGGTGGATGTATAGCATATCACCATGGTTATATATATATGATTGGTGGTTTATCTTTTATAGATAATATTCATGTATTTACTATGGTTGAGAAGTATAACCCTCATTCGAATAAATGGACTGTAGAAAAGTCTCTACACTTTCCTCGATTTAATTCATCGCTTTGTATTATAGAAGACTCTATCGCTATAATAGGTGGATATATTATTAACAAATATATTAGTCAAATAGAAATATATAACGAAGAGCTAGATGAATGGGGTATTGTAGGGTCTATCGATATAGAGTCATTCTTTCAAGAAATGAAAAAATAATCTACATTTTTTCTTGTTACGACAATGGAACTACGTTATACGATCATATCTGTGCTTGAAAGGTTGACACCGTATCAGTTTAAAACGTTATTATTCTTGATACAGGATGACATTAATATATCTAACGATGATATTAATGTATTAGATAGAGTCGATCTAGCTATTAAAATAATGAATAAATATAATAATTATAGAGCAATTTATTTTCTCTATAAAGTCATATTACGAATACATAATACAGAATATATAAGTGGAACACTACAAAGATCTATACAGAATATAACACCTACAACATCATCATATACGTATTGTGATAATTCAAAAAGACGCAGACATAGATTTAGAGATACGGAAATCCTTAAAGCTATGGGTAGTAAAATGCGTAGAAAACTTTTTTAGTTAGTGAGTAATATTATAAAATTAAAAAAAAAATAATATTTTCTAGACATGTCACTATATGTTAAATGTGTTAAGTTATCTAATAATGCTATTATACCAAATAGATCAACGAGCGGATCCGCTGGATATGATCTGTATAGTGCATATAGTTATACAGTTAAGCCGTATAATAGAATTTTAGTTAGAACAGATATTTGTTTAATGATACCAGATAAATGTTATGGACGCATATCGCCTAGATCGGGATTATCGTTAAATTATAATATAGATATAGGAGGAGGCGTTATTGATAGTGATTACAGAGGGGAAATAGGTATCGTGTTTATAAATAATGGATGTAGTGATTTTAACATAAAGGTAGGTGATAGGATAGCACAAATAATATTTGAAAGAGTAGAATATCCTATAATGGAAGAAGTAAAATGTTTGGAAGATACAGAACGTGGAAATAGTGGTTTTGGGTCAAGTGGTATGTAAAGTATAATAAATGAAAAAATAATTCATCTGTATTATATCCATTATTATCAATATGTACAAGAAATATAACTCTAACGTATGCATTAGGAATGTATTATATGTATATCTAAAATATAATACTATAAATAAACTTAGTAGATATGAACGGATGATATACACAAAGATAAAAAATCAATGTGAAGCGATAAAATACAGATATTGTAATGATTTTAATTCTGTTACATGTATTTTAGAATACGATGAAAATAAGTATATAGATAACGTGCATAAAGAAGTTATTAGTATATTGTTATCAGATTCGCGACCTAGTATCAAATTAGCTGCTATTTCGTTATTATCTATAATAATAGATAAACTAATATGTAGAAATATTCGTATAGCTAAATATATAATTGATGATATAATAAATATTATATCAGAAGACGGTATATATATTATATTATTTTTAGATGAATTTGATAAATATACCGATACCCGATGTAGGCGCCGTGGATTAAGTATGATGATAGCGAGCATTGTAACTTACTACTGTTTACGGTATGTATTAAAAATATAAAAATAAATCTTTTTTTTTAAAAATGAACCGTAATATGTGGATAGTGTTATCGTGTGTATTATATATGATTTATATATGTAACGGACGAGATGTATTGTTATATCCACCACATAAGAAAACAAATAAGGTTATAGTAAAATGTAACGGATATACTAATTCTACGTATAGTATCTTATATTGGATGGTAGGTAACAACAATACATTCGTAGAACAACTAAATAGCGATCATTATAAAGAGAAGAAATACAATAGTACTGAAAAAAATGAGCATATGTATAAGTTACGTACCGATCTTATTATATATAATATTACGTCAGAAATGGAGATGACAAAACTAACATGTGTATTATCAGATATATACACACCTATCAAGGCATCTATAATATTAAATAATTTATGGAGTTGTTTAAATACTACACAAGTATGAAATATGAAATATAAAGTATTCAAATAAATAACAATAATGTCAACTATGAATACGTTGGCATTTTGTTATGGATTACCTAACATAAATGATATCACGCAAGGTATAATTTTTGTTAGAAATAACATATTTTACTCATATTTAACAGATTATGCAATGGAAGCGTGTATATTGAATTATATAAATATTAGAGCCGATAAAATAGAAGATCTAAAGAAATCATTAGTTGGAAAAACTATTAGCGTGAGAGTTATTAGAGTTGATGTATTAAAAGGATATATAGATGTTTCAATTGTATAATTTTTTTATCAAAACTGAAGTATAATCTAGACCTTAGAAGATATTTTGTACCATATAAAATGGATCCTGTTTGTTGGATATGTAAAGATGACTACAGTATTGAAAAGAATTATTGTAACTGTAAAAACGAGTATAAAGTTGTACACGATGAATGTATGAAAAAGTGGATACAATACTCAAGGGAACGATCTTGTAAATTATGTAATAAAGAATATAACATCATTAGTGTTAGAAAACCATTCTCACAGTGGGTATTCTCCATTAAAGATTGCAAAAAGTCAGCAATTTTGTACGCTACTCTATTCTTATGTACGTTTATTATATCGCTTGTTTTAACTAGAATTAATATAACAAAAATAATAGATACATCAAAAAATGATGTTTCATTTAAGCTGGTTACGATGGTATTCTACTTATTACCATTTGTCATAACTTGTATATCGTTCATAACGCTGATAGTTTATCTATATAAATATTGTAAGATTTCCGCTAAAAACAACACATACGATACGATTTATGAACTTTAAAGTGAAAATTTAATCTATTTTTATAATAAAACATGCATTTCATATTCATTATATTATCACTATCATTTGTAGTAAATGCCGATGTATTTCCATCGTCGGTTACTTTATCATCTAATGATTTTGATACAATAATTAAATGGGATAATAATGTAATATCATACGATGTAGAATTAATGCAGTACAGTCATGACGAATGGAGAACCGTTTGTACTAATTCTTTAGGATACTGTAATTTAACAAATTCTGATATCGACAATGATGATGAAACATGGGTGAGGTTTAAATATGAAAATAAGACATCTAATGAACATAATATTGGCAGAGTATGTGAGATTGTACAAATAACTTCACCTATTGTTAACATGACAAGAGATGGTTCAATTATACTATTAGATATACATCATCCAATGACATACGATAATCAGTATTATATATATAATAATATAACATTATGTGGATTTGAATTTATTTACGAAGCTACATTTATTATTAATGATACAATTATACCATATAGTATAGACAATCAATATTGTGATGATGTTCATTGTTTATTTTACTTTATATCACAAGAACCCGTTTGTGTGTATGTAATGGGTATGGAACAATATTATGAATTTGGTCCAAAAAAAACAGATAATAGTACTAGAGTGTGTGTAGATGGATTAATTCCAAGAAAAATCGATACATATTTTATTAAAGATTTCGATGATATAGATAGAGTTAATAACAGATTATATAGAGTTGTAAGTGATAAATATGAATCCAATATATCGTCAAAGTTTATGCACTTATATAATAATATATTATCTTCGTTTAAACTAATATTGCAAGAACTTATGGTAAATACTGAACAGTAAATACGTTTATAAAGATAAAGGAATGAATTCGTATATTGTAATAAAAAATTCATTACGTGATTATAGATCTGGAAGAATTATAAGAAAATACATAAGAAAATTAAATAAGGATGAGTATAAGCATTTTTGTGCTGTATTTAGATTAAATGTAGATTTTTCTCAAGATGATAAAAATCCATCTAGAAAAGAAGTAATAAGAATAATAGATGAGGAATTCAATTTTTGTGATCTTAGACTATTTTATGATATCATGACCGTTGTACCTAATCATATGAATGTGGCATCTATTATTTATAGCGAATACGAATATCTTTTAAAAAAATCAAATTATAAAAATAAGAAGATAAATTATACTATATTAGATAAGATTAATAAATATCATAGTATAGATGATATTATATTTATGTATCTTCATTGGAGAAAAAAATATAACAACACATGCGCATGTGGTAAGTTATTTAAGGAACTCATGAAATATGATATATTAGCTACAAAATATATATATAATGATATTATAAATACATACAAAGAGGGAGATACTATATCCATTAACATACGTTTAAAATGTAAAGATGATATAATTAAACATTGTAAGTCTTCTATAGGTATGTTTGCTATATTATCATCGAAAATAATCGACGTAGATTTTGATGTTATATTCTTTTCACAAATAAGTATAAGATATAGACTAATATTCAAAAAATATCTCATACAATCATTATACTTACAATAATAATTGTTTTTTTTTGAAAAATAATCCTAAATCTATCATAACATGAATTCATTATTATTACGATTACATGATTTTTTTAAACATGGAATTATGTGTGATATAAAAATAGTATCCATAGAGAATAATAAAACCATTAGCGCACATAGGTTAATATTATCTATGTACTCTAAGTACTTTTATAATATATTTAATTCAGATTTTATTGATAAAAATAATGATGAAATCTATATATGCGCAGATTATGATATATTGTATATTATATTGGAATTTATGTACACCGGTAATATAGTACTAACAAAGGATAATATAGAATTAGTAATACAAGTCTGTGATTATCTATGTATAGATTCTTTAATAAAAATATGTGAAGAATATATATGCGGTATAATAGATGAAACAAATTGTATACATCTCTTAAACTTTTCAGATACTTACAATCTACAACGATTACGTGAAATGTCAAAATGGTATTTACCAAAAATAATAAATAATAACAAACTGGTAGTAGAATTAGATATAGATGATATGATATTAATTATAAAAGAAATTAAATACATTGCATGTGAATATATAGTTAAAAAAATAATATTAAATTGGATCGATCATAAAGATGAACGAATTATTTATACTAAAAAATTAATGAAACATATCAATGATCAAGACCATTATACATCCTTATCGGATATTGAATTGTACAATAATATACGGGAACGAATATATGATAACAAAGAACACGATGTAGATATATCACATAACTTTATAATAATGGTAGGAGGAAAAAAGATATTTAATATAACCGCATTCAATCCGTTATCGAATAAAAAACATATTATAGACAGATACGATGATATGTTTGGTTGTAAAACTCATTTTAGTGTTGTATACTTAAATAGTATACTATATATTATCGGTGGAAAGAAACGAGGATATTTCACTAAAGAGGTGTTGTCATATAATATAAAAAACAAATTATGGTGTTACGAACCAGAATTAAATTATTTTAGATACGATACATCTGTATGTGTATCAAATGGGATGATATATTCAATTGGTGGAAAAGATACAAATGGATATATGACAAACATCGTAGAATTTTGGAAACCTGAATGGAAATCATGGTATGATGGTCAACATTTGTGTTATCCTAGATGTTATATGTCGTTGGTAGACTATAATAATGAAGTATATACAATAGGTGGATTAAAAACATCAATAACGGATGAATTTAATATAGAAATGATTGTATCAGACGATGCCGTAGAGAAACTGACCGATCATTCATGGATGAAGTTAAAACAATTTCCCATAGCAAAGAGTGGTATATCATCCATAGTATATAACGATTTTATATACTGTATAGGTGGTCGTATAGATACACCACATATAAGTATAGAACACACTAACGATGTTTATATATATTCTTCAAGAGATGATTGTTGGAAATATTTATCAAATACAAATGTAAAAAGATCATTTTGTCTATCGTGTGTTTTTAATAATGAATTATATATAATAGGTGGATATAATACAAACAGTGTAGAAAAGTACAATAAATTAAAAAATACATGGAAGCGTTTAAACGATATTCCTAAGTTTGAAGAATGTGTTAATGAAGCATCGGCAATATATTTGTAGTATCCCTTATAGCGTTCAAAAGAAACAAATCCATAACAGACATCTATATTCTTAATCTATCTATGTCAGATTGTATATTCGTATTTCAGATTCCGTTCATTGTGTATAGTAAACTCGATCAATGGATTTTTGGGAATATACTATGTAAAATAATGTCCGTATTATACTACGTAGGATTCTTTAGTAATATGTTTATAATAACACTTATGAGTATAGATAGATATTTTGCGATCGTTCATCCTATAAAGCGACAACCGTATAGGACGAAACGTATAGGTATCCTTATGTGCTGTTCCGCTTGGTTATTATCCTTGATATTATCTAGTCCCGTATCTAAACTATACGAGAATATTCCTCATATGTCTAAAGATATATACCAATGTACTCTGACGAACGAGAATGACTCCATAATCGCATTCATAAAAAGACTGATGCAAATAGAGATCACTATATTGGGATTCCTGATACCTATAATCATATTCGTATATTGCTATTATAGAATTTTTACTACAGTGGTTAGATTAAGAAATAGACGAAAGTATAAATCTATAAAAATTGTATTAATGATTGTTGTATGTTCTCTAATATGTTGGATTCCGCTCTATATCGTTCTAATGATAGCGACGATTGTTAGCTTATATACATCTAATATATTTAGACATCTGTGCCTCTATCTAAACCTGGCCTATGCGATCACCTTTTCGGAGACTATCTCGTTAGCGCGTTGTTGTATAAATCCAATAATATATACACTGATAGGTGAACATGTTCGATCTCGTATATCTAGCATATGTTCGTGTATATATAGAGACAATACGATTAGGAAAAAACTCTTTTCACGAAAATCTTCTAGCAGTAGCAATATTATTTAGTTGTTATTTTCTTACAAAACACAAGTTATAAATAATCATTACGTAATCATGCTATCGTATATTATTAATCCTTTGCTAAGTATTGTATACTTTATATTAGGAAATGTATCTAAGCTGCTTACATATATACTTATGAAAATAATGATTTTTTTACTTCGTGCGGTGAATCCATACTCTCTGATATCTAACAGAGGTTGGCTGTCGCTGGATAGTATAAATCCCTTTAAAAAGGAAAAGCGTAGGGAGTCTTTTCTATCTAGTCTAAATCCGTTTAGAAAAGAGGAAACAAAGAAAAAAGAAGGTTTCTTTTCTGGTTGGTTCGGATAATCTCTTTTATAATTGAAATAATATTCCAAAAATAAATCATAATGATTACTAAAGCGATTGTGATATTGTCTATTATTACAGCATATGTAGATGCTTCCGCATTCTTAGTATACAATTATACATATACTTTACAAGATGATAATCATCGATATGACTTCGAAGTCACCGATTATTTTAATGATATACTAATAAAACGTTTAAAACTAAATAGCGAGACAGGAAGACCAGAATTAAGAAATGAACCACCAACATGGTTTAATGAGACTAAGATTAGATATTATCCGAAAAATAATTATAATTTTATGTTCTGGCTAAATAGAATGAGTGAAACGCTAGATGAGATAAATAAACTTCCAGAAACGAGTAATCCTTACAAGACTATGTCCTTGACAATTGGATGTACTGATCTAAGACAACTTCAAGTAAATTTCGGTTATGTTACTGTAGGTGGTAATATATGGACACGATTCGACCCCAAGAATAAACGCTTTAGTAAAGTTAGATCACGTACATTTCCAAAGGTAGGAATGTTAACTGTTAAATCACAACACTGGGAACGTGTTATGGAACATCTTGGATCAATGGTAACATTAACATGTCCGTTTACAGCGGATGATTATTATAAAATTTCTAAGGGATATATAGATAAGCCAGTTAAGCCTACTGTTACAGTTACAGGAATTGAAAGAGGAGATAATACTACATTGATATGCACATTTGATAATCATTATCCGTCGTCGGTCGCTGTTAAATGGTATAACATCGAGGACTTTGCTCCGGACTATCGTTATGATCCGTACGTAAATGAATTGCTTCCTGATACGGACTATCTACCGGGTGAACCAGGATATCCGACTATAACTAGGAGATTAGGTGATAAATATTTATTTACATCATCACCTAGGGTTATGGTACCAACTATCATGTCTAATAGAATAGCATGTGTTGGATTTCATAGTACGTTAGAACCAAGCATATATAGATGTGTAAACTGCTCGGGACCTGAGCCTGTTTTACAATACCAGGGAGATAGAAGGAATGACTTGGAGGATGAGGAGGATTAAAGCTTTTCACTTTTTGATGTAATAGATATAACGTATATATTCATTATATTTCCCATCTAATAAATTATGGGTGGGAAATCTGAATGCGAGTGTTCGTTTTTTTTTAATGTGCGCACTTTCCACGTGCACACGTAATGTCTTCTCCGGAATATGGGGATTCGTACGCGGAATAATAGTGTACATTGTAAAGTTCATAGGATTTATAATTTATTTCCTAAAATCATTTTTTCAGCTTCTTATAGATAATCTAGCTCGTATCTTTATGTTATTTATATTCTATGTAGATAGATTATTGAACGTTATTATCACAGGAATTTATAATATGATTATGTTTCCTATGAAGAAATTTATTGCATTTTTATTTGGTAACTTTAACCCGTTTAACGATTACGATATTGTTACAAAGAAAGACGATGATATGATGATATGTGATGTATATAAGGATAAGGATAAGGATAAGGATAAGGATAATAATAACAACGATATCAAAAGCAGTAATAAAACGGATATGAATACATATACGGATCCCGCTTATGATTTTCAAAGGGTGTTGAATTTTATAACGATTCCAAATCCTTTTCGTAAATATACAGAAACGTATAAATCATGTAGTAAATAAGTAAAAAAATAAAAAAAAAATATCCATTGTTTTGAGGGTTGAGTAAGTACACTCACTCACTTTCAATCATTACGATGGAAACAAATTACATCTATAGAAACGACTTCTTAGACAATGATGATATTACCACGGCTTTATTAGATTATTTATATTGGTCGTGTTTGTCTTATAGACATAGAGATCCTGCGGGAAAACTATTTGCCGTGTTTGAATCGTTTAAACGCGATGCGGAATTTGTCTTTGGAGAAAATATTATCGGATTTGTAAAATATATGTTCTTAGATTCTATACATGGATTTGCTCATTCCAAATCCATGATATCGACGATGCTAAAAAAGGAAAATTATATAAGAGAATCATGTGCTGTCGTTGGTCTATTAGCAAGAGCCGCATCCTATTGGGGTGGTGACGAACGTCCTACAAGCGCCTCTACTAAAGTGCTATTATTATTAAAGGAATTATTGACGGATAACGAGTTGAAGTTTGTTAAGACAGCGGCCATTGTTAGATTAAAAAAATATGGTTAAAGGATACAGGTATTTCTCCGTTCAAAAAGTATGTTGGATTAAAAAAATATGGTTATAGGGGATTAAGGATACAGGTATTTCTCCGTTCAAAAAGTATGCGTTTGTTTTTATTCTCAAAAAACATGACTATAAGGGATTAGGTTACACTTTTTTTTACCGTTTATAAATTATTATTTTTAATAAAAATAATAGATGATTATATTTATCTATACCTAAGGTAAGTAAATTAACATCTTTATTTTATAAAATAATAATTTATAAACGGTAAAAAAAAGTGTAACCT